CATAATAGCATGGCCCCTGCGATGGGAGCATGGGAAGTAAAAGGATATGTCCAGTATATGGGCAACGATGATTATACCTATCGCAGCATGGAACCATACAGTGCAATAAACAAGTACCATCCTATATTGAAGCATTGGGAACGATCTGGTATTGAGGATGGTAATTCTGATGTCGTTGAGGAAAATCTTAACGATTCGAAAATACAAGCACATCGCGAAGGAAGTACGATGTGGTTAGACTATTTTGAAGTACCACAACGTGGCATTGGACTCGGTACTAGAGAATATCAGCGATGGGAGCAAAATCTCCCAGCCGACATAAAAACGATAAGATTGCATGCTAGTGATGTAGGATACGGACCTTCGCACGGATTTTGGGATCAGATGGGGTTTGACTACGAATCCCCAGATGATGACAATTATATGATCAAACGTATCGATCGCAATCGTACCAATAGAGTCAACGAAAACTTCGCCGATGGCAAGGGTCCCGGTAAGCCTGGTGACAGCCAGCGCCACGGAATCCCAAAAAATGCCACCATGGCCCAGTTACAAAAAGCAGCCAAGGCCCCTGGACGTAAAGGTCAGCTAGCACGCTGGCAGATCAACATGCGTCACGGCCACAGCAAAAAGTAAATCACACCATTAAACCAACGGTAAATATCATCATGAGATACGCAGATATTAATATTGAACAGATAAGAACACAAGGGCTAGAAGCATATGCTAACGGGCAGGAATTGGATTCCTGTATCTATCGCCCGGACAGCCTGGCCGAAAGCGCTTGGATTGACGGATGGCAGGAAGGATTTTACAACACCTTGAATGAATCCAGCAAGGTGTTGGATGAACAATATGATGACGATGACCGGTTTTTCCTGCGTTATGGGTGGATCGAGGATGGCAGGGACACCGTGGAAGAAGCGGTATATGCCGGTAGAACGGTGCCACTGCGCAAGGTGATGAAAGGCGACTCAAAGCGCCATAAGGTATACGTCAACAGCGGTCGCAAGGACAAGGAAGGACATGTAATAGCCAAAAAGGTCGAATTTGGTAGTCCACATGGGAGCAAGCTACGCATCAGGAAAGGCAGTGCATCAAGAAGGAAAAGCTTTGCGGCCAGGCATCATTGCGCAACCGCCAAAGATCCCAAAACAGCCCGCTACTGGAGTTGCAGAGCTCCTAGCAGCAGTGCCAAGGGCGGGTATTGGTGACCCTTTTCAAGAGTCTGAAGAGCACATACAAGTTCAAATCAACACCTTGGAAACACAACAAGGTCTTATCAAGACCACTGTTGAAAACCGAACTGATCAATAAGGTACAGGATTATTGGCATAGCGTAGAGCATCATGCTTGGCCCGATGCTCCCTATTACACGGGCACCGGCCTGCATTACAACAAGCGATGTGAGTTGAAACCGGTCACGAAACAACTTTGTGGTAATCATGGTAACAGGTTGGATTATCAGGATACACTGTCGTATGATCAACTGATACCGCAGGATCTATTGGGAGATCTGGGGGATTTCCCCTTGGTTAGGTGCAAGATTGGCTGTTTGGATGGAAGAGAATTAACCAATCATAATGTCAACAGCTGGCACAGGGATGAAACACCGTTTGAGGTTTTGCGGGTTATAGTGCCCATTACCAGCAGCGAATCCTATCGGTTCCAGATGGAAAACCAACCAGATATATGTTTAGAACCTGGAAACATTTATGCGTTCGATCAAAGCACATATCATCGGGTTTTCACCACCGTATCAAGTCCAACACCTAGGATACATCTCATTTTGAGTTTCGTGACCTGGTTTGACACAGCCGATGGTATATGGATACCTAACGACCACTGTGGGCGCAGGCATCCTCTGGCATTGTTTGATGCTGTTAACTTATGACCGATACAACACGGATAGAATGTCATCAACCGTATTGCTGATAAGATGATTGCCGCATACATGCTCGTATGCGGCCCTGATATCAAACTGATTTCTATTGAAACCTTGTAGCAAAAGTTCCAATTGAGAATCATTTGTGTAGGTTTTACCAAATTTTTCCAGTGTTTTAGCGCCAGCTATGTTCCTGGCTATCCACGGTGTTTGGTTTAGCATTGCTTCCAGCAATACAAGGCCAAATCCTTCCTGATAGCTGTGCATGACAAGACAATCGGCATCATATATCGCACTAAGCACTTCTGTCCGATCATCGAGCAAAAATGGCTTTACAACATCAGTTTCCGGCGGCATCAGATCCATGCGATTATCATAACCAGTTGTTACCAACACTGAATTTGCAGGCCTGCACTGATCAAATACAGCAGCAAGTTCTCGCATGGCTTTGTTTGGCCAATATCCTCCGCAACTCAAAAACATTGTGCCTGATATTCCGTATTTTTCCTTAAATCCGGGCTTGCCGATGCAATCCTGCCAGGTTATTCCGTGCCGAATCTGTATGGCTTTATTAACAACTCCGTGGCGTTGGCAATGTATCCAATCTTGTTCGGTGCTACAGCCGATGTATGAACAGTCTTGCAATGCTTGCAGGCACACATTGCTGTTGCTGGGTAGCACTAAAAGATACAATATGGGACTTTTTATCTGCTTGGCATGCGTTAGCACAAAATTTTGGATGGCAACATCGCCGCCATGTACAACGATAAGGTCCCATGCATGTCCTAATATGGTTGCATCATGTGTAACCATTACGTTATTCATGTTACCCTTATGTTCTCCTGCAAATACCGCTGCTTGGTGGCCTCTGCGTGCGCATTCCTCTGCCATGCCTTGCACATAGATTTCAGACCCTCCAGGATATCCATAGCGATGTACAACAAATAATAGCTTCATTAGATCATTTCCATTTTGTTTCGCTGCGGTCTATGTCGTACCAAAAGTTTCCTACAGCACCCGTTCCTGACAATCCTGCGATGGCGATACCAGCGTCTTGCCATATCTTGGTTTGTATTATTTCAGGTATCCGTACATGATGCAGTTGCCCATGTTCTGTGTACTCCTGTGCTTGATAGCGCAGGTTCCAGAAAGTATTATTTGCTTGATCAACCAAATCTGTTGGACCAAGATAAAAATTATCAACCATTCGTGGTTGTGTTATATGATCATCAATTACAGGATTGTACCCTTGATTAGCACAAAGTATTGCGCGTGTATCAAGCGCATGCTGGCATCGTTGGATGTCTAATTTTTCAAAGAATACATTGTCGCTACGTGCTTGTATTACCACGTCATATTTTGTATTGGTAGCCGTTTCCCAGGATTTTCGAAGCTGGCTTGATTTATAAAACTTGTAGCTCATACTTGGCATATTTTTATGCACATTAAAATGAAACAAATCGTCAAGATAAGGTCGTAGTAAACTTTGTTCTTCAATTTCAACTAATTTTGGCAGCAAACATTGTTTATAATAAGACAACGTTGCTAGGTGTTCTGGTTGCCAAAAACTAAAAAAAACATCAGGCTGCAACGGCTCTATTATTGCGCCTATTAAACTAGCTAAACTATCTTGGGTAAATCGCAATCTGCCGCTTATTTGTAATGCTATTTTCACCATACAAACCTTTGTCTATGGTAGTTAACAATGTTAGGTAATTCTTCGTCAAACTGTTTGGTATTTGACCATCCCACTAATCGCAATTTACTATCGTCTATACTATATCTAACATCTTGTCCGGGCCTTTTTACTGAAAAATCGACATAATTATTATAATTAGTAGAATCTATATTCATGCATGACAGCATTTTTTTAAAGATATTAAGGTTTGTATCTTCGTAATTACCGGATATATTGTATACCTCATTTAATTGACCGTGTTCTATTAAAAAAATCACAGCGTTTGCAGTATCTTGTGCATGCAGCCACGTTCTTCTTGGGGTACCATTTTCGTGTAAAGGTACACATTTACCAAGTGACAAATATTGTATGCTTTTTGGAATAAACTTTTCTATGTACTGACCTATGCCATAATTGTTACTTGGACGCACAATTATGTATGGAACATTATATGTTCTGTTCCATGCCATTACCAGCATGTCTGCAGATGCCTTTGTAGCGGCATACGGGTTACTAGGTTTCATAAGTTGAGTTTCTGTGAAGCTGCCTGACTCAGTGTCCCCGTAAACTTCGTCTGTGCTAAATTGCACCAGTGTTGGCATTTTAAATCTACTTTTTGTTTGTATTAGTCGCAACAGGTTGTGAACACCGTCTACGTTGCTGCGAATAAACTCTACATTATTAACAATACTGTTATCTACGTGAGTCTCGGCAGCAGCATTAATAATGTAATCGCAGTCGTATAAAAAATTGAGATCATTGATGTTTTTACATTGATATGTAAAGTTTTTGTATTGATTAAACTCGTCTAACAATTTAACATTTGCAGCATATGTTTGACAATCGATGCCCATAACATGCCAACCCTTCTCAAGGCAGGTACGTGTAACATACCCACCTATAAACCCCAAGCATCCAGTTACATATACCGCTTTTGTACTCATGTTTTCCTCGTAAGATTCAAATATGCAGGTGTGGTACTAAACAAAAACTCAGCCCACTGTTCTTCAAGTTCTTTTATATCAGTCGGTTTATACGGTTTAATATTTGGCAACGCTTGCAGAACTTGTATGTCGTCGTGCGCCCAATGGCTTATTCCATCGTGTGAGTAATCTTTATCGCGGCCGCTACCTATAAGTTTTATTGGGATATTTTCGTAGTTGACATAGTTACGCAACATTTCAAAAGGTCGATACAGTAAAAAACTACTCATACTGTAACACACAGGTATTTTGCCAGATTCTGAAAGTCCTATTGCTGCACCTATCATTAATTGCTCGGCTGCTCCTACGTTCCAAAATCTATCTAGATATGTATCTTTTATACGATCAAGAATACCAAATCCGAGATCAGCAGTTATTACCACTATGTTTTGATTTTCCGCCATTGAGTCAAACAGCAGATTTGCGCATTCTTTTCTCATAGTGTGTTATAGTCCTCTGGTTTCATTACATAATAATGTGTTAACAAGCCTTGTGCAAATGTAAATGATTTTGGTTCAGACAACCGTATATGAATACGTGGTAAAAATGACACCAACCGTTTTACCAAGTAGTCGGTGTCTAGGTACTCGTATGCACTCATTCCATTGATATTTGCAAACACATGTAAGTTAGTAAGCTTTGCAGTGTGTATGAATCTGAGACTTTCCCAAATACTACCTTCTGCTGCTTCGCCGTCACTTATCATACAGTAAACGTTTTTACTGCGGTTAGCTATCGCATAGCCGACTGCAATAGGAAGCCCACTTCCTAGACTACCTGTTGAACACCACAATTGATTTTCTAAATCCTTGCCAGGGTGTATACCATGCTTATGCAGCAGCATTATAGGGTCTATTCCATATCTTGCCTCAAGCTCGCAGTAGAGCGCCAACCCTGCATGTCCGTTGCTGAGGATGAATACTTCGTCTTCAGCTTTTTTATTGTATATTTCATTTATAATGGGCCACGCACTCAAACAGCTGCTAAGATGGCTTAATTTTTCTTGATACGTTATATCAAGTATTCTTCGTTCAGTTGGATGCATGTTACGTCCTGTAGGCATAGATACAATCGTATCTGTGTTTGTATGCATTATAGCCGTTACTGGTTAGTATTTGCATTATGTGGTCTCGATTACGATTCAAACTAACTTCGGGGTGCATTGTAGGATCGGTTGCATGTACTTCAATACTCCAAACCGATACGGTGTCTTTTACAGCGGCAATTGTTTCGTATGTAAGCGCAGCCATTTCTGACCCTTCGATATCGCATTTTACAAAATCGACTTTGTCAAGACCTAAATCTAAAATAAGAGTTTTGAGAGTTTTGCCTTGAACTGTTGTTTTGATTCCATACTGATTAACAGTACTATTCATCGTACTATTTTCATTGCTTATGTAAAAATCAATAGGTTCGTCTTTTGAATGCAACGCAACGTTGATAGGATGAATATTGTTATAGTCTTTTGTCATTTCTTTTAAGATGGCAAAATGACTAGGTGTTGGCTCTACAGCATACACAGCACTGGCTTTATCTTGAATATACAGCGAAAACAGTCCAATGTTTCCGCCAATATCTAGGATGGTTAAATTCTCCCAGCCATTGAAAAATTCATCATAAAACCTATCATTGTTGAACATATTAAGCACAACATCTGCATAATTGGCTGGATTATCAAAGTGATTTGTTATGCGTTGATCGTTAGTGTCAATTGTAACAACACCCTTGTTTGAAGTTACAAGCTGGCGAAAGAGATTCATTTTTAATCCTTATTATATTGAGCAGTTGCAAGAAACTCTCTAACCCCTGCTTCTAAACTATAGTTGCATTCGAACCCATATGCGTTGCGTGCATAGGTTGTATCACACTTCCAAATTTCAGATTCAAAGTGCTTTGCCATGCCAGGCACATGGGTAACAGGCGCAGACTTTCCGGCTACGATTTTAAACATTTCAAGAACTTCTACATTACTGTATTGTATGCCAGATCCGAAATTTATAATGTCACCTAATTTGTCGTTGGTAGTGTTTACCAGTGTGTCTATTCCGCGAACAAAATCGTCTATGTAAATAAAATCGTGTTCGCCGTCAAACAATTTCATAGGCACTCCAAGTTGAAAAGCTTTCCATAATCTTGGAAACAGTCTGTGATGTTTTTCATACCGTCCATATACACTGTATGGCCTTGCAATTTTAATATCTAAACCGTATGTTCTTGCGTATCCTTGGCAGAGAAGTGTTGCCATTCCTTTTGTAGCTTGATACATGTCTATTGGATTTATTCTGTCAGTTTCGGTACTTGGCCTCAGCATAGGACCATATTCTGAACTAGAACCAATTTGTATCATTTTTATAGCTGGATTGGTTTTTACAAATTCTAAACAACCACCTGTAATAAAAACGTTTGACTCGATCATTAACAACGGATCATATATTTCTGCTGCACAATTTATTATTACATCGGGTTTAGACTTTAACAACAACCCATATAAATTACCCCCTCGTTTATGTGTTACAACACTTTGATTTTTGTAATATTCAACTAAGTTTCTGCCAATGAATCCAGTAGCACCTGTGATAAAGATTTTCATAGTTTTAATTTAGCTTCCATTCGCTCTTTGCCACCGTTTGAATACCAAAAAACGTAGTTAACCATGTACATTTGATAGCGGTTTGGTTGCAAACTAACAAAGTTTTCATCTTCAAACTTATCTGAGTACAATTTTACACGAGGATCCTCGGTTCCTGCAAAATACACAGCGTAGCAATATTCACCGGTTCCTGGAACTTCAACAAATTCGGCAGATTTGTACTCTAATCCTTGTTCGTTAAACCAGTCGAAATGCAGTTTTAAAATATCTTCTGCAGGTTTTTGTCCTGTGCCTTTAGGCTCAAAATGAATGAAAAGCATGTCTCTCTTTTCATTATACATCACATCGTCGACTGTAGTTGCAGCAGTCATTATACAATAACTTCTGGCAGTATTTGATTAAAAAGTGCCATACGTACATGCATAGGATGATCTGGACAGTGAATTAGAAAATCACCTTTGTGCCATTGTCCGCTAAAGCCCATACTGTCTAAATTATTTTTTGCACCTTTGTTTTTGTAAAGTGGATAATGATATGCATTGAGATATCTCTGTGGCAGTACCTTTACTACATGTCTATAATCAGCATATGATTCCATCATTACTCCTTGCTCGTAATACGGATGACGGCTGTATTGTGGCTGCTTGTCCATTATCATTTGCAACCATGCTCTGCCTGCTGTATCGTTACGGACTACAAAGCTATCTGCTTGTATACCATTAAAGTCGGTAGAAATAGCAACTGAATACCCATCATACAGGAACTCTGATAATGGAATATGCCAGTTTGTAATCATGGTGTCTGTGCCACTAAAGTGCAAAACTTCATAGTCACTGTTGTTCATGATCTCCAACAAATATGCAATTTTTTCCCATCCTATTATTGGTTGGCGGAAATTATCAGTTTTGGCTAATGCTCCGTAACCGTGTTTTTGAGCATATAGTACTCGATTTTGATTCCATGTTAGATCCGCTAAAACTTTATAGTTGTTGTCGTGTGTTGTTACAACCGCAGCTTTCATGCAATGCCTCCTGTATTTTGTTTCCAAATTGTTAAGTTTATCTTCAGCTGTTCACATTCTGCAAGGTCGTTGCTGTTGCCTAAAAACTCATCACGAGTATAACTCCAACTGGTGTTCATTGCAAAGTAATGTCCAAAAGCTATTTCTCCTGTTTTGACATGTGGACCAAACGTTTTATGTAAATGCCATTGATAATGCATATTTCTCTGAGGATTTAACAACCACTTGACACCAATGCCTCTGCCGTTACCATTTGTAGTATGCCAGTAATTTGAAAAATCTCTGTTGTCGACCGGAACAGTTTTAGCTATTACACCTGTATAACTGTCTACTGGTTCAATCCATATTCCATCGTACAGCAACACCGAATGTTCACCGTTGGCACAGTAGTCAGCTACGCTGTCCAATGTTGAATTCTTTACAATTAATAGCTCATCGGTGTCTGCGTTTATTGCAAGCCTAGCACAATGTAGGTATCGCCATTTAGCATGTTCAAGCATGACATATTGGCTAAAATCGCTATCCCAAGGAAGATAGGTACCAGTTTTACCGTGCCATTCCCATAACCCGCCGCCCATTACACCAAACGGGACATCATAGTCTACCACCTTTATGGTCATGTCTATTCGGGCTAACGCCTGTTGCAACTCGCTGCTGGTATACATGGTACTGCGATTATTATACAGCAATAAACCATCAATATTGTGTACAGTTTTATGATAGTCAATCCACTGTTTTAACCACGAAATTGGATGATCTTTGCTGATAGTAACAATAACCTTTTTGTTATGGAAGTCGTTACTAGCATAATTGACATTAAAAATATGCCTATTAAATGGAGTTTCTAGCACAAACTGACTAATCCATCCGTGCGTTGTTACGCGAATAACGCAAGCCCTATCTATCTCGCTATACTGCCAAGTTAGTTCTTGCGATTGCATATCCATAAATTTACAATTGGCATTTAACCATTGGGCTGTTGCATACAGCGGCGGGCCGATCAGCAACAGTGTGTCTGGCGCAACTTGTATTGCATCGTTCCATACAGTGTCGAAGTCGTAATGTTTGTCAAAGTCTAGAACCTGCAACTGAGGAGGACGTGCCGGGGTTCTTTTAAATCCCCATGCGTCTGGATACTCGAACTTGGTTAATTGTTCACTCATCGCTTACTCCGTATTTGGTTTTAAGATGGCGCATTATCATGTGATACGTCATTTCGTTTGTTACATCGCTGTTAAACGGATTTTCTCCCTTCCATCTAAACTTTGCAATATTGCGATGATTAAACAATTCATTACCGTTGCGATCACGCTGCACCATTACTGTGCCGCCGCCATACTTGTGCCAGGGATTTTGAACGCCTTTATGAAAGGGTCCATACGGCATAAAGCCATACGGCACGTGCTCGCTTGCATGATAGTTAAATCTAGAATGATAACCGTTGGTTTTTTGTGCAACATACTGCCATGCCATTCTCCAACATTCTGCATCTCCACCAAAATTATAGTAGATTTCGCAGTTCTCGGTAAAATGCAGCATCATCGATAGCTGTGTCCACACTACAGGTTTGTTTACTAAAAATTGACCACTTTCAAACGGCTCGCCGTCATTTGGCTCAACATCGAAAATTTGCCACATTTGACCGCCGTCATGGTATTGATTAGCTCTGTCTATGCTGTAAACGTCTCTCCAGAATAAACTGCCTTTGAGTTTATATTCCGCATCATCAAACAAATCGAGAAAATTACGTATTGGAAAATTATCGCCATCGACCCAAAAATTCTCCGCGTATGCACTTTCAATTACTGCATGTACTTTGGTGCTCCATCCTTTTGAATTTCCCCAACGATCTTGAAAGTCTTTTGCACGGGCTTTGATAACTTTAAATTCAATTCTTCCGGGCCACACATTGCCAAGTTCTACTATTTCGTTACTGTCTAGCTCGCCATCTCTGTAAAATACTTCGATTGGCAAGTTGCATTCTAAACGTTGTAGCTCTTTCAGTAATATAAACATACCAGGTATTTCTGCACGATAGCAACTTGTAACAATACTGCGACCCTGTTGATATTGTGGCATTGGTACAGGCGAGTTTAAAACATACGTTTTAGCTTGATTGATTTTGTCTATGTTTATTTCCATATTATGCGTATCTCTTTTCTATTTCAGTTTTCCAAACTGGTATTCTGTCCCATTGATGCAGTATTGCATGTGGGGTTCCTGTGCTGGTAGTTGCCATACTACCATTCCACTGCGGTTCGGGTTCAATAAGATTTGGCCGAAATGCAGCAATCTTTGCCGGGTCTGCTGTTGTTCCTGCTTGGCAAGTCCAGCCACTCTCACTGTAGGCCTTGAGAGTGATGTTTGACCATGCTTTGGTATTGAGCAGTAGATTATACGCCGCTTGATCGGGATTTGGTCGACCTCCGGCTTTGCAAGTAAGCCATATATTGAGCCACAAGTCGCGAAGTGCTTCTACACGTCCGGCTTGTACACCGCAATTCCATATCGGCTGATCTTTAATTTGATTCCAGACCATAGGATAACTGCCTTGCATGTTGTCGGCACCCCACGGCTCGTCTTTGTAACGCAAACTTTCGCAACTGGCTATTATTTCACAGTTTGCAATGTTGTTTTCAATCCATGTACTGGGATTGGTTTGAAAGACAACATCTTTTACATCGGTTGATATTACATATCTATATGTATTTGAAGGTAACTGATTAAGGTAATACCAAAGATGATAAAATCTCTGCACCACTATAACCAAGTGGTTTGTCCAAATATAGTTGCCAGTAACTGGGTTACGATCAAATGCCCATACTTTAAATCCAAGATCAACAAGTTTCTGTACAGTTTGTTGATCGCTGTTATAGACTATCATAGCTTTGTCACCGGTGAATCCCGACTTTTCAATGCTATTAACCCAGTACTTTATTTGATCCCAGTTATAGTTTGTGTATGCCCCGATGATGAGGTCTTTTGTTGGCAATTGATCCATTATAGATCAATTATATTATGTATTGGTTACAGGTTGCAATTTACACCGAGGGGTTGTGCTATACCCATTTCGCACATCATCTTAAAAATCTGTTTGCTATTTTGTGAAGACAGCAACGAGGATAATAGACGTTTTGTTTTGTCTTCATCTTTCACTTTTGAAACTTTTTTTGCATTAGCTTCGTTGATTGTTTTATCAGTTGCTAACCATTTTGGCTGGTCAAAATACGACAACGCTTTAAACCATCTCAGTATTGTAAATGGATCGTCATTTATTTTTTCTTGAACTCCTGGACAATATTTGACCAAGCTGCGGCGTAGATCTTGTTGTCCATTTTGATAGTCGTATAAAACTCCGTGCATATCAACACTCATGCTGTTGATAGTTAGATCTCTGCGCAGACTATCTAATCGCCAGCTATCGGAACGTGTAATTTTTATTTTATTATTAACTACATGCATTTTGTAACTTATACTTGTTATATCAATTTTATCGGCACCAAATACCGCTTTAATTGTGCCATGCTGTATACCGCTCGCATCGTATTCGATACCCTCTAAATCAAAAATAAAAATTAATTCGGCTGGTTCTGCATCCGTTGCAAAATCTACGTCACGTGGAGCCTTGCCCAATAAGAAATCTCGCACAGCACCGCCCACTACTCTGATATCAAACCCATATTTTTGTATAGTTGCTATAACCTTTTTAATGTCGGGAGTGAACACTTTTGAAAAAGTCTCTATATTAACAGAGCCTTCTAATTCAAATAAATTTTGAGAAAACAATGTCATAGTGCTATTGTCCAATAACCTGGTAGATATTTTGATGAAACAACTGGTGCCCAGTATCCCTCGTTCCACGTGTATATTCTATTAGAAGTTTGATTAAGTACATACTGAGTTGTATGCTCGTTTGCTACTGCGTTCCATGATACAGTCCATTCGGTACCATTAAACGCAATTATATCATTTGTAGTACCTCTACTGTAAAAGTTAACGGGAGCAAACTCGCTGTTGTCTGCAGTAAGATTGCTGTTGAGAGGGTCGACTGCGTTTGTTATTTGTATGGTTGTGTTGCTTACACTTAATACTGTAGAGTTTGGTGGTATGCCTACGTTGCCGCTTACAACTAACTGGCCGGCTTCAATTGCATTATTAAAACTATTTAACTGTATAAAAGTATTGCCAGCTGTCCAAATACCAGGTTGGACAGCTACAGGAGTTGAGCTGGCAATTGAGACATTACCCCAAGCAGCACTTACTGCAGGTATGCTTTCTGTTAACAAGTATCGCTGCCCAACTGATGCAGATGGTAAGTTAATCCCTGGACCACTAGCAGTAGGATCAATAATGGCATTAATAGGTGCAATTGTTACCACTGGCAAGCTTTGTGGGTCGGGTGTCCAATACAATATATTTTGATTAATACTGTCAATTTCTATCCACCCTACTATATCTGTGTTTGTTTGCGTAAGGTCGTTTACTGTTTTTAAACGTATTTGGCTGGCATTTGCACCATATTGACTGTAGGGTTTAACAGTCCCATATAAAGTCAAGAATCGCCACCATGCTAGATTGCCGCCTGGATATGTTGTAGCAACAAGGCCTAGTGCCGATAGACTACCTGGCACAATATCGGCAAACGTATTGTTGCCTCCTGTTGTATTGATAAATTGAATAGATGTTAAATTGTACACCACACAATTTAACTCAGTACCAACAATACAACTCCTTATGTCGTTTACAGCACTGTTAATATCTGTGTGAGATATGGTAATTTCTATGCCATTCCAAAGAAAAACCATTCCTTGGAATAACGCAGGCAGTTCAGCAGCAAACGTAACAGTTGGTACCATTTCTGGGTCTGCCGTTGACCCGTTTTGTTGACACAAATTAATCGCAAACGTTGAAGCGTTAAACGGCGAAACTAAGATGACAGCATTACCAGGCGTTGTAACAGTTCTAGATAAAAACTCATAATCTGTCCACTCCATTGCATTTGGAGCTTTGGATCCTTGCACTATATTTGTAATTATTTCCTCTATTATATTCTGACGTTGTACTTTTGCAGGAGGGTTAATCCATATAGGAAGCTTGAAATTTATAGTAGCCACATCTATAGGATTGTCTGTACCTACTGGTATGGTGCGGGAACTCCAATTGATGTTGTCCATCATTTCAATATAGGACAACACTGTCCAGTCAATTGGGTTTGTTGATGTTTGAATATTAATGGTTGGATTATACAGTACCATTATTTGTTCAAGTAACTGTTCTTTTATATCTTCGTTATTTGTCCATATGTCCACTTGCATGGTAAGGTCATACGGAACTGGCATATATCGGTCGACGTTATAACGATTGCCGACTTGGTTTGTATACTTGCCGGCCTGCTCGTCATACATGCGCTCGTTTACTTGCACAGACCCTGTAAAGTATGGATCTTGTCTTCTTGTAGGCGACATTGACAGTGCACTGATATAACACGTGACAAACGGCACAGTGAGAACCTTGTTCTCACTGTTACCTCTTACTATGGTAGCAGCAACACGGCTAGGATCACCATATCTACAAGGAACTTTTAATAATTCTTCAGTGTCGTTTGGGCCTCCACGACCTGTCTTGACAGAAAACCCGCTGAATGCTCTGACGAACTGAAGTCTATATTGTCGTAGTTGTGCAGAAAACCAATATTGCATAAAATATACCTTTCTTGTGTATATTTATTGCAATATTGGCTTATTAATTCTACAGATGTTATGCGCCTAGAACTTGCAGCGCTCTATGATATCTTTCCATGCGATTTTCAAGTCCGATGGTGCCACCGTTAATACGCTTTGTAATGGTCATCATGTCTTGATTATCGGCAAATTCATTTAAATTTCTACTATTCCAGTACCAGCATGCGCTGCGTATAGCACCATCTTGCTCGCAAAGCAATTCTGGGTTCTCAATCAATCTTGCATCACCATACAGTGCATTTGAGCAATGGAAATAGTTCTCTTTACCAGTAATTTGTACTAGTCCTCGGCCATGATACTTCCAACCTTCTTGGGTTTCTTCTGGTCCATTTCCCATTCTGCCACCATAAACACGGCTGGCAATTTTTTCTGGTTTACGTTGGTATTCAAGCGCCATCTCATCTGTTGGAAAATAGTGAGGAAACACGCCGCGCAATCCTTTAGCACTGTAGTTTAAGTTTTCTTCAATTTCTCGAAGGTCTCCACTCTCATGTCCCATCTGGGCTAACCATGCTGCAACACGAAGCACAGATGTCACTTGGTAATCAGGTAAAACATCGCAAATTGGTTGATACCACTCACCAATTTTAGGGTTTGGCATGCACGCTGCCAGATGTTCTGGCGTAAAATTAAACTCGAAGCTCATGTCGATCCATCCTTATACTATATCGGGGTCTAGTCTTGGTTTTAGTGCAGTACGAAGATTTTGTTGTTCTGGTACTTGTACACCATTTTGTAGGGTTGTTATTGTTTTGTTATTTATAAAGCTTACAAGTCCTTGACTGGCAGGTAACCATTGATTACGGAAATCAGTTTGCACTCTATACCAGATACTCTTATCATACTGAAACAGTTGTGCAGGCGCCCAATCTGTACGTAAAAAATAATCGCCGTTTAACGGAGCGTCTGGCCAAGTAGTTCCGCAGTTAACTGGTTTGCTGCCGTTAGGGGGTATACCATCGCCTGTCCATATGTCGTTGTCACCAATTATTCTGCTTCCAACTAGATTTGGATTTTGTCCTGGCATGATGTAAAATTGTTGAGTTTGGAAATAATAGAACGGAACTTCTGCTTGGGCTGCTGCTGCAATTGCATCGCTGATTTGATTTTCGGCATTTCTTGTACTTAGAGCATCCCCGACAGTTGCTATACCTCCATTACCATCAAGAGCAGGTACAGGATCTCCACTAGCATCCAACAACGGCGATTGCATAATATCTCTAAATTCCGAACTGTCGGTTATAGGATTGCATTTTACACGCCACAAATGCGGCCACCAAGTTGGACTGTAACCTTCTGCTGGTTTAGTACCATCTTCTACCACGTAATACCGATTGATAGCAGCATCCGACCCCAACACAGAATCGTCTCGCTGATGCAAAATCTCTATGACGTCGCCGCTCATCAGTTTACGACCAATCATATCTAGCATTTTGTTAAGATGGAATGTAATGAATATAGTGTCGTTACTGAGAAAAAGCCCAAACTGCCTTAGGTCAAATTCGAGATCACCTACTTGGTAATGACCTTTCATGCTGTAGACGTTAGGGTCGTACTTGCGGTCCCTATTCTCCATGTTTAATACGTCTTGTATGGTGGTGGTTGGATCTGGTGCACCCGAAGTACTGATGTCAAGAGGCAGTGTATCATTTGTTCCAGGATCTTGTTGATAAACACCTATTGTTTTATGAATATAAAACTCAGTACCACCAACACTGTACATTTCGGCAATAACTCTATCAAAAAATTTAAAGTCATTGGTCCTAACTGCTTGACCTTTCCAAAGACTTAATGGTGGCATGTGAATAACCTTGTTCTGTTTGCTTTTATTTAGTGTTAAGGTAGACGCAACCCATAAATAGTTAATATAGGAAGACACACATGGCAACACCGTTAAGACAACAAATTATCGATCAAATGCGACTTATGATGGGTGGCGGAATGGTTGATATCGAGCTTGATCCTGTTCATTATGAAAACGCAATGACCCTTGCATTTGATCGATACCGACAACGTGCAGGCAATAGTTCTGAAGAATCCTACTATTTCCTTCATATTTTATACGAAACAAATCAGTATACACTTCCAGACGAAATCGTTCAGGTGCGCGGAATTTATCGCAGAGGCTTAGGTGAAACACAAGGTGGCACATACTTGGATCCATTCTCGCTTGCCTATACAAATTTATATCTATTACAAGCCGGCGCTGGCGGCGGTTATTCTGCAGGATTGTTAACGTATGAGTTGTTTAACGAATATCTAAAGCAGGCCGGACGCATGTTCGGTGCTTATATTAACTATACCTTTAATCCAGTGACAAAAGTTCTACAGCTTGTTCGCAAACCAACTGGAGGAGAAACAGTTGTTCTTTGGTGTCAACGTATACGTGTTGACGACGAACTACTTCAAGATCCGTTTATTAGACCTTGGATAAGATCATACGCCTTAACTTGGTGTAAAACACAACTTGGCGAGGCCTATAGCAAGTTTAATACCATAGTCGGACCGGGCGGCGGCACAACCTTAAAAGGTGCTGAAATCAAGCAAGAAGCTATAGCAGAGCGCGAAGCTTTGGAGCGAGAACTTGATTTGTATATAGACGAAAGCAGCCCACCGCTTATTGTTATTGGTTGACCTTATACAATTTTTGTGTTATTTTCGCAAAAATTAGCTCACAACGCCGAGGAACAATTATGACAGAGTTAGCAGTATACGTGCTGGTTCGGGACTTGATCAGCATGAATCCAGGAAAAGCGATGGCCCAAGTACACCATGCTGGTGTCCAAATGATGGGAAGATACGCTAGCCATCCGTTGGTTAATGAATACATTGACGCAGGCATGACGTCAGGTGCCAGTTGGTTCAACACCACGTTGGTATTACGTGTAGGGGATGGAATCATCGGAGATATTGTTATGAAACTAACGGGTCTGCCCAATGTACTATGCGGATCGGTAGTTGATCCGAGCTATCCATTTGCAGCTGATTCAGAAATGGCAACCTTGTTAGAACGTGATCCTCGAATTACTCGTGTAAAAACACTTGATAATGGCATGGTGTTGCTTACTCGAGAAGAACTTACATGTGCTTGGTTCTTAGGCGACCGTAACGATCCAAACTTTTGTAATCTATTTTCGGGATTTCCACTTCATCCATAAACTGAAAAAATAGCTTTAATCCCTTCGTCGGTTATGTCTCGGCTACCAATGCCGGCGTATCTGCCGTGGGGAACAGGCGGTTTATCAATTATCTGCCATGTTTCCCACCATTGCATCCATTTGTTAGATATCATATCATAAAAATACAATTCGCACTCTTTAAGAGTTCTATCAGCATACCACCTATCAACGAACATTTGTGCAGCCCAACAAGTCCCTCCTGATATTTTAAGGGCTCCTTTGTCGTCTGGTAAAAGGTTAGCTACTGCATACACACGCTCGCTGTATCTGACTTGAAAGTGATTTCTACGTAACAAATTGTTTACAACAGGATTTTGACTGGGCCACCGCCGACGCATGCTTTTGGCCGCAGTTTCGACATATAGATTGGCTTCGTTAAGTTCTGCTGTTGTAAGCTTTTTACTATGTGTGTCGTCAACTGGTCGATACCCTTGAAACGTAAAATGTATCAATTCGTGACCGGCGTTTACTGCCATTAGGCCCCAGGCATGATCGGCACCCTTGGCACCTCCACTAAAGCAAATTGGTTTCAAAATAATGCATCCACTTGTTGATGTAATTGCGTAATAGTTTCATTGTTATCAATGCAACTAAATGGACCTTGACTTACCCACATGTATTCACTCGAATGTACAGTAGGATAGATACCTGGCATAGAATCGGGCGTATGCAGAGCACAGTTGTACCAAGTTGGAAGCTCGCCGCGTTTTACCCATATCAACATACCGTTATTTTCTCGAATCATTTTAATCTCGTTTGGAAATCTCACATCTGTAATAACAACATTCCGAGAAGTTTGTTTTATTTTATGTTCAAGACTTGCAATCCATATATCGTCAAAAAACCGATCACGTAACACATTGGTGCCCAAGTGTTGTAACACCCACCTGGGTGTAACCGTGCGTCCCATTTTTTTTGACCAATATATGTCTGGTTCTTCTCGCCATATTCTGCTTTGACTGGTAGATCCTTCTATCATGTCTCTCGGCCACCCAAATATTGCCGAAATGGCGTCTTTTAGACTTTCTGCAAAACTAGCAGATTGAAATCCGTGAGAATTTACCAAATGATTGCCGACGGTATTTTTACCACTGCCAATAAAACCTAAAATGCCTACAATTTTTTGTGTCATCTGTGTAGTTTGTATGATAGCGAATTGGTTAATCAACATATCCGTTGCAAAATCTAGCAAGTTTTACAAGGTTATTGATAAATAGATTTACAACAAAACATATTCATGTCGAGGTAAATCATGTCAGGTACACTAGTTTCTCCGGGCGTAAAGGTAAGCATTGTTGACGAGAGCGCGTATGCCGCATCTGGTCCAGGAACGGTCCCGCTGATCGTTATAGCAACCGCTTCCAACAAGCTTGCTCCCGGTAGCACTACAACAATTGCTCCAGGAACACTAGCCGCTAATGCTGGTAATCTTTATCTTATTACCAGCCAACGTGATGCATTGCAAACTTTCGGAAATCCAACATTTTACAGCTCAGCTGGTAGCGTTCAATATAATAATGAATTAAATGAACTGGGATTATTTACACTTTATACATATCTCGGTGTTGCCAACAACGCCTATGTAATACGTGCCAATGTAGATCTCGATCAACTTATTCCTAGCACAACAGCACCAACTGGACCAACTAAAAACGGCACATATTGGCTAGACCTTGCAAGCACAACATGGGGAATATTCCAAAGCAATGGAAATATTAACCCAGCTTATGCATGGCAGTCACAAACACCACTTGTTATTGCAGACTCAACAAAGCTTCGCCGCTTTGTACAAGGGTTTGGCACAACACCAATTACATCCGGGTCTGCTAGTTGCATAACAATCTCGGGTAACTTGGTTATTAACAACGTTGCAGTTGCTATGCCTCTTGGTATTAGCATTTCGCAAGTGGCCAGCAACATCAACACAAGTGTGTCTCTGCAATTACTTGGCATTTCTGCTACAGTCTATATACGTCCAGGAAAATACAGCAAAACATCCAGTGCCTACGGCGATATATTTGATTTAAGAATAATCAGCGACGATTATACGCAACCAATTACACTAGCAGGGTCAACTCCCAGTGTGCTAACTAACCTTGGATTTACAGCTGATCCAGAAAATCATGTACATCCAGTAAGCGGTTACGGAATAGCTGGTAATTATGCAGTAAACACACTGGAAAATGCCGATGGGTTGTATTCAAACAGCATATTCCAGCAGATAACTATTACAAGCAGCTCAACAACTACAAATTGGTGGTTCCAGGTTGGAACAACAGAGATTGAAAATCCAGGATTTTCTTGGCAGGGCGCTGTTCCAACAGTGCTAACCGGCAATGTTCCAAATCCAACACTAGTAGCTGGCGAGCAGGCAACCATACAGATTGGCGCAGGATCTATACTAACGGTATCTGTCCCATCAGCTCCAAACAATACACTAGCCGGATTTGTAGGAGCAATTAATACCCAACTAAACAGTGGATCCGGTACAAATGCCGTTGCCTCGATAACAACACAAGGCGGGTTAAACTATCTAACAATTACTAACTACGACGCAACACAAATATATCTCAAAGACTTAAGTGATCAATACGGCGGCAGCACACCGTGGGAAGACTGCGGATTATCTCCTACAAACACATATTGGGGCAGCGTCACAGGCTCTATTAGCAATCCAACTTATGTGGCATCTACACTAGAAACACAATCTGCTTCTGTTGTAGCTCCTGGATCTGCATATCTAGTAGGTGACCCGCTAACAGTATCAGGCGGCACAGCCGCAACTGCAACCGTATTAACCGTAAGCAGCTTGCAAGTAGTTGGAGCTAATCCAAACGCACCTGGGTCGGGTTATCGTGTTAATGACACACTGACATTTGGCAGTAATGATGCTAACTATACTTCAACTGTTATTGTCACAGTTGATGCAATTAGCGGTGGCGGCGGCATTACAGGTGTTACAATTACGCAAGCCGGTCAATTTACAGGAGTTACTCCGCCTACCACAAATACATCAGCTTCTGCAACCAGTGGATCTGGTATCGGAGCAACAATTGATTTAACATGGGGCGTTAATACAGTTGCTGTAACAACTCCAGGAAGCTATACGGTATATCCAACTAACCCTGCATCAATAACTGGCGGCAACGGAGTTGGTGCAACATTTAATCTAGTATCAACATGGTTGCAAAGCACAAGCTTCAGCATAACACTACCAGGATTAACCCCGACCATAATTCATATACCTGCACTAACAGGAGTTGAATCAGCTGTAACGGTTGCTGACGTGGTAGCAGAGATCAACTCTGTTTATCCATCTGGTCCAATTGTAGCGTCAACTGTTAACAATCAGTTAATAATCACTAACAACAACGGCACTGCGTTTACTCTTGAAGATTTACGCGGTAGTCCGCTTGCAGCATCTGGTATTGCAGCAGGTGTAACATTTGCACGCACAATGGTATACCAAGGCTATTCACCATCGTTAACAGTGCCAGGCCAGTTGTCACAACTGGCTGCTAACAACGTATGGTTGAACACAACACCAGCAGGAATGGGTACAAATCTTGTTGTGAAAGAATATGTCAGCGGCGAATGGATAGTTCAAAACACTGTACCAAACACAGGCACAATACCTCTTTACAGCACTACATCAGCAGCAGATGCTGCGTTCGGTGGTCTAAAAGGCATTGGTAGCATATTTGGTCAGTACAACTACTACGGACTAAGTCCGGCAGTTGGTAATATTGTTTTACAGCGTTGGAACGGCTCTTCGTGGGAAGCACTAGACTATGTTCCAGGCTTGTTGGCACCAAATGGCCCGCCAGTAAACGGGACACTGTGGTACAACACTGCATTACAAGTGGATATTATGGTAAACAACGGTCAACAGTGGCTGGGTTATCGTAACTTGTATCCAGGAACTGATCCAAATGGCCCAATACTAAGTTCGGCACGGCCTGCTACACAAAGCACCGGCGCTGCACTAGTAGACTATGACATCTGGGTCAACACCGATGTAACACCATACCCTGCAATTTATCGTTACAACGCAATAACAGGCACCTGGACACAAATTGACAACACAAACCATGTTGACAGCGCTGGCATAATATTTGCTGATGCTCGTGCTACTGCAAACGGTCAAGTTTCCGGACAAACTGCTGAATCTGTAATGGTTCTAAGCAATTATGTTGACCCAGACGCTCCAGATCCTCTGCTGTATCCTCCATACATGCTGCTGTTCAACACACGTTACAGTACATACAATGTTAAACAATGGGTAGTAAACTATTTCCCACAAAATTACAATACTATCTATCCAACAGATGTATGGGTTACATTTAGTGGTAATGCGCCAGACGGTTCGCCGTACATGGGTCCTGCAGCACAGCGAGCAGTTGTTGTTAATGCTCTAAACGCAGCATTGGTTGATAGCACAGATGCCCGTGCATCTCAGAACTATTTTAACCTAATTTCAACACCTGGTTATCCAGAATGTATTGCAGAGATGGTTAACCTAAATGTGGATATTAACAATGTTGCGTTTGTAGTAGGTGACACGCCGTCAACTCTGTTGCCAACCGGAACAAGCATACAAAATTGGGCTACAAATGCTGCTAATGCTGCAACTGACAGCGATGTCGGACTTGTTACCCATAGCTCGTATCTAGGACTGTGGTATCCATGGGGCTTTACTCCAGATCTGCAAGGCAACAACGTAGTTGTGCCGCCGAGCTTGATTGCACTAACAACCATTGCCTACAGCGACTCTGTATCTTATCCTTGGTTTGCACCAGCAGGATTTAACAGAGGACTGGTAAGTTCTGTATCAAGTGTAGGGTATCTGACATCGGCTGGAAGTTATGTTCCAGTAACACTAAACCAAGGACAGCGTGATGTTCTGTACACAAATGACATAAATCCGATTGCATATATGCCAGGACGTGGACTAGTGGTATGGGGACAAAAGACTTTAGACCCTGTGCAAACAGCACTAAACAGAATTAACGTTGCTAGATTGGTAAACTATCTATCTTGGAACCTCAATAACCTTGCACAGCCATTCTTGTTTGAGCAAAACGATTCTACCACTCGTGCAAACGTAACAGCAGTGTTTATGTCGTATCTACAGACACTTGTAGGACTTCGTGCTCTTTATGACTTCTCGGTAATTTGTGATAGTAGCAACAATACTCCAGCTACAATTGATGCCAACCAGTTGTGGATAGATATTGCTATACAACCAGAAATTGCTATTGAATTCATTTACATACCTGTTAGAGTATTGGCAACTGGTACGCCGTTACCAAAAACTGGACAATAATATTGATACAAGATTAAGGGAGCACTTGCTCCCTTTTTCTTTGATTGAGTTTTCGGTGTCAACAGTTGACGAAGAACAGGCACTTGGTTTAACTGTTTCGTCATTGTCTACTAATATTGGTTTTATTTTGGCACAACTTTCAGACGAATCACAAACTTGCATATTTTGATGTGTCTACCAAAATAACAAATGCGAACATGTCTTTAAAAATCAAAAACATTTCGCAAATGATCTACGGACAAATTGGTCATGCTTGATATTATAGTGTCAGACACTAACTATACAGCGTTTTTGGCGAAAATTTATAAAATAATGACATAAAATCAACAAGTTACTATTCTCTAACGTAGTGTTTTGCCTGCAGTTAATTCTACTGCAAAGTTGCCTAACCCCGTGTAAAATCCTCCGCAAAATATGGTACGATTTTTAAAATTGCGATCTGGAATAAATAAGTTAACAAACACGGAGGTTATATTATGGCTACCCCAGTCCCACCAGTAAACTTAAATGCACCGACTGTAAATCGCTATGGCGTACCAATGCCAAACGATTTTGGCATTGGTATCCTTATGCCAAAGCTAAAGCATCGCTTTAGACTACGAACATATGGGTTTGGCGTCGGTGCAACACAAAATACATTTACACAGCAAGTTGTAACCTCAGGTCGTCCAAATATACAGTTTAACAACACACCGCTGCATAGCTATAACAACATTACATATATTGCACAAAAGCCTGAATGGCAAACTATTGAAATCACTCTACGTGACGATATAACTAACTGGATTACCTCTATGGTAAGTGCTCAACTACAAAAACAGATGAACCATTATACACAGTCAGCTGCTGCTGCAGGTGTTAATTACAAGTTCTCAATGAATATTGATACACTTGATGGTACTGTTAAAGGAACCAATGATTCTGTATTAGAAAGCTGGTATCTAGAAGGATGCTATCTTGAACAAGTTGCTTATGACTCGCTAGATTACAGCAGTTCTGATGCTGTTATGATTACATTAACTGTGCGCTATGACAATGCCACACAAGGCGATGAAGAAAAACTATCATATCCCAGCAACTTTACAGGAGCTAACGATTCAAGCGGCAACGCCGGGGGCTAACATTCTATAATAATCTCCGTAAATAAAAACGGCACGCGAGCGCCGTTTTTATTGGATAAATACCTGTATGGTTCAAAGTAATCCTACATTTTTCTTACGTTCGCCGCGAACTGCTTCGCGGGCATTTGGTACCGGAAGTCCCGGACAACCGATGTCTGCAGTACCGCGTACAAAGTTTGAATTTTACGTTCAATTTGTGTTAAGTAGCGGAGCTAACAGCATGCTGGCTAATGCAAATCTCAATACATACGAAGGAAATAGAGGACTGACATTTAAAGTAAAAACAGCTGATAAACCAAAGATAAATTTAGTAACAGAAGACTTAAATCAGTACAACAAAAAAGTTATTGCATACAAAAAGATAGAATATCAAGAAACATCCATCTCACTGTATGACACTGTTGATAACAGCCCATTGGCAACATGGGTAGACTACTTTACATATTACTTTGCTGACAGCCGTAGACACTGGTCTAACTCACAATCGGATTATCTGCAGTCTCCTGTAGAATCTAAATTTAATTTAGGAGCAGGATGGGGATTTCTTCCATTGTTAGATGCACAAACAAACTTTTTTGATGCAATAGCTGTATATGCATTGTTTGGAAACACTTATACTGCGTTTAGATATATAAATCCAAAAATTACATCAATTGATTGGGGCTCCAGAGATTACAGTTCTAGTGATCCAGAAGATGTAAACATAAGTTTCAAATATGAAGCTATAGACTACTTTGCGTTTGCACAGCCGTTTAGTGGTAGTAATCCTACTCCCGATGGTGTAATGCCTAATTTTGGGTTTGATAATGCACTAGACGATATAAACTACCCAGTTGGTACGCAAACTATGCAGATTGCTGCTATTCCGCGGTTATTTGGAATAAATGCTGCGCAAACCCAATCGATGGCCAATGCTGCTCAACAAGTACCTGTGGTACCGTCTAACAATGTGTCAAACCCCAATAATACCATTACTCCGGAAGCCAGCGCATCTGCTGCCGCTGCCGCCGCTTCGGCAGCCAGCGCATCTATTAGTTCAGCACCGGGCGCCTCGGCTCCTATACCGGTGGCGGTTAATTCATCGCTGTCAACGACTGTAAACTACGGAACAGGATCGCCTGTAATAGTTGCTACAAACACATTTGCAAGTCAAACAATCACACAACAAATAGGTCAACAAAGCGGACAAATTGCTATTACATCCGTAGGCGGAGGCAGGCAATATACCAACACGCTAACAGGACAGCCGTTAAACCTCCCGCCAGTTTCTTCAACATTACTTAACAATCCAATACAAAGTGGTAATCCTGCTATTTCTGCACAAGCGTTGGCGTTGGCACAAGGATATTACGGCCCAAGTGTTCCTCAATCTCTTGTTCAAAGTATTGCATCTGTGGCAGCCTACATGGCAGCTACACAAGGAATACCAATTGGAAGCCTGTTGTCACCAAACGGTGTGAGCGATACTTTTATTAACGCATACAACAAATTATCGCCGCCGGGCAGCAGCATTGGCATTGTTGCAGTACAACCTCCGCTGTGGCCTAGTAACCCAGCGTTACGTGGCTCGCTGGCAGCAGCATTTACGGATCCGGCATGACAAAATATAGCCAAGATGAATTTGTACCAAAAAATCCACAGAAACTTGTGGGCAATGCGCGACCTTTTTATAGGTCGTCGTGGGAATTGAGGGTAATGATGTTATTGGATCAGCACCCAAATGTAATTAACTGGGCCAGCGAAAGCATTGCTATTCCATACAAAAGTCCACTCGATGGTAAAATGCATAGGTACATTCCGGATTTCCTCATAGTTTATAAGGACAAGTTTGGAAAACAACGTGCTGAGCTGATTGAAGTCAAGCCTGCCAAGGAGGCTATAGCTGAAAACGCCAAGAGCAAACGGGACAAGGCTGCGATACTCTTAAACACGGCCAAATGGGGTGCGGCAATGATGTATTGCAAGAAGAACGGGTTGCATTTCAGAATTCTCACTGAGAACGATATTTGGATAAATAAAGGAAAGGATATAAAGAAGAAGAGGAGATCTTAGTAGATGAATATCTACGAGCATAATGGTGCATTTCTAACTAACAAATATACAACATGGTACTACAATATCATTGAGTTGGCTATAAAAAAACGCGAGGTCCCGGTAGACGGGGAGTATTATGAATCACATCATATTTTACCAAAATCTATTTTTCCAAAATATAAAAGTAATAAAAGTAATTTAGTATACTTAACTCCTAAGGAACATTTTATATGTCATTTATTGTTGACAAAAATGACATATGGTAGAAATAGATATAAAATGTCCAAGGCTCTTACTATGCTTATGCATATAAAACAAATAGGAGATAGATCAAAATATTCTATTAATTCTAGGTGGTATGATTATCAACGCAGGCTGGCACATACTGTGAAAAAAGACTATTGGACTGCCGAACGCCGCCGCCTTCAATCTATTAAATTGACAGCATATAATTCTGAAGTTGATAAAACATCGGATGAATATCTAAGTAGAAAATGCTGCAATACAATATTATCAATTGTATGAAAAGGTATGGACAGACCGTGCAATACAAACAAGGTTACAGAACTGTTTAACTGCGGCTGCAAACAGAAAAGGTAAACCGTGGTCCGAAAATAGACGGATGTCCCACGTTCCTCGGAAACAAACCGACTCCTCCAACGAGAAGCGGAGAATCAAAATGAAAGGTAGAAAGACTTCTGACGGTATGTTAGGACATAATCATACAGATGCATCAAAAAAGAAGTGCAGCAATTCAAATAAGGGATTGATTGTTATAAAACGTGGATATTGGTATGAATCCCCGCAAGGTGCGCAAATATTATTTTGTCCAATAGTTGAAACGGCTAACTTATATAATTTAAGTTTAGAACAGTTACGATTGCTACGGTTAGGAAAATTAAAGAAAAATCATCATAGAGGTTGGAGATTTATTCGAACAGCAACAGCGGATGAGATATCACCTATAAAAGAACTATATCTGAACAATTTTCACCAAAAGAAGAAATAGGCTAGTAAATAATCACATGGGAAAAACATTCAATAAGCTAGAAGATGCGTTTGACTTGCCTGACATGGATTCAATTGTGGAAACCACCTCCAATGACATCCAGGAGGCGTTGGAACAAGCCACCAATCTTGAAAAACAATTTGATCAAATGAACGGCTACGACACGCACGACAGCGAAATGGACGAGCTTGCAAATTTAGCTATAAACGCACACAAAGATCTGCAAGAACTGGGTATGAATGTTGAAGTTCGGCACGCCGGGGAAATATTTTCAAGTTCTAGCCAAATGCTGAAAATTGCAGTGGATGCTAAAAATAATAAAGTAGAGAAAAAACTAAAACTGTTGCGTTTGCAATTAGACAAAATGAAACTAGATAAACAGACTGCACCTGAAAACACAACACTCGATGGTACTGCTGTTGCACTCGATCGTAACGAAATACTAAAACAGCTACGCCAAATGAGCGGCAATGATAAATAAGAAACATAGGAGCCGCCTAACATGAAGAATTTTAAGGAATACCTTGCTGAGAGTTCAAAGGATCACAACTATGTGATTAAATTTTCTCAGCAACCAACTGAAGAGCAAGTACAGATAATCGGAGAATGGCTAAAAAGATATGAGCTTAGAGCAATTACTCCTCCAGAAAAAATAGTAGACGATCATAAAGATTTTATCGATATTCCCAACAAAGATGTTTATAAAATGTCCTTTACTATTGGAACTCCTGCAGTTTCGTATATTCTGCAACAAGATTTACGCTTGTGCTCAAACATACCTGAAAAGTACATAGTAGTACGCGGTGCTAGCGAGCCAATAGAACGCTATGCTGAGTACGATGTATGGAACCGTCTTGCAGACAAAGAAGCTGAAAACTCTGGCGACGAGCATGCAGCTAGACTTAGTACCAACAGAGAATACGACGCAGCTGAACAACCACCAGCTGGTCAACTGTTTGGAAATGAATATAACAAAGGACTGCTCAAATATCTAGCAGGAGTAGCAGATTCTCGGCCAAGTATGGAAGTACATCCATCTGCTCCATTATTCAGCTGGCTACAAATGGAAGACATTGAACCGGGTGAACCTATGCAAGATACCAGCGACTTTAATGCACAATTTAACACACCAAAGCCTGTTACAAAAGGTGGCAACAAAGAACCTATTGACAACTACTATGTAAACAGCAAAGGCACCATGTCAGACAACTCCATACCTAAAGTGAAATTTGTAAAGGATCCAAAGACGGGTAAAGCCAAACAAATGGTACAACCAGTGGAGAAAAATTAACATGGAAAGAAAATATAAACTTTCGGTTACAAGCGACACAACCGATATCAACGTTCTTAGTGTAAATGCAGATGAAGTGGCTCGTATTGTTCAACTGGCAGGTATTATAGAACCAAGCACCCCAACTAGCACAGTTGTTGCTACAGTAAACCCTATTTCAGCTACACCGGTTGCAAGGGCCGACACAATGTCAGCCAACGACACAGGTGCAGAATTTGACACAGACATGGATGTCATGCGTAAGAATGCTGGAATGGCAGTTCCTGCACGTCCGGTAACAGACGTGCCAAGTGACATGGCAATGGATGCTGACGATAACATTGACGATAACATTGACGACAACATTGACAACGACATAGATGATACTATGCAGCAAGAAATGGACGAAATGCTATCTCTTGACGAAGACGTAGCCGAATACGACTATGGCCATCGTAAATTTAAAGACGAAGGTGAGGAAGTTGACGAAATTGACCTTATATGGCAAGCAGTTGAAAATCCTCAAAGAATTAAGGGAAGCCCGGGCGATAATGGCCTGATACAAGAACTACACAACAAGTTAGCTTCTGATTATGCACAATATCTAGCAGAGACAGAACGCGAAAATGACACTGGCGTTATGAGTCCGTTAAGCGACCCAACAAAGCCCAGTTTTGACAAGGATCCACTTAGTGACGAAGAGCCTGTGGATGACGGCAGTCATAGCCCTATGAGTACTATTGTGAGGCAATACGCTTTCAAGTGAAAAGCAGCCGGCAGTCCAACAACGCAATTGCGTAAGTCATCGGATATAACTTATGCTTATTACTTTGATTGAGCATACGGTATTGCAAGTACACTGTTAAATGATCAACCATCCTGTGTTTTTACAGGATGGTTGATCATTTAATAACTTCATACCAGATCGTGCGAAACCATACAAATTCCTGCCGTCATTTGCATACATAGATGCTATGATATCAAAAGTACTCATAAGTATATCAGGAGGTTATACAAAATCGTATAGATCAACTGATGTAATGATCTCCTTGAATTGAGAGACACATGGGTAAAAATACGACTGAATTTGAAAAACTAAAGCCGGCTGGTAAGAAAATAACACTTACACAAGCACAATTTACTGAACTTGCTAACTGCCAGTTGAATCCTTTGTATTTTATGGAACACTTTATGTGTATACAGCATCCACTGAAAGGCAAAATGCAATTTGAAGCATATCAGTTTCAACGAGAATTGATTCATACATATTGGAAAAATAGAAATACTATAGCAATGATTCCTAGACAAAGTGGGAAATGTCTTACAAATATTACTATAATTACTATTAAACAGCAATCTACAGGAAACATATATGACATACCGATCGGAATCTACTACGAATGGGCAGCTTGTATGCGTGAAGGTACTACCTTGCCCGACATTAGCCAATATATCCGGCCGGCCCAAAATACAGAAAAACCAAAAGAAACCTAAGCCTGTTTATTTGTACGATATATCTTTTGGTAATAAAATTATAGAATACAATGGTAATTTTTGGCATGCTAACCCAACTATGTATGACGAGACATATGTGTGCCCATATGCACGATTATCGTTTAATGAAATACGTAATAGAGATAATAACAAAATAAATACAGCCATAGCAAATGGCTACGACGTAATGATAGTCTGGGAATCGGACTATAAATCAAACCCTGAAAAAATCATAAAACAATGCATAGAATTTCTGAAAACGTAGATCGTAAATTTGTCGATCAAATTTCGTTAGATGACTGGGACATACTTACTGATTCTGGCTGGCAACCTTGTGTAGAAATATCAAAAACTGTTGAATATCAAGTTTATGACATGGTATTAGACAATGGATATCGGTTGCAATGTGCTGATAATCATATTGTATTTGATGAAAATCATGCTGAAATTTTTGTTAAAGATCTTACACCGCAGCATCGTGTACAAACTGATTGTGGGGCAGTGTCGGTGCGATCAGTTATACAAACTGCCGCAATGGAAAATATGTACGATGTGTCGGTTAATAATGTTGATCACAGGTATTATAGCAACGGTATACTTAGCCATAATACCACCACTGCTGCAGGTTATTTGCTGTGGTATGCTATGTACAATGACGATGTGACAGTGTTAATTGCTGCTAACAAATTCAAAGCAGCAAATGAAATTATGATGCGTATCAAATACGCATACGAAGAAATGCCAGACCATATACGTGCAGGCGTTACAGAATACAACGTAACAAGTATACGGTTTGACAACGGCTCAAGAATTGTAGCTACCACTACTACACCAGATAGCGGTCGTGGTATGAGTATTAGTCTGTTGTACTTAGACGAGTTTGCCTATGTACGACCTCGTGTAGCTGTGGAATTCTGGACAGCTATGGCACCTACATTAGCAACAGGCGGAAAATGCATAATAACATCTACTCCTGCCAGTGACGAGGACACTTTTGCCGAGCTGTGGTTTGGGGCAATCAACACAATCGATGAACACGGCAACGAGATTCCAAACGGCGTTGGTATTAATGGGTTTAAAGGTTTTAGCGCACGCTACAGTGACGTACCTGGCCGAGACGATGCGTGGGCAGCAATTGAGCGGGCAAAAATTGGCGCAGAACGTTTCCAGCGTGAATATGAATGCCAATTTGCAGGCGAAGAAAGTACATTGGTAAACAGTCTAACACTACAGCGTTTAAAAGGCATAGAGCCACTTTTCAAAACAGCCGAAGTTAGATGGTATGAAAAAATATCTCTTGATAAGACGTATATTGTAAGCCTTGATCCTAGTGCGGGAGTAAACAAAGACCCTGCATGCATCCAAGTGTATAGCATACCCGACATGGTTCAAGTAGCTGAATGGACTAGCAACAGAGTAAGCATTCCGAACCAAGTACGTACCATGCAAATTATAATTAATACATTGTATACAGAAGTTAAAAAGCAAGGTTATAAAGGCGAGCCGGACATATATTTTACTTTTGAAAATAATACTTTGGGAGAAGCTGCTATACAATCTGTTAATGACATTGGCGAAGAAAATTTCATGGGACAGTTGTTAAACGAGCCTCGAAAAACTGGGTTAGTTAGATATCGCAAAGGACTTAACACCAACGGACGCTCAAAAGCACAAGCTTGCCTGAAACTGAAAAGTCTTCTTGAAGGCAATCGACTTAAAATTAACAGCAAACTTCTTGTTAAACAACTGAAATTTTTTGTAAGTAAAGGCGATAGTTTTGCGGCCAAACAAGGCGAACACGACGATTGCGTTATGAGTACTATACTCTGCATTCGCATGATGCAAATGGTTACAAATTGGGACGACAGAGTAGGTGAGCTTCTTAAAGACGTGTTTGATGGCGATACAAACGAACAGCGTGACCCGTTACCATTCTCTGTAATGATCAGCTAAATACTATATCTATAAACGGAGATTATAATGGGTCACAACTGGTCGGTGGTTACAGATAAAATTTACGGAATCGTCAAAGGTTCTTGTAAAAAGCTGACTATGTATGACAAAGCTGGTAATGAAACAATAGATCCAGATGATGCTACTAGATTTTTTGGTACACTTGCTAGCCATAATCCTAAATTAGATAATTTTGCCATTCTTGTAGCACTACACGATCGTGGACAATACAGTTATATTAATATAAAAACACCCAACCTAAAAGACGACGTAGACTTTAAAAAAGTTCATCAAATACGGAATCATATACGTAAATCGGTGGGACAGAAAGAAGGTATAAAAGTTGTTTGGCAAGTTTTTGACAAAGAAATAGACCCAAAGGAGGAAGCAGTGAATAACATCAAAGAAAGTAAGGATGTCGGTAAGTGGTTTGGTACCACTAAAAGCTCCTTCCAGCGTATAGGCGAAGCTAAACTGATTATACGACATACAGACGCAATAAATGAAGAAAAAACAGGTGCTCGTACACGTCATATACGTGCTTTATTTGTCGAAAACAAAACAGGCGAAAGATTTGCTTATCCTCACTTACATATGAGCGGAGCTAGAGCATTTGCACGACACATTAGCAACGGCGGCACTAATTATGATTCTATTGCCGAGGGCATTATATCCCTTAGCGCAGATTATATTAGTTTGCGCCGAGCAGCACATACAATGCGTCAGCATCAAGTTGTATCGGAATGGACAGTAGGTGTTCGCAAAAGCATGGACGGAATTAATCGACGTCTTACAAGCTTGCATGGTTCAAAAGGCTATTCCAATGCAGAAAGCATACTAGCTAGCCAGTCCATGGTTCTCGACGAACAGTCGACAGACAGTTTATGGCAAAAATTATCAGAAGAATGTTCTTGCGGGCAACACGACCCTGCCTATGCAGACCTAGGGGTTGCTGCCAAATATCTAGGAGCAGTTGATAATCAACCAACACCTATAACATTCTCATGGCATCGCAAGCCTAACATCGCCGCCGTGCCTGACAATCGCAAGGTCCTTGAACGACTACATTGGCAGATACGCGAACTTGCAGATGCATGTGCCGACCCCCGTGCGTCAGCAAGATTATCCGAAATTGCAGGAATGATCGCGTCTAATATTAAACCAACTGACGAAGACCTCAATTTAGTTCGCGAAGCTATTGCCAGCAGCAGCGTACAGTCTGAAGAAACTGTTCTTCCAGAAGAGGTTGAGCTAGATGAATTTCTAAATAAATTTTCTCCAGAAGCTATTTTTGCTGAAGATCCGGCCAACACAGATTATGGTGATAATGCAGACATAACTGAGAATTATGACAGGCTAAAAACCCTTAAAAAACTGATAGCTGACATTGAGCGCAAAGAAAAACAGCTTCCGCCTGGCATCTCAGCAGAAAGAAAGAAACTAGCCGTTGCCAAAGAAAAATTAGCAAAGGAACACCATAGATTATTCGTTTCACAATTTGGCGATAGCTTAGCGGAAGAAGATCATGGTGAACCTACAAAAGATGACATAATATGGTGCTCAAACTGTGGTGAAAGATTTCATGGAAATGGACGTAAACATGGATTCAGCCATTGCGAGAATCACAAAGGGTTTAAGATGATATATGAAACCCTTGTGACAGATGATGAAAATGTCGACGAAGGCGATGCGTATGGTGTTGCACAAAAGGACCGGGAACGCAAAGAAGAAATTGTGTACAATAAGGAGCAGCGTGCAAAACGCTGGAACTTTGGCGAACCTATAAAAGACGACACCGCTGCTGACAGCGATTTAGAAGAGGATACAGCCGATGAAAATATCAACGAAGGTTGGTCAATAGCCAAACCTATTGACACAGATAGATATCAATCTCGAGCTGGATTGGAAGGACCATTCATGACCAAGGTTGGTAAAGTGGTTTATTATGATCCAAAAGAAGGCAAGTATTACGATCCTGACAGTGACTTCTATATCGATTATGATGACTACGCTGCAATGAATGAAGAAAGTTCTGTTGGCAGTGACAACCCCTGTCATGTATGCGACGGCAGCGGTACACATCGCGGTAAAACATGTCGTTTGTGCGACGGCAGCGGGTTGTCAAGTGCTGGACACCATAGTGTAGAAGAAGCAGAATCGGACATTAGATTTATTCCCGGCGTGCCTGGCGAGGCAATTTTAAAAATAGGTAACTACTATCTTGTTTGGGACAGAGACAGGTACGAGTCTCGAACTGTAAAAAACGAGTATGATGTTTATCAACAAACTGGCGACACTTTTAAACATATTGAAAATCTTAATATGCCGTATGACCCGCCGGGCCATGCAACTGCCATGTTTATTAAAAAGTATTCACATATGACAGAGTCTGAAAATATAAAAAGAATTAAACACTTAGCAGGAATTTAATAGAAATCCGGTCAACAGACCGGATTTTTTTGCCATTTTTAAATTTGCACAAGCCGATTAGTATAAATACTATTGTCAGTAGTAGAACAGAACGATGATCTACTATTGTCTTAGACCATTATTAGGCACACAAAGGAGGCACACACAATGGCATTAACATTTAAAGAAATCCAAGCTAAGCTGCTAGCACAGCAAGCTAACAAAGACCGCGCCAAGAACGGCAGCGGCTTCGGCGGCGATAACGCTATCTATCCATTCTGGAACAATCCTGAAGGCTCAAGTGCAACGTTGCGCTTCCTTCCAGACGGCGACGAAACAAACGACTTCTTTTGGCTCGAACGCCTTATTATTAAACTTCCATTCCCTGGTGTTAAAGGCGACGTAACAGGTAAGCCTGTTGAGGTACAAGTTCCATGTACCGATATGTGGAAGCCTAATTCTTGCCCAATTACAGCCGAGATTCGCCCATGGTGGAAAGACAAAAGCTTGGAAGATATGGCTCGCAAATACTACAAGAAAAAGAGCTATCTATTCCAAGGTTTTGTCACTTCGAATCCAAACAAGGATGATCAAGAACCCGCCAATCCAATCCGTAGATTTATCATTAATCCATCTGTGTTTGATGTTATTAAGTCAATCCTAATGGATCAGGATCTTGAAAATAGTCCTACTGATTATGACCACGGACGCGATTTCTACCTTCTCAAAACTACTAAAGGCGGCTATGCAAACTATGCCAGCAGCAAGTGGGCTATGAAAGAACGTCCGTTAACTGACGACGAGCGCAATGCGATTGCACAGCATGGACTTTGGAATCTTTCTAGTTTCCTTCCTAAGAAGCCAGACGATGCACATCTCAATGCAATCATGGAGCTTTTTACAGCAAGCGTAAATGAAGAGTTGTATGACGTAGACAAGTGGGGACAGTTTTATCGTCCTAACGGTATGCGTCTTGATAGCAATGGATCTGAGAACGACTCAAGCGATGCTACAACCAATGTTACAACGGTTGCAGCACCAAAGGTCACTGCAAGCTCAATCCTTAATCGGTTGCCATCAAAGCCTGCGGCTAGCGAAGAAACTTCGCCACCGTGGGATGAGCCAGCTACCCCGGCAGCCACAACCGTAACAGCGGACAAGCCGAAGATGCAGTCACCTGATGACATTATTGCTGCAATACGTCGTCGTCAGCAGCAAAAGTAATTAGACAAAAAACAGGGGGAGGACCAAAATCCTCCCCAGTCTTTTTAGGCAGATACCATCTGCCAACAGCATTGTATTGACAGGAGTATAAGAACATGCGGCCATTTGACATCAGTAAGTTTAGAAAGGATTTAACGAAAAGCATTCCCGGTATTTCGTTAGGTTTCCATGATCCAAAACATTGGATTGATTCGGGAAATTATGCATTAAATTATGGCATCTCGGGTAATTTCCTCAGAGGAATTCCTCTAGGTAAGGTTACCATGTTTGCAGGACAAAGTGGCAGTGGCAAGAGCTACATTTGTTCTGGTAACCTGGTACGAAATGCACAAAAGCAGGGTATATTTGTCGTATTGATCGACACGGAAAACGCACTAGACGAGAATTGGCTAAAACCTCTAGGAGTGGACACAAGCGACGACAAGCTGCTCAAGGTCAACATGGCAATGATTGACGACGTTGCACGTCTAATGAGCGATTTCATGAAGGACTATAAGACAAGATTTGACAATGTCGACGAAAAAGATCGCCCAAAGGTACTGTTTGTGCTTGATAGCTTGGGAATGTTGCTTACACCAACAGACGTTAATCAGTTCCAATCTGGCGACCTAAAAGGTGATATGGGCCGCAAGCCAAAGGCCCTTGCAGCTCTGGTTCGAAATTGCGTGAACATGTTTGGTGAGTATGATGTGGGCATGGTGGTGACCAATCATAGCTACGCAAGCCAAGACATGTTTGATCCTGACGATAAGATTTCTGGAGGTCAGGGTTTCATTTATGCATCATCGATCGTGGTTGCCATGCAGAAGCGCAAGCTCAAGGAAGACGAAGACGGAAAGAAAGTAACCGACGTTCGTGGTATTCGTGCTGCTTGCAAGATCATGAAGACCAGGTATAATAAGCCCTTTGAAAATGTTGAGATCAAGATACCCTGGGATTCAGGAATGGACCCTTACAGTGGGCTAATTAACTTGTTTGAAAAGAAGGGCGCGCTTGTAAAGGACAGCACAAAGCTAAAATATGTTGACAGATCCGGCAAAGAACATAAGTATTTCAAGAATTCCATTCCTGATAGTCTTCTTGATTTGATTATGGAGGAATGGGACGAAACAAAACTATCACCCGTACAGGAAGAAGCACCTGACGACACGGATGAACCAACAGGAGAGTAAAATGGAAATTTCTGATCGTACCCTTTTAGAAATCTGGGAACTATTCACAGATTACATTCCCCCGGGAAAAAAGAATGATGCAGCGGTAAAGTATCTACGGATTTTTACAGACCAAGATATTGAGCTGGAAGAGCTTGAGGATCTTCGTGAGGAAGACGAGCACATCGACTATGCATTGGACGAGCTTGCAAGCAGCTTGGACGATGGTTATGAGGACGAAGCCGAATACGAAGAAGAATAAAAGAACGTGCATAATAAGATTTCTGCCCGGTTGACACGATTTGTGCAAACGGGCAGAAATAACAAAAAAGAGGGAAAATGTGGTACAATCGGATAGTGGAGAATCTTGCTGAAATACCATCTGCAATAGATTACTACAACAACGAGCTTGAGCTTTCACAAAATGAGACCAAAATCATTGGTAATCTTGAAAAAAATTCACAAGAACTGTCAGGAATAACATCACATAGATTTGGCCAATTGCAGGAAATCGAAGCCATCCTTAAACATCTAAATATTAAATATGACAAGATGCGCAGCGATCATTACAGGAAATACCTGGAAAGATATCAACGCGAGCTCACGGATCGCAGCATTGAAAAATACATAGATGGCGAAGACGATATCGTCAACATGTGCATGATCGTAAACGAAGTGGGATTGATACGTAACAAATATCTAGCCGTTATGAAAGGGCTGGATATAAAGGCATGGCAAATTGGCCATATCGTTAAATTGCGGGTAGTCGGATTAGAATCAGTAACCCTTGAAAATAATACCAGAATTAACTGATTTTATTTTTGAGCCTGCCCAGATGTAGGTTCAAATTAACAATTTTAGGGTCATCGTTAAAAAGGTAAAATTGAGTAGCACCATCGTGATACCACTTCCTACCTTTAACAGCACTTTTACCAAACATGGGATTCTTTTCTCCTGAACATTTACCTTTATTTGCCATGCTCACCTTTTGTTTAGATTCGTCGCTGTGTGTTTTGCCAGTAAAATGATTGATGTAGTCCGGGATTAAATCAGTCATTTTCTTGCCTTTATTATAGGGTACCGACCCCTTTTTACTACTACTCATTTTCATCACTGTTTCGTCATTATCTTTGGTTTTTCCAGTATTCCATGCCGGTTTACCAGTTTTAACACCTTGTCTACTATTAGAAATTTTCTTTTTTATTTCGTCAGCACGTTCTTGACCAAAGATTTCTTCAAAAGATTTATTTTTGAGACGTGATCTACGACTATCTCTTTCTTTTTCAGAAATAATTCTTGTACCTGCTCCATCTCCACCATCTGTCATATTTGTCAAAATACCGGTCCCGACATCTTTTCGACCATAATATTTGATTAATCTGATTTCCTCTGAAATTGCGTCATGTTTATTATCGGTTATCAATACAATTTTTATACCTATCGCAAGGTTGCTTTTGTGTATTTGACGTATAGTAAAAATTTTATGAGGATTGGCTCCTATCTCACATTCTGATTTATCTTGTAACGCTTCTGCTATGTGATGATATGGGCGAGTATCTTTTGAACTATATCCAACATAAAATGGTAAGTCCTTTATTGGATTCCACAACTCATATACTATATAATTAGAAATATTAATCCTCCAATGCTTCAACACTATTTATCATATCAAATGTGGCGGGTATAGAAGATATTAAATAAATGGATAATCATGATCAAAACTGCTGAGATAATTATTATATCCGCGAATGAAAAAAGGAACCCGACGAAATGAAAATGGCTGAAATAATAATAGAATCGGAAGTTACCGTTAAGATAGAAGGTCTGGACCTGGTAACACGTCGGGCATGTGTTAATGCGGTAAAATATTTTTTACCGCATGCTAGATATAGTCCTGCATACAAACTGGGTAGGTGGGATGGTACAACAAGCTTTTGTACGCTAGGTGGTCGAACCTATCTGAATCTTCTTGATAAGATATTACCTGTGCTGGTAGCCGCAGGATACGAGTTTGACATAACTGATCTAAGGGCTAATCATACATTCGAGTTTGACGAAATTGATGAAAATTTCCTAAGCCACATAGTATGGCCGGCGGATCATAGGGCAGCCGGACAACCCATACAGCTACGGGATTATCAAGCGCAGGCAATCAACGAATGTATCAACAACCTGCAGGGCGTGTCTGTGGCTCCTACATCGGCAGGAAAAACGATCATCACTGCCAGCTTATCAAAGCTGGCTGAAAAATATGGCCGTACCATAGTTATCGTTCCAAATAAGAACCTTGTGTTGCAAACAGAAGAGGATTACAGGAATGTGGGTCTAGACGTTGGAGTGCTTTATGGAGATCGTAAGGAATATGATAGGACACATACCATATGTACATGGCAAAGCCTTAACGTACTTGATAAAAAGAATAAGGATGCGCTGGACGATGAACAACTAACCGTGTTCCTGGATAATCTAGTGGCAGTGGTATGCGATGAATGTTTTAATGGTGATATGCGTGTTTTAACACCTACCGGATATATTCCAATAAAGGATATATCGTCTGGGCAACAGGTTATCAACTATTCTGAGAAGTTACAACAATTCAAAGTTGACACTGTAATAAAACAACATTGCAATCTAACCGATTCAACAAATGAAAAGATGTATGAATTAGAATTTGATAATCATTCAAAAATACAGGTTACTGGTAATCATAAGTTTTTAACCACCATCGGGTGGTGCCGAGCTGATGAAATAACTGTTGATCACGACATTATCAACTATTAACATAAATACATACAGTCAAAGACATATAGGTATTTTATGGCAACGTATGAAAATATAATTATGTGTACATCGTTGATTTTATTGATCATGTTGATAAACTTGTAGTTGAGGTCAAACCTTATAACTTGTTTAATGGCACTAAATGGGAAGCAAAATATACTGTCCTTAAAGACTGGGCAAAACAACACGATTATAAAATATTGCTAATTGATCAACAATGGCTAACGTCTAATGTACCATTGCCAGATCTAGCTAGATTTGATTCTGAAACTGCAAGAAAGATAGGATACCTATATGAAACTGCTAAGTCGCCGAGAAATCAGTAAACCTGATCAAGTTTACAACCTACATGTACAGGATGATCACAATTATATAGTAGAACGGGCCGTAGTGTCTAACTGTCATAGTGTGAAAAACATGAACGTCTTGCATGGTTTGCTTACAACTACGTTTGCCAACATACCTATTCGATGGGGATTAACCGGTACGATACCGGAAGAAGAATACAATCAAGCAAGTCTTTATAGCGCAATTGGGCCAATAATTGGCCGGCTCACCGCCAAGGAGCTACAGGATGAAGGCCATTTAGCCCAGTGCCATGTCAACATCTTGCATACCCAGGAGTCTGTTGTATACAACAACTATCAGGAAGAATTGAAGTTTTTGGTTACCAATAGGACCCGAATACAATGGTTAGCCGAAAAGATCCAGGAAATTGCCAAAACCGGTAATACATTGGTGCTGATTGACAGGATAGAAACGGGCGAATTATTGCATGAGCTGATGCCGGGGTCCACGTTCATTAGCGGACAAATGAAAAGCACCAAGCGTAAAGAGCATTATAAAGAAATTAATTTAGCTGAAAACGCAATAATGATCGCAACATACGGAACAACATCTACCGGAATATCAATTAACAGAATCTTTAATCTTGTTCTAGTAGAACCTGGAAAAAGTTTTGTCAGAGTAATACAAAGCATAGGTCGTGGCCTACGTAAAGCAGATGACAAAGACTCAGTAGAAATCTACGATATTTCTAGCAAATGTAAGTTTTCTAACAGGCATTTGTTAAAACGTAAAAAATTCTATGCCGATGTGCAATACAGCTATTCAGTTGAGAAAACAACTTATTAGTAGCAAAATTTCACGCATATTGCAAGGCAAACTAGATGCTGGCCTGCTATCTAGTTTGCCTTAATATATCTTATTGATCTTTTTAAACAATAGTTAAGAATACCAAGTAAATACCTGTCAATTACACGGCAGGAGAAGTACGATTAGAATTCTAACCCATGACAACAGATCTTATGCAATTAATCAAATACCAGATCGTGTTGAAGATCTACGCTATTGCATTTTAGATTACTCAAACCAGGCCGATGTTGATTATTATTTTTTACCGTTGATTTTCCTTGAAAGCTTTAATAGCCCGTGCATTGACATTCGAATTGGCCAATACAATGTGCAGATGCCGCTAGATTGGAGTGTAATAATTGGTGATATGCACTTGGGTGACCTTGAAGTTATGCCGTTGGTATACCTAATGGACAAAGATTTTGATGTTTTCTGCTTTAATCCTATTAAAGGTTATATGCCAAGTTTTCTACGCCTTGAAATAATCAATACCTGGCCAGATGTGAAATGGTATTTTCCAAAACTTAAAAATGGTCACCTTCTTGCGGTACCACTTTCAGACGGCGAGAACCCGTTGTGTGCTTTTTTCGTAAAGGATATTGGAAAAATTCCAGACAACCTCGATATACGTAAAATGTTTTAGTCAGCAGAAACCCCGGTGATTTCGCTCTGGCTAATCACCGGGGTTTCGCTGAGTCTGCCTGCTTTTGCAGGGCAGTTATTAAGCTGTCTGTAGTACAGCTTGACCTGGTTGCGGAACTGTACCAGTTGGAACCCACTCATATGTGTTATATGACCATGTTGTAACTGTTAAGTTTCTAATAACTTCGGCGTATTCGAGACTTGCAATTGGAGTAATGCCAATAGTAGGACGTGTTGGTCCGAAAGTTCCGGGAGCAATAACAGACAGTGCGGTTACACTACCGCTTGTTACAGTAGTAGCAACAATTGCGCCAGCAGCACCACTTACTGTTGCATTTACAGCTTGATACCCAGACCCGCCATTGGTAATACGTGTGGAAGATATGCCATAACTAGCTGTTGCAGCAGCGCCTGTACCATGACCACTAGCAGGAGTAAATGCTATTGGATTAGTTGGTGGTGTTGTGTAATCGCCTTGATTGTACACGGCTAAGCCGGATACGTCCCAACGTAGATTAAAGTTGGCAGTGTTTGCCCATGCATTAGCTGTAGTTGCACTGCTGTATACTGTGGTGTTGCTGATACTGATATTGGTTGTTGTACCTGCGGATGTAATTGTTACACCACTGATATTACCGTTGCCGCTTGTTGTTGCAACTGTAACTACAGTAGGTGTCAACCACCCTGCATAATTCCATGTAAATGTATCCCCGACTGTATAACCGGTATTTGTGGTAATGTTACCAACTGCGCCCAACGTAACACTAGTTACCGCTGCATTTGCACGCTGGTTGGTGTTGTATGTTCCGCTGTTTACACTGAGAATTTGTCCTGGAATATAACCAGCAGCAGATGTTCCTGTACCGCCCGATGTAACTGTATAACCGGTTACTCCTAAATTGGCAATTGCAGTTGCACCACTGCCTGTATAACCGTATGGTTGTACAGTGATGTTGGCCTGCCCGGGCTGTAATGCTACTCCGCCGTTTGTTAATTCAACACGATCGGCATACAACCCAGTTGCGGAAACCATGTTATAGGTATTTGTTGCTTTTTGCGAAGATATCCAAGCGTTTGCAGTTCCGCCTAGACCTGTGAAATATGCTGTAGCTTGAATTGTTTGGCCAGATCCACTGGTATTGCCAATGTATCTGTTATTAATCGGGCGTCCCATTTTGTTTCTCCTTAAAATTTGCTGCCGTTCTAGGGCTACGCGGACGGACGACCGCATAATGCTAGATGGAAGTATTTATGATGTTTTGATAAAACCTACTACAATTTATTTCAAGACTTGCGTTACCATATATATTCAGTAACAATAAAAACTACATTGAGAGGTATGTTAAATGGCCGCAGCAAAGCAACATAAATTAGATCTTGGCGACGTGTTAAGCGCACTTGATCGAGGCGATCTTGGCTATTACAACAAATTAACAGACGACGAGAAAAAAGGCTACACTCCGTTGGTCTTAATGCGGTATATGAGTTCGCTTAATATGCAAAATCCAAATGCTGCATATGCAGTAATGGCTGCAAACGACTTGGTTAATATTGGATTTTGGAATCTTAGTAAACATCCAGAGCTACAGCATCAGTTACTATGCTTAACTGGCGTAGGTAGTAAACAATTTCGTCCTTGGTTATCTGCAAAAAACTCAAAAAAAAGCAGCAAAATAGATCAGTGGCTGTTAGACAAGTTTCCTAGCTTAAATGACGACGAGCTACAAATACTTAAATCACTATACGATTCTAAAAGTTGGGCGGCGTTTGTAAAGGCCAGCGGTGTAAGTGACAGTGAAGTAAAAGAGCTGATAGATGCATGGAAAAAACAAGCTGCATGACCGAATTCCAGTGCGAGTTTTGCCAACGGAAATTTTCAAATGAACTTCCTCTTATAAATCATAGTTGCGAAAAAAAGAGGCGGTGGTTTCAACGTGATGAACCACATGCACGTTTTGGCTTTCTTGCATGGTGTAGATTTTATGAGCTCAATAGCTACAACAAATCAAAGAATTTCAAAAACAACCACCGCACGTTCATTGACAGCCAATATTATATCGCATTCGTCAAATTTGGTAAGCACATACGCGACCTGAATGCAATTGATCCTGCTAAATTCATAGACTATGTTATAAAAAATAATCTTCCATTGGATAAATGGACACACGACTTTGTATACGAACAGTATGTACGAGAATTGACACGACAAGAAACAGGCGAAGATGCCCTGGAACGTAACGTAATGTTAATGAACGAATGGAGTATGCAAAGCGGTGAACCTTGGCCCAACTTTTTTAGGAACGTAAACCCTAATCAAGCAGTTGCATGGATACGTAGCGGCAGAATATCTCCGTGGGTGCTATATAATGTTGACAGTGCAGTTGATTTTTTTGAAAGATGCACCCCGGAACAATTGGGAATAATCAAAAATTGTGCGCCGCCCGGACCATGGAAAATACGATTTAATAAGAATAGAGACACTTGCGATTTTATAAGAAATACACTTAGAGAGAACGGAATGTAACAATGGACAACAATTACAACGGTATGTACGAAGCCAACAACGATGATGCCCTTACACAAGTAACTCAACACACGGGCATACACCTTCAGGAAAAAGGTATGATCAAAGAAATGGAGATAGATGGCAAAAAGATTTCTGTAGTTGACGCAGCAGTGGTTATAAAATTAACTAGTGATCTACGTAATTTTCAAACTATAATTGCCAAATTAACAAACGATATACGTAATTTAACCACGAGATTATCAAACGCAGAGAGACGTTTTAAAGCAATCAATGCCGAACTGGACAACAAAGTTAGTTACGATTAACTATAGTACAGGAATAGACACCATGTATTGACATAACCATTACTATTACTACAGAATTATAGAATATTATGGAGACGATACATGCGTAAATTAGTTGGCGATGTTGATATAGATTTTGCCAATCGTAATCAAGCACTGGCATTGCTTGATTACGTACCTGCATCAATAATACGCAACAATAATATAGTAAAACATAATACAGGCGTATATTTCCACGCAGTACCTACGGACCCGCTTACTGGGTTAGCAAGCTTGAATTACGAAGAAGCAGAACAGCAAGGGTGGTACAAGGTCGACTTACTTAATGTAGGTGTATATGAGCTAGTAAAGAGTGAACAACATTTGTTAGATCTAATGTCGCAAGAACTTGATTATAACTTATTAACCTATCCCGAGTTTACATCACAATTAACACATTTAGGAAATCATGCAGACATGGTTGCCAGCCTGAAACCTTGCAATATTCAAGAAATAGCAATGGTGCTGGCTTTGATACGTCCTGGAAAACGACATTTATTTGAAAAATGTAAAGCACACGGGTTTGATGCAATTAAACAAGAGATATGGGCAAATTCTGCAAGCGGCGGATACACATTCCATAAAAGTCATGCCACCAGTTACGCTGTTTTAGTAAAAGTGCATGCTAATCTTATTGTAGAACAAGCCACCTACACTATTGACAGCTAATCTTAAAATGCTATAATACCAGTAAAGTACAGGAGATAAACATGCCGTCTAAGGTTCTTAAGTTAAAAGCTGATACAACGTCTCTTGGTACTACCATTGCACTTTCAAGCAACGATGGTAGTTACCATGTGAAATTGGCTGAATACCTAGAAAACAATCCGTTGAAAAACAACAAGGCAAAACTAAGCACTGGATACTTGTTTCGTAGCCCAGATATTGCCACAGATCAATGGTCCTCTATGTTAAAAACACTTAACAACATTGATGGAAATTTTTCTATTACAGCCAAGGTTGTAACTGATAAAGAAAACAACTCTGTTGTAACTGCGTGGGCTCGATTTGAAGATAAAAGCGATGCTGCTGTGTTTGCATGGAGTAACGTTGACAACTGGCAAAAATGGAGTAACGAAAACGAAGAACAAGAGAAGCGTGATAATAAAGCTCGTAAGACCACAGCAAAAATGGGCAAAGACGGGCGTATTCGAGTGAAAACAACGGTGACTACTCTTGACAAATAACGAGTGGGAAAGTTTAGCGACACGGATACATGAGCTTGTTGCACTACAGATATGGGACAAGTCTACTCAAGAAAGTCTTGCAGCCTATCTTAGCCTTAGAGGAGCAAAATATTTGTTTCCTGAAAACTTAGATTATAAAAACCGATTAACGTTGGCTGTTATGGTAAACGACGAAATACGTACAATTACTGTGCCTTAATAAGTTGTATAGTGCGACGTTTAAGTTTTTTATTCATAAGGTCCATCATATTAACAGTTGGACCTTCTATTATTGTAGTTTCTTTTTTAGCGAATGTTTTAAGACATGGTTTAAATGGCTTAAAGCGTTCGCGAAGAAACAAATTAATAGGTATGGTGCGATTGCTTTCCCACCACCAAGTTTCGCCACATAATAAAAATTCTCGTTTATGTTCGCTAGTAAATACTGCATCAAGAACATAGATACTAATAAACTGAGCATCGGAATTCTGCATGATTCCGATGTATTCGTTGTTAAGGTATGTGACTATGGTTAAGAAAGGGAATTTTTCTTGTAATAGCTTGTGTGTGTCGGGAGTCATGTTTTCCAATCTCTAGTGATGGTATTTATCAGTGTTTGACATTGGTTTGAAATAAACAGATAAATACCTAGAAAGGCAGATGGTAGCAAATGGTTGACCAAGTTTTGTTTCACTTTAGAGAATATGTACAACTCTGGTTTACCGGCGGAAACGCTCCTAACATAAATGGTCCTATGATACAATATAACACAACAGTTTACAAAGGTGCAACCAACACTATAGATTTTGTCGTACGAAACAACGACCGTAAGCCAGTTAATCTTGTTGGATATCAGATAGATGCATTGATACAACGTGTAGAAAGTGTAACTACTGTGCCGGGCAATGGGTTCAATCCACTAGCCGAGTTACTGTTAACACAACCGGTACAGACGTTACAAGATACTGCAGGTACTTGCAGATTAACATTAACCGACCTTGAAATTGGTCATTGGCTTGCAGGATTTTATAGATATACAATCCGCCTCACAAGTGTAACAGGCGTTCAATCGTTTTTATACACGGATGTGAATCGCAGTACATATGGTACTTTTGAATTAATTGAAGGCATGAGCACATCGTTAGTTCCTGCGGTAAACATACCGGCCTATCAGTTTACTCCGGAAACAGTTGATGATTTAACCAACCAATATATTTTTGCCTCAGGCGCTTTACAAGGTGATGCTCAAGCAGAACGCAGTAACGGTATGCATACAGTTGTTGCATATACTGGCAATGGTTATGCTGGAAAATTTTGGATACAGGTTAGCTTAACCATTGGTCCACCTGCATCTATAGATTGGTCTAATATACCAATTGGTAATGGGACAGATTATTATCAATACACTCCACCTGTTAATAGCCCGCCTATTAAAGTTTTTAATTTTACAGGTAACTATTATTGGGTTAGATTTGTTTTTGAAAATCCGTATTATTTGCAGTGCAATACATGCAATCAATACTACCGCGTTAGTCCGTTTGTGCCAGCAGCAAACAACAGTCGGCCTGCATTATCATGCGGTCCAATTCCTTGCGGGCCGTTGCCCTTTAACTGTAGTTCTAGATCGGGACGCGCATTTAATCCGCCCAACGGCCCGTGGCCGTGCGGACCAAACCCGCCAAGTTGGCCACCACCAACTTGTGTGCCGCCGCCGCCCTATCCACCAGCTCCGTATCCGCCACCACCCGGACCGTATCCACCCGCTCCTCCACCAATTCCGTATCCACCGCAACCACCTGGTCCGCCCGGATTTCCGGCATGTAACCACGGATACTTTGCTGGGGTACTGTATAAAAACTGATATTGTGACACCGATACTGGTATAATACAATGCTAGTATGACGTTACTTGTACATCAACTTGTAGAAGAGTATCTGCCAGCCAAGCGAAAGCAAACTGCAAAAGGGTGGATAGTTTTTAATTCAGTGTGTTGCCATCACCGCGGCCACAGTCGCGATACAAGATCTCGAGGAAATTTGCTTCTGACTCCAGATGGTGGAATGATTGTTAACTGTTACAATTGCGGCTTTAAAACCGGATATCGCAATGGCGACCTTACAGGTAATTTTGAAAATTGGCTTAGGTATTTGGGTGTGCCACACAACAAAATACAAGAAGCTAAATTAGAAATTCTTAGTAAAAAATTAAATGGAGAAATAGAAACAATTGTATTACCTGAAGTGTTTCATACAGACCATTTTAAGGAAATAGAACTGCCAAACCACAGTCAGCCAATTGAAGTGTGGGCAGAATCACAAGAAATTTCTGAAGAACTAATAACTTGTATGGAATATCTTTCAACTCGTGGTAGAGCAATTGCAAGCGGATGGCAGTACCATTGGACTCCTATAACCAGATGGAATTTAAACAAACGCATTATAATTCCGTTTTATCACAACAACAAAATAATTGGGTGGACTGGAAGATATGCAGGTACACCACCAAAAAATACTCCAAAGTATTTTAACAGCGATATTCCGCAAGGGTACTTGTTTAATAATCATGTTATAAATTTGCAACCGCGGAAATACGTATTGATAACAGAAGGGCCGTTTGATGCAATTGCAGTAGATGGTGTATCACCATTAGGCAGCACCATGAACAAGCAACAAATATCTTGGTTAAATTCGACAGACAAAGAGAAAATTATAGTACCTGACCGACAACAGAATAACCAAGATCTAATCAATGTTGCACTTGAGCAAGGATGGTCGGTAAGCTTTCCGGAATGGGGTGAAGGCATAAAAGATGCAGCAGATGCTAGCAAAACCTATGGAAGACTTTACACAATAGCTAGTATCATAAACTCGCGAACACACAGCAAGTTACAAATAGAAATGAAACGAAAGACATTGAGGAGCTAAAATGGCAAGAGAACCAGACGAGGTAAAGGAATATACTGAAGACAAGCAAAAGCTGCTAATTAATGTGCTGCTGAGCAGCGACGAAATATTTGCCAGGTGTCAAAATATACTCAATGCAACATATTTTGTTAATAAACTTCGTCCTGCTATGCGATTTATATTAAGTCATGCTGAGAATTATAGTGTATTACCAAAGTTTGAGCAGGTTAATGCCGAAACAGGGATGAATTTTGCAAAAATTGATAACATTACTGCACAACATCAAGACGCATTTTTGGATGAAATCGAAGAGTTTTGTAAAAATAGAGCTCTTGCTGACGCTGTTTTAAGCGCAGTGGATCTTATAGAAAAAGGTAATTATGGCGAAGTTGAAAAACGTGTACGCGAAGCAATACTAATCAGCTTGCAAAGTGATATTGGTACCAACTACTTCCATGATCCTCGTGCAAGGCTTCTTCGTATTAAAGACAACAATGGACAAATCAGTACTGGATGGCGCGATGTAGACGACAAGTTATATGGCGGGGTAAACAGAGGCGAGATTACAATATGGTGCGCAGGGTCGGGTGTTGGTAAGTCATTGTTTTTGCAAAATATTGCACTTAACTTTGCTAAACAAGGTCTTAATGTTATCTATATTTCACTAGAGCTCAGTGAAGAACTGTGTTCAATGAGAATGGACAGTATGCTTAGTGAAGTAGCAACTAAAGAAATATTCCGTAAGCTAGATGAAGTTGAAATACGTGTAAAACAAGCTGGCCACAAGAGCGGTAGTATGCATGTTAAGCAAATGCCGCAAGGTAGCACTGTAAATGATATCAAAGCATATCTCAAAAACTATGAAATTGAAACTGGAAAAAAAGCCGATGCACTAGTTGTTGATTACCTTGACTTGTTGTTTCCGAACAATAAAAAAATTGACCCAAGCAACTTGTTTGTTAAGGATAAGTTTGTTACCGAAGAACTAAGAGGGTTAATGGTCGAACGTAAAATGATTGGGCAGACCGCTGCACAATTAAATCGTTGCCTTACTCTTGACTCGACTGTAACTGCCAATGGTAAAACTATCCAAATCAAAGATGTCAATGTTGGTGATTGGCTAGATTCAGATGAAGGACCTGTTAGCGTAACTGATGTAACCAAAGTTAGTCCTAGACCAGTGTTTAAGATCACAACAAAATCTGGAAAGACTATTACATGTAGTAATAATCATGTGTTCCCAACAAGTAACGGAGAAAAAAGTTTAGAAACAGGACTGAAAGTTGGTGATAAACTAATTGTACGGCATAAATAGACTGCAACACAGGAGAACATTTATGCCTACATATTTCTCGTTCTGTAAGAAATTACCAGATCTGGCATAGAGCCGAGGACCCGAAAGCTTGTAAAGGAGTTAAGCGGATAGTTGAAGGCCATGACAACTAGTAAATCTTGTAAACTTTATAAAATTCCAGTTAATTCTGGAAATACTTCTAAAGTATTTTCATTTCGTAATTTATCTAAACGAAACATACGCGCTCGTAAGGCACTAATCATATGACTATGATCTTGTGAATTCATAAAACCTTGTAAATTATGCCAGTTATATGTTCCATATGAATTCTGAGTAAGCCACTGTATATGATTATCAATTTTTTCGCTAACTATTTTTTTAAAATCCATTGGCAATACTTTGGTACTCATATCAGACGGATTTGTTAAAATGTTTAGCATAAAAGCGTTATTTGATATCAAATTTTCTTCTAGAAGATACCTGTGTAAGTCTGGTAAATGCCATACATTAACTGCACCAACTGTAGGACTAACTATTAATTTTAATCCTGCCTCGCGTATAGTTTGTAAGTTTTCTTCAATTTTGTTCCAATCGGTACCGTGTCTATATAACTTGGCACGCTCAAACGATGCGTCTATACTAGCATAAATGGTAAAATTACTAAACTTTCGAGCATACTCTACCAAGCTATAATTTTTGTAAACCAATTTACTTAAATTAGTAACATACGTAATTATGACGTCAGTTCTATTTAATTCTATCAATTTGTCTAGTAGTTGCCAGTTCTCGTCAATTAACACACTCTCACCACCTGCAATATACAATCGTCTTACTGTTTGTAAGTTACCGTGTATTTGCTCTACATAATCTGGTACAGAGTCTGTTATTTTTTTTACAGGATTACTGTCACCGGTTTCATATGCAATTGTGCTGCTGCAAGATCCGCCACAACTCCTACAGGCAAAATTACACAAATTACTAAAACGAATATCCATTTCTAACATTTCAAAAGGAGCAGTTAATTGTCCCAAACTATTTGTATTTTTTAAAAGTCTAGTCGAATCTGCTGCATAACGTTTATCAATCCATCTTTTTATATTATCTGTTGCGTTATCAGTATTACACATCCAGCATTCTGATACTGATTCATTAGCTAGCATTTTTGCTCGAATTTGATTCATAGGCTCAGAATTAGCTATATCTTGTATACTGTTTTTGTTTATATTACCAACTGATGTATTAGTAGCTGACCATAAACAGCACGGTTTTACGTTACCTGTAGGTGCGATATATAAATGTGTCCATAATCTAAGACATAATGATCCAGCCATAAACTCTCCAATCAAAATATAAAACTATATTTAGTTGATATTGGTTTACAGTATTTGCAATAATATAAAATAAGATGCTAGCTTAACTTCAATAAGCAATTGTCATAATTAAAACCATATAACCAACTGTGTGTAGTTTAATATTAGAACGTCTGCCCCGTCTAGAGGTTAATCTGAGAGAGTTGACCAGCGTGTGTTGACCATAGTGAACAAAAGGAAATATAGGTATGCAGGTTACGATAGTAATATGCTGTTTACAAATTTAACAGATACCGTAGCTGCTACCAACACATTATATTTGCAAAGTGCTGGTTCAGTTTGTCAAAATGAATATTCAGTAGCAATAGGCATATGTGCAGGTGCTATAAATCAAGGTGCTTTTTCAACCGCTGTTGGACCGTTTGCAGGTATAAATTATCAAGGCAGTTGCGCGGTTGTCTAAACTTGGAGCATCGCTGGAGAACTATATTGCTAGATATGGACAAGAAGATGGTATAGTTAAATGGAATTTGTATTGCAAAAAGAGGTCAGAAACTTACAAATCTAATAGAGGGAAATATGCCAAGAGAAATTTAGCATGGTTTGTAGAGAAGCATGGCGAGGAACTTGGTTATCAGATCTGGGACAAAAAGCGAAGGGCACAAGGATATAAGGTTAGTTTAGCCGGATATATTGAAAAATATGGAGAAGAAGAAGGTCGACTGCGATGTAAAGTAGCTAAATCAAAATCTTTAGAATATTTTGTTAGTAGATACGGCAACGATCTAGGAACAACCAAATATAATGCGTACAGAAATAAGACATTGCCTAATAAATTTACAGCAAGTAAGTGGTCATTGGAGGTAATAATGTCTTGTTTAAAGATTATACCGGATTTATATTACTATGGTATAAACGAAATGGTATGGCAGCTTCCGGCTAAATGGCAAACGATTATTGGTACTCGGTGTATTTGTCCAGATTTATTTTACAAAGGTCGTATAATAGAGTTTAATGGAGACTGTATACATGCTAATCCGACATTGTTTGAATCTACTGACACGCCGCACCCATATCGGCCGATGTGGTCAGCAAAAGATATATGGGACAAAGATGCCAACCGAATTGCGTACTATCAAAGCAAGAATTACCAAACATTGACAGTATGGGAATATGATTATGTTAACAATCCACAAAGGACATTTGAAGAATGTATCAACTTTTTACAGAGCTAGATGAAATTGAATCTATAGAATATATCGGTATCCAAGATACACTAGATATATCAGTTACTGGCAACCATTTATTTTATGCTAACAACATATTAACTCACAACTCGTCAGTTCAAGAACAAGAACACGATCATAGCCATATATCCGGTGGTATCTCAAAAATACAAACGGCTGATAATGTGATTTCAATTTTTGCATCTACAGCTATGAAAGAACGTGGACAATATCAAGTGCAGTTTTTGAAAACACGTTCGTCTAGTGGTGTAGGAAGTAAGGTACATCTCGGTTTTGACCAAAATACACTACGTATTTTCAACACCGACGACGATGGTCAAACACCAGTTATAGCTAGTACGGCTGACAAGTTTGCAGATTTACGCAGAAAAAATTCGGCAGCAGCAAAGAAAGACGATTCTGACAAAAAACAAAATGATGCAAATAAAAGCATCAAAGATCTCAGTGCATTAACATCGTTGGTAAGAAGATAATTCTACTTTGCACTATGTTGTAGAATATCACCTACCAGCAGCATTAAACTTACAATTAGATTAGGAAATATTTCACTGTCGAAGGCATGTTTGTCGCCTTCGACATGATTTACCATACTTGATATGTGTTTTAATGCATCGGTTTCTTTGTCACTTTGTGCAGCATTTATTGCGTCAACAATACCCGACATTACATGGCGCATACCACCATCAACATTGCGATTTTTAATACCATTACTAAGATATGTAACTAACTTTGTTGTTTGCAACTTTGCTACAGGACTAGCTTCGCTAGCAGATTGTACACATTTAACAACATCATCTATTGTTACATGGTTGCTGGTATCTTCTTGTGTCTCGGTTACGTTATCCGGGCCTACTGTTTTGAGCTGGCCCATTGTTTGTGCTTTTTGCATAGATGGCAAACTTAACAAATGATCAAATGCAGTGGCTAATGCCAATGCTTGATTGGGATTCAATGTTGGATTGTCTTCCTGCAGCGCAGTTAGTGCGCTTTTAAAATTGGATTGCATATCGGATGGAATCTCAAGTATTGATATAAGTGCGTCAGCATTAAGGCTTCCGGAAATTTTTTTAATTTCGGCAGGCGTTGTCAACATCGTAGACACAGGCTGACTTGTGTTGCTAGGCACAGAGTCGTCTTCTGTAACCGCAAACATGTATTCGTTTAGTTTGTCAACTATAACTCTAAAATTTTCTGCGGTAAACTGTGTCATGAATGTCTCCAAAATGTAATGCTATTTATATACAGCACCAAACGAACATAAATATCAGACGATTATAAGGAACCTTCACGTGGACGCATTAAAAAACATTATAGACGAGCTTGATGCAATAGTTCCTGCAAAAAGTAAACATACCGTTATAGAAAGCCGGGCTACACATCTAATAGCTAGTGCAATTAATCTGGTGAGATTAATAAGAGAAAGCTACCCAGACGAACAAGCCGAAGATCTTGTTAAACGATTGCATCGTAGCATAATGAGCGAAGACGACAAAAAGTTCACGCGCAAAATTAAAGAAATAAGGAAAGAAAGATGAGCGATAGTATGCGCAATCTCATCCAGATTGTAGAAAACAAAAACAGCCTTGAAGTAGATGAAGGCATTCTTGATTTTCTTAAAAAGGTTGCACCTGTACTAGATCCCGTTGCTCGGGCAAGAAAACACGGTCAACGGGAAGTAAGCGATCTTACAAAACTTTCTCTTAACAGGTTTGCACAATACATGGGAAGGCTTAAGAAAGATTTTAGTAATGTAACATGGAATTCATTGTTTAAATATCTGACTATAAAAAACCAACTAGGTATTAGCCCTGCCGATGCGAAACAATTGTTAATGTCTACCGATACCAAAACTGGTGTAAACAAAATACTTAACGCAAGCAAACTTACAATGCCTTCATCTACTAACTGGGGACACCCAGACAGCGCCGTTAGTGGCGATCCTGCCAATCCTAACAGCATGAAAACTGGGCAAGCGATTATAACCTACATTTTAGAGCTGGCAGCTATTAAGCATTTAGAAGATGCAGCCGGTGGCACATCTCAAAATACAGCTGGTTTAGCAGGCCCGCCTGGAACCGGTACGCCCACTGCTACTGCCCCTACCACAGCCCCTACTACAGCCCCTACTACAGCCCCTACTACAGCAACTGCCCAACCAGCGCCAACTGCCTCTGCATATAATCCTGCAGTAGCTCCGCAGAAGCCCGTTACAACAGGTAACCAACAAGCTGACAATGCGGCAAACATATTATATCAACTGCAACTTGCTATGCACAACTTAGCCGGAGCCAACCCATGAAAATTACCGATATAGTTGACTCGACAAAGTTAACACAGTTACAAATCAATATTCTTTTTGAAACAGCATCTAACCGCGCAACGTTATCAAGCACTACTAGTAGTATACCATTTTCACATTTGGGAATATTTGAAAGTGTTTCTATTGATGAAGCACGATATTTCAGTAAATGGGAACAAGATGCGTTACCTCTCTTGCTCGAATTTTTAACATTTGTAGCCGAAGCAGAATTGGAGCCTAACCAAATTTCGCAACTGTTTGGAAAAGCAGTAGATCATGCTAATGCTAGTGGGAAAAATAGAACAGCTGTAGGGAAAGCAGCCGATATTGGTAAAAACGTAGCTGGTAAAGCAGTTGATGTGGCCAAAGTAGGCGGTAAAAAACTTGCTCAAGCAGTCGTTTTACAAAACAAGATAAAAAACAAAATAGGTGAGCTATTACAAAACACAAAAACTGTTAAAAATATAGACGCATTGTATGATAAGGCCGTTGCAAAACTTGAAGCAGCAGTTGGCGGCCCAGACAGCGAGCTCAGCAAACTTACAAAGGAGCTAGGTGCATGGTTAAGAAAACATCCTATGTATGGCGCAGGAATTGTTTCAGTTCTTACACTGTTGGCAACTGTGACCCTAGGTACCGGTGGAGTAACAGTTGCACCTATGCTAGCAGTAGCAGGAGTCAGTAAATCGGCTATAATTGGGTATTTTTTGAGATTTGCAATGGAACTTGTAAAAGGCGAGAAACTCAGCACAGCCGCCGGCAAAGGATTATGGGGTGCAATGGTTGGTGCTATTGCACATATGGGAGTAGACGAACTTCAACACCTAATTGGTGATCCTATGATTAGAAATGTCTATACCACGCAAACAGCAGCTGACCCAGGTGTAAACATTTCAAGCTACCAAACAACAATTAATATTGTTGATGGTCAAGGCAATGTTAAATCAGCTTACCTAAACTTCCTAGGAACACCTAAAGAAATAGCAGCTATACAAAATATAATTGACAAGTCTCAGCAGTTGGTAAATGACGGAAAACTAGATGATGCTAGCAAACTTTTGCAAAATTTGGCCGATCGTACTCCGTATCCACAAGAGTTAGTTAAACAATTTACTCGTTCTGAAAAAGGCGGTAAAGTGTTGACAAACCTTATGTCTACATTTTTTGGTAAAGAGTTGTCGGATGAAAGCGCTGCATCTAGTGCCATAATGAAAGTTGCAAGTGATTTTGAATCTCATGTGCGAACCCTATCTCAAGGGCTGGCAGCAGCAGCCAACGCAGGTGCAGCAGGATTTGCAGGTACCGAAAGAAAAAATACAGAAGCATTAAACGAAGTAGATTTTAAGGGAGCATGGGATAAAACAAAAGGATTGGCAACGAAACTAGCAACTACCGCATCCGCAAAACTTGGCCAAGTTGCAAGCGAATATACCAACCAAGTTACACAAAAGAAACTACGTGCAGCATGGGAAAACGCAAACAGACCGACTGACAGCGCTGCTATTGCAAAAATACTGGCAGCACAAGGATTTGATAACAACGCAATAACAACCATTTTTAAAGACGCTGGTCTCGAGGATCAAACTCCTGCTATGATGCCACCAGACACCGATACAAGCTTAGTTGACACAATTGTTAGCAACCTTTCAGTTGATTTAGGTAATGAAGGTGCTAACAATATTTTAACCAAAGTAAAAGCACAGGTAGAAGCTTTACTAAAAAGCAATGACCCGGACGCAAAAACAAAAGCAATGGCGTTATTGAAAAAATCTGCTGACGAGGTGGCTAAGTTTACACAACCGGCAGCAACACAACCGGCAGCAACACAACCTGCGTCATCTTCTGTTCCTGCTAGCAACCCCGAAGACGCACTTTTAGCCGCTGTAAAAGGTAGAAATGTTGAAAAAATTAAACAACTAATACAACCTAAAAGCCTAACCAACGCAGGTCTTCATCAAGTGCAAACAGCTTTAGCAGCTAATAAACGAATATCAAATAACAAGAAAAATGAAATATTAGCGTTGTTACCTAATGCAAAAATAGTAGAAGAATCTGCTTTTGACATGGTAGATAAGATGCTAAAAGAGCACAATGTAAGTTGGTCGGAACTTGGATATGTCTCGGTGATAAAAGAAAATAACAGCAAAAAAGTTATACTTATTGCTGAATATGCATCCGGCGGCAGCACTTCTGCTGGCAGTGTTGCTAATCTACCAGGCGCAGGTGGGCCACTTATGCCTATGATACGTAGAATGCCAGCGGGACAAAGCTTTTTTGGACCGGCAGGAACCTTGCCACCAAAAAAATCAAAGATCACTAAGAAGCAGCGCAAAAAGAGCTAAAAATACAAATTAACATAAATAACTCTGCAAAACAAAGTTTGCACTTAACAAGGAGAACAAACAATGGCCTATAATTCAGGCACTTACAACCGGGTTAACGGCGGCGCTCTTGGGGGTAACTTCCTCACTGGCAGCATGGACTTTTTCACCATTGCTACATTGGTACCATGCTTCCAAACCAACGTCGACACCCCAATTAACCTTCTGTATACACAGCAAGGTTACAGCACTTGGCAGCCAATTACCGTTGTAGACGGAACAGGCACTGCGCAAACATACAGCACCGCAGGTCAATACCAAGATGCGTACACAAAGCAGACCAACCTTAACATTCTAACTCAGCTTTTTGCCCAGAATGTTAACCCAGTGGCTGTTAGTGTAAACTATGCTACATCTAGCAACCCAAGTGCTGTCAACCTAACTGCTACACAGCTAAACGCTAGCACAAACTTCAGCTACAGCAATAACTTTGGTGCCTATTACGGCAGCTCACAAACTGTTTATTACATCAAATTTATCACTGAGCGCACTGGTTATTGGTATGTAAGTGGATCAACTGTTGACAGCGCAAGCTGGGACAGCAACACAACTGGCTATCAGTTCCTAGATGCATTGAACAGTGCTACAGCAGCTGGCGTACCAGTATTTGACTTACAAAGTGAAGTTCTTGACCTGTCAACAACAACAGGTACAGTAACATCGCTAAGCGGACAGACTGTGAACGTTAACACAAACTCGTTCATTGTTAATCCAGCAACTGTTAATGGTTCTTCTCAGACAATCATCAACACAGTTGCCTATGTTGCAACATTGGCAAACGCTGGGTCACCAAACGTTCCAAATCAGAACGCACTACCAACTCCGTAATATTGCCTTTAACGCACATATTATTCAGGAAAGGCGCAGCAATGCGCCTTTCTTTGTGATATAGTAATAAATATCGAATCATGTTATTAGATCATTTTTTCAAATCAAATATACCAACAGAAATAGCTATCCTTCGCAAGGATGGTAAGCTTATTCATGTTGCGCGTGAACTTATGCAGACTACCGACAACGATCAGTCTGAAAAACCAATGTTTCCAATAAGCAAGGACCGATCATGAAGACATTTTTAGATTACATTGCACAAGTGCGTGGAACAACGGAGGACACTGACATGAAACCTATGAAAATAGTAGCTGAACAAACCAACGAAGATTTAGTTTTATGGAATACAGAAAACGATCGTTGGAGTCGTAAGGCCAAACACCAATTACGCATAAACGAAGTAGATACCGAACAATGCATAACCTGGGAAAAGGGCGACATCGCTGTTTACGAATCTCATGCAGTTGAAGTTACAGTACCAAAAGGACCAAACGGAACCATTGGCATACTATTTGAAGGGCGTACAAAAATGGTGTTAGTATCTAGACTAGAACGTCTTGATGAGGGTGTGTTAGGTGGTATGCAACCGCTTAATCCAATTAACAGAATAATGCAGCTTGCTGGAATCGGCACACCAACCATTGTAGAACCTGTAGTTGAAACTGAAGAAATAGAAGAAGCAGACTCTACAAACATGTTTCAGCAACTATTTAACGCAAACTTAAACGGCGAGTATCGCAACAATCCAGATGCAGCTCGTCTTGCAACTATTGGCCAAATTATGGTAGGGCTCGAAAGTCAAGTCGAACCATTACGCGGCAAGGTTACATCTGATCTTGAAAACAAAATTAATATGGCAGTTGGATTAGGAGCAGCACTAATGACTGCTGCTAAAAGCATGACTCAAGCCAAGTAACGGAGAATACCACTTGAAATTTATTGAAGTGCGAGGTGGCTTTTTACAACCTGTGAGCAATGAAGAAAACGTTATTGTAGAACGAGTTAGAGGGTATGATGGTCCACTTCCTAAAGCAATACTAGATGAACGCGAGCAAGAGCTTGCAAGGAATCTTGTAAAAAGAGGTTTATTGACCAGACTCGTTTACGAAGGTAATCTATGTTTTGTAGTAAACGATCTTGAGGATCTATGGGAGAGCTAATATGGCAGTAACACAGGAAGACCGAGACGCAATGCAGCGGCTTAAAAGCATTATGGAAGGCAACCCTCTACCACCTTCTCGCAATTCAACTCAGATTACAGAAACATACAGTTCTGTTGAGTTAGCAGGGCCAGGACAAGTTACATCTGCAGATGTTACTGCAATGGCATCTGTATTATCTCGACTGAACAATCTAAGTAATCATGTTGTAGACGATATGATAACTGAATCAACCCAGCGTAACGATGTTGCAGAAGCATTAACCACTGAACGGTTAACCAACGGTGTTAAAGTCGGACGCTATCAAATTTTAATAAAAGAAGATACAACTCGTATTGCCGGCAAACAGTTTTACAGCATTTATAACAGCCTGACAAATGATACTATAGCCGACGACATAAGTTTGTATGAAACTGCGCTTGCTGTAATAAGACTACTCAACTCAGGTAAGTTTACAAATGACATTGCTGTAAGAAAACTATTTGAAGCTGACACTACATATACAAGCCACAAGGTTGATGCAATTACATACAAACGTCGACTGCTTACAGTTAAAGATGCTTCAAAAAGAGACATTTATGAAAGTCGATTACAAGCAAGTATGGATCGTTGCATGATTGCCAAAAAGTCAATTAAAATGTTGGCCGGAAATGCCCGTTAAAGTAACAGAGTCTGCTATTAAACAGATAAACACGTTATGTGAAACCACTGGCAGTGCAGTACGTTTAGCAATTAACAGCGGCGGCTGCCAGGGTTTTTCAAAATCGTGGGATCTAACAACCGATATAGCAGACGATGACATAATTTTGGAAATGGGTGTGGGTAAATTAGTTGTTGACCCTGTTAGTCTCGATATTATAGATGACGCTGTTATAGATTACAAAAATAATCTCAGCGGATCTTACTTTACTGTAGATATCCCTAGTGCAATTAGCACCTGCGGATGTGGAACTTCATTTTCAATCTAGTTACTCTATAGCTGTTTGACATAAATAACCAAACAGCGGAAGGCCCGCGCGGCCAGGAGATCTAATCACATGTATCTAAATCAGTTTGAATCCACATCCCAGGTAAGACTGCAACAAGTCCTGGCAACTCTGAAGGATGTTCATGGTGTCCATATTAAAATAGATCTTGGCAGCCCAACAGCAGAATTTGCAATTAAAGAATGCCAGTCAGCATGGGAATCAACTAGAAACAAGATTGTTTCCGAAAGCAGCTTTAATTCATATCAACAAAATCCACAATATACAAAGGCAATGTTGATATTGGAAGCTATGAAAATTATGCTCACAGAGATTGGGCCAAAACGTAGACGTAAGTTAAAGATGAACGAATCCACAACGGAAGAATCCATGCAAGGTAAACCAACAATTTCAACCCAGTTAGCAGATATATCAGCTAAAATACCACAGACAACCCACGCTGCAACTGCATTTTCAAATGCACTGTCTAGTATTGCAGATAAGTTATCCAGCAAAGGAACACCATTTGCCTCTGGAGTAAGTGACCTAACTCCAGACGAAAAGGATATCATGCTGTGGATCAAAGGGCTTACTCGTCCAATCAATGTTACTAACATGATAAATGATGGTATCAAACAATTTGGCCAAAATTTGTTAACAAAAAGAATGGCACATGTTGCTACGCTGCCAACGGTTGACACAGATGAAACACTGTCAATAATGACAGCCAAACCAAGCAAAACCGCTAACCCAGGTATGGACAACGTTCACGAGCAACTAAACGAACGCAATACATTAGAGCCGCAGGTAATTGACACACCGGTCATGCCGGGAAACGCAACATTTAGTCAGGCACATCATTACGAATATCAAGCTAGCATGGCTAGAAGCGAACTTTACCGAAATGCAAAATATGCAATGAGCATGTTGAAGCAAGTTGATCCTAATGCTGAAATTCAACCATGGATTGCTGCGTGCCTTACAAAATCTGCAAACATGTTAGATAAAGTATACCATTATCTAGACTACTACAAAAAATTTGAACCTGATCAGTTACCAGAAGACATTGACAACGATGTAGAATTAGGAGAGACCAGTGGCAGTATTGCCAGAGAAAACCTAATGCTTATAGTTGAATATAGCACAAAGCTGTTTAATCTTATTCAGCCCGGCGACAAACTCGAAGGGTGGGTAGCAATGAAACTCACCACTGCAAGTGAATGTATCAGTAGCAGCAAGCATTACATGGATTACGTTCAATTTGAACAACATGCACTAGATGATCATTTTACTGAAGCACGCCGTGCCAAAAGAAATGCCATAGCCGAATCGCAGTTGGTAGAAGATGCTGATCCAAATAACGAAGAGCTGGCCAAGGCTACGCTGATAATCAATGCCAAAACTATGGCAGGCAAAGTTCAAGATATGGCCGAAGATACAGCTAAACTTGGAGTAAACGAACTAATGCCGTTAGTTGACAGCATGCGTACACAGTTTGGTGTTGAGGCTGCGTCGGGTTTTAATGATACTGTAAAAGCAGCACTTGACAACTTGCTCAGTGTAACAACTGACACCAAAGAAACTATTGATGCTGCCATAACCACCTTACAAGGTGGAGGCGTACCAGCTGAAAAATCAGATATAGAGCAAGCAGGTTCTCCAGAGTCTCCGCCAGATGATACAGATATAAGTGCAGACATGTCTGCACTAGGTCCAAAAAACACAGAGGAAGAGCCAGTTGCTCCCGAGGCTGCATTAGGCCGGGCTAAAAAGCCAGTATCCGAAGGCAAGATGACCTGCAACGAATGTGGAGTAGGTACATACATGGAAGCATCTAACGGCAAGATGTGTTGCAATGAGTGCGGTGCTACTATGCAAATAATGCAAGAGGCTTGGGGCACAGAAATGCACACTGCTAAGAAAGATATGGGAAAATGGGATGGCTATACCATAGCTGAACTAAAAGCTAAAAAAGCTAAACTTATGAAAAAAGAAGAACGTAGTGCCGCTGAACAAAAAACAGTTAAACAACTGAATTTTGCTATTCGTGCAAAACAAAAAGACTCGTGGGGAAAGATAAAAGACCAGCAAGTATCTGAAACATGGCCAGGATACAAAAAGAACATGGCAAATCAAAAGGCTAAGCCAAGCGATGCTGATAAGAAGTGGGAAGACATAACAAAAATTTACAGCGATGCTCCAGTTGTTGAGAATACTATAGAAGAAGTAGCTCCTCCAGGTAAAACCGCCGAAAAGTTTATACGTGATCAAAAGGCTGCTTTTAAAAAACGCTATGGCAAAAACTGGGAAAAAGTCCTTTATGCTACAGCATGGAAAGAATTTGGACCAAAAAAAGAAGGCTATAGCCAGGCTGTTGCAGCATTAAGTGAAGCCAAGCAGGTTTTTAGTGCGCTGTCAGATAGCATGGCTGCACACAAAACTAATTTTAAAAAGATGATTGCAGAAGGCAAAACAACTGATCCGTTGAATGTAGGTTATGGCTTAGAAGGTGAGGCAATTCGTCAACAAATGATTGCTGCACAAAAGAAAATAACCGAGCAAACCAGCGTTGTGCGTCAACTCATGCAAGAAGGTGTAATTGGAATGTTGAAGAGCATAGAAATGCTTAACAAAGCCAAAGATTTGACTACAGTCAAAAATCAAACACCTTATGGCATTATATACGAAACAAAATCTGGACGTAAAGCTAAAAAAATGTTTGAAAATGCTGCAACACGAAGCTATTGGTTAGATCTGCATGGTATCAAAATTTCAAATATTCGTTTAGTCGAACCTGAAACATTTGACGCTGCTATAAACAAAAAGTTAAAGGCTTGATACGTGTTAATTAAAGAAATACTTTTTGAAAGTGCAGTTATACAAGATATCAACAATGATCTTATGGATTTCATTGTTATGTATCGCAACAAAAACAGTCCTTGGGCTCCTATGAGCGGGCCCAACGGCGCGGTTAGATATATGCGCAGCTTAGATCACGACGTTGATGCCGACAACTTGATGAATGTGTTGTCAAAACCACCTTTTATCGACGTAGTAGAACGAAGTGGGCCTGAGCATATCAAGCTCAAAACTACCATTCCCGATCCTTTAAGCGACAAAGCTGAGGAAAAGGAACAACAAAAGATTGATAAGACTGCAGAAAAAGCAGCAGACAAAGCAGTGAAATCCGGTGAACTGTCGTTGTAAAAACAATTGTAACCATATTATGAGGACCGAATAAAATGTCTTGCGCGCTTAATAATGCCAATTATCAAACTAGTTTTTACTATAACTATGCATATAACCCATCCCCGCCGCCAAGTCCGGTATTTTATAATGCAATAGACGCCAGAAGTTCGCTGCCTGGAGAGGAAGCAATTAATAAGGAGACCAATGCTCTTCAACAAGCTGTGTTTGCTGCAATAGGGCAAGGGGTGTATCAGACTCAGGTGTCAAACGGCACACTTATGACTTATAGCACTCCGTTTACGCCACTTACCTGGACTGTTTCGGGTAATATGCTGACTATTACTAACCATCCTTTTAACACAGGGGATATTGTCACAGTTAGCAGCACAGTCAGTTTGCCGTCTCCACTAGCTCAGGCAACATACTACTATGTTATCTACGTAGACACAAATACCATTATGCTAGCATCCAGCTATGCTAATGCAATTCAACCAAGACCAATTGCAATTACATTAACTACTGTCGGCTCGGGAACATTTTACGTTTACGCATACTATCCTAGTCAAGATTACTATGGTGCATGGCAAGGAACAAATATGAGTAATCCGTTGTTGTCGCCTCCGTACAATACCCAAATGAACGCTGTAATTAACTATTTTGCATCAATGGGTTATATTGTCAATCGTATAGTCAACACCAGTACTGGCAATACTTTCACTTGGGTTCTACAATGGTGAAATATATTATATGAGAAGCATGTACAGCCCTGACACCCTGCTGCTGGCTAGCAAAAAACCTAGAATAAAGGAACTTGTTGCAAAATCGGTATATATGACCGAAGATGAGATTAAACTATTAAACGAAAAGCCTGACGTAATTCGCGGGCTACTTTTGATCAATCAGTTTGGTGCTGAGCAAAAGAAAGTTACCATAGCTGAAAAAATAGCAGATAAAATGGAAGCTGTTAGCAAGACAACTAACAGCGGGCTAGACGTGCCTTGTAAAATTTATACAATTTCAACAGACGATTTTTGGATTCCGGTAGGCAGCACTGAGCTAAACGCCAGGTGCGGCTGGTACTGGGCGCACCTGTACAACAACAAAATTTTAATAAGCAATAATCTGTTAAAAGTAACAGGAGACATTGACAAAAAAATGATTGCGTGCAGCGTGTATGTTACAGATGGTACTGTTGCAGATTTGCACAAATTAGAACATGAACGGCTTAACAAACTAGGGAAAACAATATAGTTATTCGACAGGTACACCAACAATATTAGAAACATGATACTATCAAACAAATTCCAGTATACTCCACTTGTTAGAGAAGACGGTGGTCAAGACGGTCGCAAGTATGTAGACCCACATGGAAGCAAACTGCCGTCGGTTACAACTATTTTAGATAAAACAAAATCAGAAGAGTCTAAAAAAGCACTCGATGCGTGGCGACGCAGCATAGGTGAAAAAAAGGCAGACGAAATTACCAAGGAAGCTGCATTTCGAGGCACACTTATGCATTCGTTTTTAGAAAGATACCTAAAGGGCGAAAATCCTAAGCCTGGTACAAATTTTTATCACAAGCAGAGTTCTAAAATGGCAGAAGTCATATTGGAAAACTATCTTAGGCCGTGTCTAGACGAAGTGTGGGGTCTAGAAGTTAATCTTTACTATCCAGAGTTGTATGCAGGAACTACCGACGTGCTTGGTGTGTATAAAGGTGTGCCCAGCATTGTTGATTTTAAACAAACTAATCGGCCTAAAACAGATGACCGAGTAGTTGACTATAAAACACAGTTAGTAGCCTATGCCGCAGCGCACAATGCAATATACGGAACAGATATTAAACAGGGGGTAATTCTAATGTGTTCAAAAGACTATGCTCCTCAACATTGGGTGTTACACGGTGCCGAGTTTGAAGAATTTACTGCTCGTTGGTGGCAGCGAGTGGCGCAGTATTACAATTTATTATGATCTAACCAATCTTCAAACGTATCTAATGTTTCGTTAACATCGTTTATAGATACTGGCTTGTTTGCAATATATGACGCCCAGCCGACTATCGACTTTGGTACGTCATCTAATTTTTGTCACCTTTGTTTGACAACTTTAATTTCCGTATAACAGCGTATAGATGTTGCACAGACTCTGCCAACTGTCTAGAATCAAATACAGCACAAAACACAGGACCGTGAAGATCCTCTGTTAATTGCTGCATGGGCACATAGTATTGAATGAGACGGTTTAACTGTATAGCAGCATGTACTCAATAATTGCTGGATTACAATATTAAAAGTCTGTTAAATCAACTAGATATTAACAGTATCGAGCAATTCCTGCTTCGTTGGTACGTAGTTGTTTTGTGACCATAATAATTTAAGAGCACTTAGAATTTTACCAACTTCTGGACCCTGAGCTACTCCTAGAGCAATAATATCATTGCCAGACACAGGAAACGTTGGGACCTCCCATTCTGCTAATACAGCTCTATCAAACGCATCCATCTCTCTAAGCGCAGCAAGTTCCATTGCCCATTCTCTACTAATACCCGAAACTGCCATCCAGTTGTATGGAGAGATGTTAGACCATTCTTCAAGAGCTAACCATCTTGCCAAGTCCTGATCGTCTCGGCTGGCTTTCCAATTTTCAAGTACTCTGTATGCTTGGTCGTGGAACAAGCTTACCATGAGAGTGACAGGATTCCTGGTAATGGCATGTGTTTTTTGCGATACTAGAATGTCGCCATGCATGTCGCCTAGGTTTATATGTGGATAAATCCCAAGAGATTTCATTTCAATCACAATGTAGGGACCGTCATTGCCGGACAAAATACTGCTAATCTCGCTCCATACACGTTCGCGACTAATGGATGCAAGACCTGATGCGTGTTTTTCAACAGCACGCCTTGCAGAATAACTCATGCTCATACCAAAACGCCCCCTGAAGCGAAACCACCTCAATATACGAAGATAGTCTTCCTGGATGCGTTGCTCGGCATTGCCTACGAATACAACAAGGCCATTGTGCAGGTCGTCGAGACCATTAAAGTAGTCAATTAGCTTGCCATTAAATGTCAAGCTCATAGCATTGATAGTAAAGTCTCTCCTCTCTGAATCTGTGTACCAATCGCGGGTATACGCCACAGTGGCATGTCGTCCATCAGTTTTCTCATCTCGACGCAAGCTGGTAATTTCATAAGTTATGTTATTCAACACAACAGAAACAGTGCCGTGTTGCAATCCTGTTGTAATATAACGAATATTCGCAGCTTGATAAATTTCAATTTGTTCTGTCGGATTGGCATCTGTGCAGAGATCGATGTCATTGGGTGTGTGTCCTACAAGAAAATCTCTAACACACCCACCTACGAACCGGATATCAAATCCTTTATCCACAAACAATGTATGTAGACCGACCAGTTCTGCATTAGTCAGATTGCTTATATCTACGGTATGTGTTGCGGGTTCACATGGCATAGTTGTTTTATAACAAGTTTAACATTCAAGTCAAGTATAAAGATTTTGCAGGTAAATATTCTACATATCGGAGCGTAAATCAACATGGCCATCCAAACAATTGCAAGACTACAAAACCGTAGAGGTTTATATGCTGATTTACCAGCTTCTCTAGCAGAAGGCGAGTTTGGTTGGTGCCTTGATACGCGGCAGTTGTTTATAGGCAATTCTAATGGGTATGGAGCAAACACCGAGGTGTTAACTGCCTACAGCCAAAACGACGAATTGATAACTACAATTTATAGTGCTAATGGCATAAATCTTTCATCTGCTATCTCGCGCACGCTGCATGCAAAATTAGACGATATTGCTAGCATTAAAGACTTTGGTGCAACAGGCGACGGCATAACAGACGACGCCCCTGCGATTAATGCTGCCATTTCAGAACTTCTTAAAGGATACCCTGCTTCCAACAACACTGCGGTTTCGATCTTTTTTCCAGCAGGTACTTATCTAATAAACAGTACACTGTTGCTGTATCCGTATTTGAGCATAATAGGTGACGGCAACAACGGAACAACAATTCTTGCTGCGGCAGATACATCTATGCAATATATGCTAGAAACAGTAGACAGCCTCGGACAAACTGGAGCCAATATCGGTTTAAATGGCGCAGTTCTTCCGACCAAGATACACATACGTGACATCACTATCAGTACAAATTCACAACAAATTAGCGCGGTGCACTCAACCAGATACTCGCACATTAGATACGAGAGAGTAAATGCAATAGGTGGATGGGTAGCCGGCAATTCTGCCGGAACAGATTCTGCGTTTACCTGCAGCAGCATAGGCAATGCAGTATTCACTCATGATTTGCAGCTTGTAGATTGTGATATACAAGGGTTTACCAATGCCGTTTTAATGAATGACCCTGTTGCATACACAACCCTAAGTCGTTGTACGCTACATCAACTGTATAGAGGCATTGTAGCTGGCTTAACACCTGTACACAACGGACCTGAGTACACAACTGTTACACAAACAAAATTTTATAGCATTAGCAATTACGGAATTTATGTAGGCGATGCCAGCAGTAATCCGGGCGTTACAAGCATTGGCAACACATTTAAAAGCGTAGGAACACCAACATCCGTTAAAAGCATTTATTGGGGCACAGCATCTGTACTCAATGGCAGTATGGGCGACGTATTTTCTACTGCACCAGGCGTGATAGATAGTGGAACAACAAATATAATTGTTGACGCGCAGCAAACTAATTTAACGGGTGTATCGGGTACAAGTGGATATTCAGGTTACAGTGGAGTATTCAATTCCTCCAGTAATGCCAGTTCTGCAACTGTTATTACTACAGGTACCGCTGTGGCCAGAACCCTGGCCAACAGATTTGCCGATGTTGTAAATGTTAAAGATTACGGAGCTGTTGGAGACGGCACCACTGACGATACTGCGGCATTTGTTGCAGCAGCAGCTACCGGGTCGCTAGTTTATGCGCCACAGACTATATATCTTGTAACAAGTTCCGCATTAAGTTATGGAACACAGCTATATGGACCTGGCAGTTTTAGCTATGCCGGTGGCCTAATACCTATAGGCGATGTAAGTGCATCATGCACACTACATGTACCTGCACAGTTTTCTGATATAAAAGTAGCTCTTAATTACCTAAATGACAGAGTGATTAACAACGGTGCTGTTGTTACAATACAAGTAGCAGATGGAACATATACATATGGTAGCTCGGGATCGCCTGTTCCAATTGAAATAACACATCCTCAAGGTGCGCAAATACAAATTATTGGCAACACAACCACGCCGGCAAACGTGGTTCTTCAGTTTTATCAGGCCAACTATAGCCCAGCATTCTTGATTAAAAACGACAAAAGTCTTGGATTGCTAGATGGCTTTACAATAAACGCACTAGATGGATGGACAGGGACTTATACCTGGAATGCTGGAATAAATCCATATGGTTTTGGAATCTGGGCCTACGCAGGTGGCAATATTGTTGTAGGGGCTAACATTTATATCAATAAATTTTATTACGGTATGCGCGCAGAACTTGGTGGTCATATCTATTGCCAAAATAACGGATCAACTGGACCATATGTTGCAGATGCAGGCGACGTAGGTTTCCACGCATTTAACGGCGGTGCAATTGAAGCAAGATACGCTCATGCTGCCTATTGTGGAGATAGTTCACAAAATCTTGGATATGGATTTTTGGCAGAAATGGGCAGCATAGTTGCCAACAATGGATTTGCCATTTACAACTATATAGCGGGGTTTGCAGCCGAGACTAACGGCAGTATGTGGGCCATGAACACAAATGGTTCTCACAACTTGCAATATGGCTATTTGGCATTAAATGGCGGTTCTGTAGATGCTACATCCTCCACCGGGTCGTATAATGGCACAACCACAGAGACTGCAAATTATGCGTCAACAAACAAAGGATATCTTAACTGCTACTTGGCAGAAAGTGACCATTCAACCGGATCTGGTTATTTGGCCAAAGGCAGCGCTGTACTAAACGCAAATGGTGCTGTATCAACCAATAACACAACCTATAGTTACGACTCTGTCCAGTTGTCGTTGATCATCGGTACCGTAGGTTCGCATACAGGCAACGGTATAGATACTCCTACAGCCGATGCAACATCGTTGGTAAACGTAACATGACACCTTTTTCACATCTATAAATTGTTGTCAATGCTGTCAAAAACTGTAGATCCTGGTCTAAAGTCGTTTAGAATCCAACCACTAACAATTAATTGATTCACTCATAAAAATAGTGCATTAAGTTATTACTATACAATAGGTGACATATGGAAGATTTTCTGGAACATATTAAGTTTATGAATGATAATTCTAAATCTTTTATGAGTTGTTGGAAAGAATTACGCAAAAATTTAACAGATGGTTTGTCGGATAAACAACATTTGGAATTAGTTACACAGTTTTGGAGTAATGCTCCAATATCAGTGAGAACACTTGACTGGGATGAGCCGAAATCTTGGCCCGATCCTTGGACTTTTATACACAATAACATATTTGACGAAAGTGCCGTTGCAGTAGGAATGTTTTATACGTTGCTGTTGTCACAAGATGCTAGATGGATCGGCAATAGACTACAACTTATTCTTGTAAGCGATCAAATTCGCGCAATACAGAGAATTATTTTGAGTGTTGATAACAGATGGTTATTAAATTTAGAGTATCAAAAAGTAATTGATAATCAAACAGTTACAAAAACATACAACATACAGCAGATATATGATTACCAAGACAACCATCATTTCCTATTAAAATCTAGGACTATTGCATCGGTTGGTAATATAATAAAAAAATAACGATGCGACTTTATGACGCGTAAATACTCAGCTCTCGAGCTTAGCTGCTCATAACAGTTATCAAAATATTTGAAAGAGGACAAAACATGGCCGCCCAAAGACAGGGAGAAATTTACGTCACCAAGCGCGACGGACACCGAGAGTTACTTAACATTGGTAAATGGCAAGCACAAATTGCCAAAGTTTGCAAAAACATAGCAGACGTTAGCCAATCAATGATCGAAATCAAAGCGCAGCCGCATTTTTATAACGGAATATCAACTGTTGAAATTGATGGTATAACACTGCGAGCTATAGTTGATTTAATTGACGTAGACATCAACCCAGGAATTGGGCATACCAACTATCAGTACGTTGCAGGAAAGCAACGTTTAAGTATGCTACGAAAAGACGTATACGGTACGTATGAAGTTCCTCATCTATATTCAGTTGTTAAAAAAAATGTAGATACGGGATTATACACTGCAGATCTTCTTGATTGGTATACTGAAGATGACTGGAACAAAATGAATGAAATGCTGGATCATGAAAAAGATGAACAGTATAGTTACGCAGCAATTGAGCAGTTGATCGAAAAGTATCTAGTTCGAAATCGTGCAACGAAAAATATTTATGAAACACCACAAATACGGTATATGATAGCTGCGGCTACGGTTTTTCATAAAGAGGAACCAAATAATGCTCGTATGCGATACATCAAAGAATACTATCAGTCTGCTTCAGAGGGCTTGTTTACTCTTGCCACGCCTGTATTAGCAGGACTAGGGACACCAACCAAACAGTTTAGTTCGTGTGTGCTTATACGTAGTGACGATGACCTAGACAGTATCTTTGCATCAGGAGAAATGATGGCAAAATATGCTAGCAAACGTGCTGGCATTGGGTTGGAAATTGGCAGATTGCGACCATTGGGAAGTCCTATCAGAGGCGGTGAAATCATGCACACTGGTATGATTCCATTTTTAAAGAAATGGTTTGGCGATCTAAGATCATGCAGTCAGGGCGGAATCAGGAACGCATGTGTACACATAGACTCATATGTAGACAAATTAACTGGATTTGAATTTAACGGCAAAAATTATTATCAAGGTGACATAATTAAAAAAGATGACAAAGTGATAAATATAACTGATGTGCTAACTATTTTAGCCTATATGGGAAGTGATGATGAAAGAGATGCATATTTGCAAAATTTGCTCGGCTAACGTGAGCCAGTTACAACGACATCTGACTATGAGACATAACAGAATGAATTTAAATGAGTATCTCAAAGAATTCAAGTGTGGCGAAGAGTTTAACAAAATCGACAAAAACCTTCGAAAAGATAGGGCAAAAAATAGCCCGTGGTCAATTGAATATTATATATCTCGGGGTAAAACTGAAGAAGAAGCAGTTCTTTTAATTAATGAAAAACGAAAAACACGAAAAAAACAAAAAACAACCCCGTCAAATTCAAATCACTGGGTATCTAAAGGGTATTCGTTAGAAGATGCTGAAATACGAGCACAACAATATAGGTCTGATATAGGTCGTCTCCCTTCATTGGAATCATATATAACGAGGTTTGGAGAAACAATCGGCAAAGACAAATGGAATGAATACCAATCTAAAATTAAAAATCGTCAAGAAACTTTTTTATCGCGGGCATCTACTGTTAAACACGAGGCAAAATTAATTCGTTGGTTTAAAAATAGTCGGACAGAACACGGGCCTGTTTTGAAGAAATTTAGTTATGATAATTACGACAGTTATTGTGATGCAGTAAGAACAGCTACCAAAATATCGATTGCTGTATATGGAAATATCATCGATCCGGAAAAAAACAAATTAGGTATAATTTATGGTAAGAATGGATACGCTGTTGATCACAAATTTTCCAAATATGGCGGATTTGTCAACAAGATACATCCATTAATTATAGGAAGTTATCAAAATTTACAACTAATACCAAAAAAAGAAAATTGCAGAAAAGGTCAATATTGTATTGTTGCAATCGAAGAGGTTCTTGGTTATAAAACAATATTAGACGACAAAGAAATATCATCCGACTTGAAGGACAGAATAAATGAAATTTTTATCGAACAGAGTTAAAATTGATGAAGTAAAATTGGGAGATTTGGTACTATCTTGTGATATTGAAACACAAACGGATGTATATCGTAAAGTATTAAATGTCATGAGACCGATAGTTCCACATGAACACCAAGTAAAAATTACATCAACATCGGATGCTAAATTAATTACGAGCGACACACATCCTACTGCAATCAATGAATTTGGAAAAATCAAATATGTAAAGGGTGGTGATATTACTACAGGAGATTATGTAGTGTCTGTTATCAACAAAAAAGATAAAGTTAAAGAAGTAACTTCTCCTAACGTATCAACTCAATATGCCGATTTTAGCATTGATGAACATGAAAATTATTATGCAGGGATGGAACCAGACAAATTATTATTGGCCCACAATAGTGCAACAGTGTTCTACCCATTATGGCATCACCAGTTTGATGATCTAATTGTGTTGAAAAATAACCAAGGTACAGAAGAGACTAGAGTTCGTCACATGGACTATGGTGTAGTTCTAAATGCATTTTTCTGGCGTAGATTTAAGAACCAAGAAAACATTACATTCTTTGATCCAAACGAAGTTCCAGATCTCTATGAAGCGTTTTATAAAAACACTGCACTGTTTGAAGAACTGTATGTTCAATATGAAAAACGCACAGACCTAAGAACAAAAACTATGAGTGCAGAAGAAGTGTTCAAAGGTGGCATACTTAAAGAACGCACAGATACTGGACGTATCTATCTTGTGTTTATTGACAACGTTCAGAATCAAGGCCCGTTTGATCCAGAATATCATACCATATATCAAAGCAATCTTTGTTGTTTAACAGGTGAGACAGAAATAGAGATACAGTATGCAGGACAAATTCTTAAGACAAATATTGCTACCTTCACAGAAAGCTGGACTAACGGGTATTATGACGATACTGTATTAGCGAAGTCGTGGGACGGCAAAAAAATAGTATGGGAGAATATTTCAAATGCTATACTAACCAAAAAGGTAGATGAATTAGTAGAGATTGAAACAGAATCGGGGCAAATCATACGTTGCACGGTTGATCACAAGATATTCACCACTAACAGAGGATGGGTAGAAGCACAAGATTTAGAGGAGACTGACGAGTTACTGATAAAATAGTAGCGTTATTTACAGAAATACTATTACTTACATAAATAATAGAAAGGAAATAACACTATGAACTATAGAAAAATTTATCAAAATATTATAAATCGTGCTAAAGAAGAAAATAGAGTGAAAGGTGGAAAGATTTATTATGAGTTGCATCATATCATCCCTACCTTTATGTTTAAAAATCGCAGAGGTAGAACAGGCCCAATCGGAAACTTAGATGGGGATTGTAATGATAAGAACAATTTGGTATTATTAACAATTCGCGAGCATTTCTTGTCGCATTTGCTATTAACAAAAATTTACAGTGGGACACGATATGAACAGTCAGCGAAAAAATCGTTAGTATGGTTCTTTACGTTATTAGACAAGTCATCGCATCCGCGGGAAGAATGGTATAACTTATCACGCTCAAAAAAATATGAGAAATATCGTAAGTTAGCTATAGAAGGTATTCGCGAGTCTATGGTCAATACTATGTTGGTAAAAGATTCTATCACTGGTGAGAAGATAGGCAGGGTACCAACAAATCACGAGAAAGTAATATCAAAGGAATGGGTACATTGGAACGCGGGTCGTAAGAATACTAAAGAGCAGTCTAAGTTACAGTCGGCAAGATCAATTGGTGTGAATAACTCAAATGCTAAACCTGATATTACTAGGCAGATGGTTATAGATGTTATTGTAAACTATGTGATTACAAATAACAGGTATGGTAATTATATACTTCGTAAAGAGATGGATGATGCATTGAAGAATGTGTTGAATGTTAGTGTTACGATTATAAAAAATAGATTTACTAATGGTCGTGAAGAACTAGTATCAGAAGTGAATAATACACTTATTAATGCAGGATTAGCAGTAGTAAGTTATAATCCTTACTATAGGGGTGATGAGCAAAAGAAGAAGCTGTCATCTGCATCATCGATATATAGATGGGTAACAAACGGAGTTAAGAATGTTAGACTTAATGCAGACCAATTAGATCAATTCTTGAAAGAAAATATAACATATAAACATGGACGTATATTATGATTAAAATTAGAAAAATAAAAATATCGAAACCAGAAGCGGTATATGATATCACAGTAGATAGAACACACTCCTTTTTTGCTAATAATATATTAGTCCATAATTGCGAGATACTTTTGCCGACCAAATCATTTAAGCGACTTGACGATGATACCGGTCGCATATCGTTGTGTACTCTGGGGTCGATCAATTGGGGCGCATTTAGAAACCCAGAAGACATGCGACGTGCTTGCAGAATTCTACAACGTAGCTTATGCAATATACTTGATTATCAAGATTTCCTAAGCATACAAAGCAAGCTTAGTAATGATGAGATTCAACCACTTGGAATTGGTGTCACAAACCTTGCATATTGGCATGCAAAACGCAACTTCAAATATGGTGAAAAAGACGCTCTACAAGAAGTTAAATCTTGGATGGAACATCAAGCATTCTATCTTACAGAAGCCACCGTCGAATTAGCAAAAGAACGCGGCGCATGTTTGCATAGTGGTCAAACACGTTACGGACAAGGAGTGTTCCCTTGGGAATTGCGTGCAACTGGTGTTAATGAACTTGCAGATTTTACACCAGAGTTAGATTGGGAAAATCTTCGTGCTAATATGAAACAATATGGTGTTCGTAATTCAACACTAATGGCAATCGCACCAGTTGAAAGTTCAAGTGTTGTCATTAACTCAACAAACGGAATTGAAATACCGATGAGTTTGATTAGTGTTAAAGAATCAAAAGCTGGGTCATTTATACAAGTTGTGCCAGAATATCAAAAGCTAAAAAGTAAGTATCAATTGCTGTGGGATCAAAAAAACTGTGATAGCTACTTAAAAACTGCTGCTGTATTAGCAGCGTATATAGATCAATCTATCAGTACCAATACCTTCTATTCACCAAAACACTTTCCAGATCGTAAAGTGCCGACTACATTAATTGCGAAGAACCTAATGCAGGCACACGTATGGGGATTGAAAACCATATATTACTCACTTGTTGAAAAACAAGGTAGCAAAATGGATGCAGAAAATACTCCAGCTATGATTGAATCTATCAATTACGATGACGAAGAGCATTGCGAATCTTGCGTTTTATAATAATAATAACAAAATAACAGTTAAGAAAGAGATATAATCATGGCGATCGCACAATACGATTTATCTAAAAAAACAGACTATCTCGCCCGTAAAATGTTTTTAGATCCTGCCGGGCCAGTTACAGTTCAACGATTTGAAGAATTTAGATATCCAAAGATAGCCAGGTTCGAAGAGAACGCAAGAGGATTTTTTTGGATTCCTGAAGAAATCAGCCTAACCAAAGACGCTGGCGATTTCAAAAATGCCAGCGAAACTGTTAGACATATTTTTACCAGCAATCTACTTCGACAAACAGCATTAGACAGTTTGCAAGGTCGTGCACCGGCACAGATATTTAGTCCTGTTATTTCAATTCCAGAACTTGAGTCGTTGGTTAGCAACTGGAGCTTCTTTGAAACAAATCTACATTCAAAAAGCTATAGTCATATCATTAGAAACATCTATAATGTACCAAAGGATGAATTTAATAAAATTCACGAGACAGCACCAATCATTGAAATGGCTGCACAGATTGGCAAATACTACGACGACCTGCACGTCATTAATTGCAAAAAAGAACTTGGCGTTGACGTTGATGAAAAGGACCATGTTAAGTCGATATGGTTAGCATTACATACTAGCTATGCACTCGAAGCACTGCGATTTATGGTATCGTTTGCAACCAGTCTTGCAATGGTAGAGAACAAAATTTTCATTGGCAACGGTAACATCATCAGTCTTATTTTGCAAGACGAGCTGTTGCATAGAGACTGGACTGCATACCTCATTAATCAGTGTGCAAAAGATGACTCGCGTTTTGCAGAAATCAAACAAGAATGCACAGCCGAAGTTTATCAAATCTACATGGATGTTATACAAGAAGAAAAAGACTGGGCAGATTATTTGTTCAAATTTGGTCCTGTAATCGGACTTAATTCTCAAATACTCAAGGACTTTATGGATTTTACTGCTGCTGCTGCACTAAAGGAAATCGGTATAAAGTACACATTGCCTGCTCCAAAGACCACACCAATACCTTGGTTCAATAAGCACAGCAACACCAGCAACAAGCAATCAGCTCTCCAGGAAACCGAAAGCACTAACTATGTAATAGGAATTATGTCGGAGGTAATAGATTATTCCGAGCTACCACAGATCTGATGAAAATAGCAGTTATCACACCATACCATAGAGAAAGCGCCGATACCCTGAAAAGGTGTCACAACTCTGTACAGGGTCAAACCTACAAGAATCATGTGCATATGATGATAGCCGACGGCGAGCCGCATCCTATGGTTAGAACATTGCCCGATGTCGAACACATGGTGCTGCCAAGGTGTCATGATGACGCTGGAGCAACACCTAGGGCGCTGGCGGCAATATCCGCGTTCAGCAGGAATTTTGATGCAGTAGCATTCTTGGATGCCGATAACACCTATCTTGCAAATCATCTTGAAACAATGGCAGCAGCCATTGGGACGCACGATGTTGTTACGGCCACCCGCAATATTTGCACCACAGCAGGACGATTTTTGTACGTGGATGATTTTGAAAGCGACGGTAGCACGTTTTGTGACACAAATTGTCTGTTCATCACGAAATCAATCCTCCATCAGTTGACCAATTGGATAACAGCACCGGAACATAGGCTGTGGAGCGACAGGCATTTTTGGGCATCGATTGCTATTCCAAGCGTATCTCGATTACATATAAAAACACCAACCGTGAACTACCATTCTCAATGGGCGTGGCATTACGAACATGCAGGCGCAGTTCCACCACCTAACAGTGTTTGGATTGCCAAAACCATTGACGGAAGGTTGATACAAACCAAGCACATCGATAGATAAAGGAGCAAAAATGCAAGCAGAAATCTACTCTAAATTGGACTGTCCTTACTGTGTCAAGGCAAAAGCGTTGCTAACTGAAAAAGGTATTCCCTATCGTGAATACATCGTCAGCACAGGTCTAGGAGAAAAGCAGGCTGCTGCCAACCAGCAATATGTGACAAAAGCTGACCTATTGGAAAAGTATCCGACTGCTAAAACGGTTCCGCAGATCTGGTTGGACGGAAAGCATATTGGTGGTTATACGGAGCTGGCGGCACATTTCGCGGCAAAGTAACCCATAAATATAATAAGTTTTGATAAACCTTGGGTAGAACAGGATTGTGTAATTAAGTTAATCGATCATTATAAGCGTAGTAATAGATGGACACGTGATAATCTCAATCCACTGAATTTAAAGGAGATATAAAGTGCCACTTAACCCCCCATCGTATCAAGGATCCGATGTTTGGTATAGTCCAAATGTTTATATAAATCAAGTGCAGGCTGCATTATGGCAGCCTGCACTTCCGCAACCATCGGCGTTACACTCGCTTCCGGCTATACCGTCGCCTCAATACAGTCTCACACAAGAGCAAATTTCAGCTGCCACCTCTGCACAAAATACCGAGTGGTATATTACAGATGCAGCTGGCAACGTAATATCAGTACCACCAGGAACTCCTGGTGCTAGCTCTGAAGGAACTGCCCCTAGCCCAGATTCTGCACCTGGGCAGATGTCTGGCCAAATTACTGGAGTAACAGATGCAGCGGCTGTAGGCCAAGGCGGCTATCAAGCATTTATTGGCAACCTTGCCAAAGTACTACAAGAAGGCAAGCGCGGCGACTGGGCCGGCGGTGCAAGCAACACGAATATACAGAGTATGTTAGCTACAGTAGGTATAAGTTCTGGTAGCGTTTTTCCTAGAGGTCACAGTTACTGGTGTGCAGCATTTATGGGGTGGATGCTAAAAATAAGCGGGTTGCAATATCTTGTTGGTGCTAAAAGCGGATTTGTTACAGCTTCTGCAGCAGACTACACACGATATGGTCAAGCTATCGATCTGCGGCAACCAAATTTATGGCGACAAGGCGATGTTGCAGTTGTTAGCTCTATCGGAAATACAAGTTCGGGAACACATGTGACATTTATCTACGGCGCACCGCACGGCGGCTGGTATCGGTGTCTTGGTGGCAATCAAGGTGACACGCCAGGAGATGTAAAGATTAGTGGGTATCAACTTACCTCGTTTCTATATGTAGGCCGTGCATGGCCAGACACCGGCCGTCCGTTACCATCGATATCTGACTGATATTGCAACCGATTTAGTCATCTAGTAAGCTGTTCAAAGCAGGAGAACAACAATGTTAATAGACAAGCCAATCACTGAAAACGACATCGTGTCAATTAAGTTAAGCAACGGTGACGAAATAATTGCCAAGTTAGCTGAAATAACCGAAAGCAAAATTACTGTAACAAAACCATTGCTAATGGTACTCAGTCAAGATCCGCGCACTGGCCAGCCAGGAGTACAAATGGCACCATTTTGGATGATGGGTAGCGATCCTTCATCAAAGTATGCTATCAATCGGTCTCACGTTATAGTTGTTACCAAATCAAACACGGACGCTGCTAGTAGCTACATATCTCAAACAACAGGGCTGGCAATGCCTAGCACAGGAGCAGGTTTGATATTGTGAGCCATCTTCCGTATCAGTACGCCTTTACACGTAATTTTTGCGGTATACCAAATTATGCTAATCATTCATTTTTAATTCTAGGTGCTCCTGTGGATTGTGCTACAACATTTCGCAGCGGCGCTAGAATGGCTCCAAATGCCATTAGAGATGCAAGCATGATGCTCACAGACGGAGTTCATCCGCTGTATCCAGTTGATATACAACAACATGTAGGTGATGCTGGTGACATGCCATTGCCCAGTGGAAATACGTCCGCAATGTTGCAAATGGTAGAATCAACTGTTAGACGTTATAGTGATGCAAATATTGTCACATTAGGAGGCGATCACAGCATCACAACAGGAATATTGCGGGCACATGCTAGCAAGCATAAACAAATAGCGGTTGTGCATTTTGATGCACATTGCGACACCTGGCCAAATCATTTTGATGAATTGCACGGGCATGGTACATGGCTGTTTGATGCAATAGACGAGAACGTTGTAGACGCATCGCATGTAATTAGCGTTGGTATACGCAGTCCTGCTGACGCTGCTGCTAGAAATTTTTTAGAGGTTAATGGCGGTACTACCATATCGGCAAGACAAGCAGTTAAATATGGTCCTAGTGCAATGGCCTCTATTATTAAAACAAAAGTAGGTAATCTTCCGACATATCTTAGCCTTGACATAGATTGTCTGGATCCTGCGTATGCACCGGGCACAGGCACTCCGGAAATCGGTGGGCTATCGACAATGTGGCTAAGTGAATTAATAGACGAATTACAGCATATCAACTGGATCGGTATGGACTGTGTAGAAGTGAATCCGGCGTATGACCAATCTCAAATTACATCGCTTGCTGCTGCAACATTTGTATGGCAATACCTTTCCATGAACATTGCTCAGACAACGTGTCATTAATATTTGAATGTAACAAATAATTAGTAATTCTCACTCAGTTTATTGAATTAAATACGCATATTATTCCTCAAGGATTACCATGTCAAGAGTTCTATTCATTTTAAAGCGTAGACCAGATTACAATCAAACCATACACAACAAAATAGGATTAAGTACAGGCCTTTATAACAGTGCTAGTTTTATGTATCAAATGCTGCAAGATGCCGGAGTTGAAAGTAAGCTCGTAGTAGCTATTGATAACAACTGCATTGATCGCGAAGTTACTGCCTTCAAGCCTACGCATGTTATAATTGAAGCACTATGGGTAGTACCAACAAAATTTGATGTTTTAAGTAGATTACACCCGACTGTTACATGGATTATACGTCTACACAGTGAAATGCCATTTATTGCTAGCGAAGGTATTGCAATGGACTGGATCGGTGATTACGCTAGGTTTCCTAACATTGTATTTGGAGTTAATGCGCCAAGAATGATGGATGAAACACGGTTTTATCTACAGCATATGCACAATTGGTCAGATACTGAAGCAAATAAGCGCATAATCTATATGCCAAACTTCTATCCTCAAGAATACAAAACAAAAAAGTTCGATCCTTCAAGTGAAGTAATTAATGTTTCCTGTTTCGGTGCCATTAGACCTCTTAAGAATCATTTATTACAAGCACTTGCAGCTATTAAATTTGCCAACTCTATAGGAAGAAAATTACGTTTCCATGTAAATTCTGGCCGAATAGAAATGAAAGGCGAGCCGGTGCTGAACAATCTTACAGGTTTGTTTCAACATATGGCAGACAAAGGTCATGAACTGATAAATCATGAATGGAGTCCGAGAGAAGAATTTCTCACAACATGTTCCACTATTGATATTGCAATGCAGGTAAGTTTTACCGAAACATTTAACATAGTAGGAGCTGACCACATTAGTCAAGGTGTACCTATTGTTGGCAGTAAAGAAATACCATGGGCTATGGAATGGTTTTGTGCCGATCCAGTTAGCAGTGACGATATGTGCAAAAAGCTACGCAGAACTTGGCATTTTCCGCAGCTAAATGTAAAAATAAATCAACTGATGCTAACATCTTACACTAGTACTACTCGTAAGTACTGGTTAGATTATTTTAAGTGAATTACCCACGCAGCAAGCTGTGTTGGTCTTACACGCGAAAAATAAATAGGTTATAAGGAGCTAACATCATGGCAGACGAGTTTCACAGAGTTCGAACACATCGTTGGTTAAACGGTGCATTAAAATACATCGATCATATATTCACTACATTTGAAGATGCATTAGAGTTTGCTAATGCATACGATTGCGATAATTTCAAAATTTTTGATCACAACGATGGATTAAAACACAGTAGTCACAGCAAACCTACATCAACATATGCTTGACATTGCCTGTTTCATAGTTTATAAATACGGTTGACACTGTTGATAGCAATTAAATAAGTTAGGCAGGACCGGAGGGGCAGCACCACCGCACCTCCACCAGTAAGCCTACTCTCAGCCGTAACCAATCGGCACCCTGTACTGCAAAGACAGGTTGAGATGGGTAGGCTTACTTGTGGGGGTGAAATAGGATAGACTGATAGCAGTAAGGGTTGAAGTAGGTGTTGGGTAAGATACGACCCATAATTAGTTCAAAAAACATAGTTGACGTATTTCACGCAGCTAACGACAATACACCTGTTGAAGCAATGAAAATTGCTGCCTGAGGTTTAGCGTCCAGGGTATGGGCTCCACCCTGTTAAATAACGGGTCCATTTAACACTACACACACACAAGGAGACTAAAAATGGACGCGTATGAAATTAGACTAGAACTACTGAAGATGGCTAAAGATATCCTTATGGAAGATTGGAATTGCCAACGTCAAGCACTGGAACTTGTCTACTTCCAGACACGTGACATTGCCATGACTCAGGAATACAACCAAGAAGTTATAGAATATCCTGCACTGCCGGCTGTTCCTTCGAGTGTTGACATTACGGAACTTGCTAGTAAACTGAACGAATTTGTGAGTAAAAGAGCATAAATAGAAGATGAGAGCATATGCTCTCATCTTCGTAATATCGTACAAATAAAAATCAATACTGATAAATAACTTGTCTATAAATGAAAACTGTTATCTAACTACTCCAGTATCACCACCTTGTGTGCTAGAATTACTGGAATAATCAAATTAATGTGCTAACAATTAATTGCAAAATACTAATAAAACGGAAGGTGGCAACATCTTCCGTTTTTTTGTCAAGGTTGACATCGCCGCGTATTCACGTATGCTTATCATTATGTTATACAATCAGGAATTATAATGGCTAAAAAATCAAGCGAAGAAATTGTCAAACTAACCGATACCCAGCATCATCGCCTGCGTACCGAAATGTATCTTGGCAGCCGTAATTTACATACACAGACTGTAATTAATTGGGACGGAAAGAAACTAGTAGCCGAAAACGTTGCATGGACGCCTGCTGCATACTGTGCTTTTAGAGAAATATTTGATAACAGTCTTGACGAAGTTGTAGGCCACGGACATGGTAGTAAAATTGATGTAACATACGATCCAAAAACATTAACCTTTAGTGTTGCCGACGATGGCCGAGGCATTCCAATTGACTGGGACGAAAATGAAAAAATGCACAAAGCAACTATGGCACTTACCCAAGCTCGTGCTGGTCGCAATTTTGGTGAGAGGGAAGAAGTACGCGGAACAAATGGTATTGGAGCATCAGTTGTAGTAAGTTGCTCAAAAGAATTCGTCATTGATATCAAGAGAGCTGGCAAACGATTTCAACAGACCTTTAAAGAAGGGTCTGAACTGATGCCCGATTTGGATATCAGTGAACCACGCATTTTTTCCAGCGCAATGAAATCCGGTACAGAAATCAATTTTTCACTTAGCCCAACTGTATTTCCAAACGCAAAGATTCCTTTATCTTTTGTCAAATCTCGTATATTTGAGGTAGCCGCCAACCATCCTAAAATTCGATTTACATTCAACGGCGAAAAGGTCACTGTAGGTAAAAGCATTGACAAAACCATGTTTGCCGATAGTGATCCTGTAATTATCAGCATTAACGAAGATAAGTTTGCCAGCACATATTATTTGGTTCCTGAATTTGGAATCGAAGGCGAGTTTGTACACAGTACTGTAAATGACATCCCAGCTTTTAACGGAGGTCAACACATTGACACGTTTAAAAGATTATTCTTTAGCGGCATGCTTAAAGCTATGGAACGAGAAAGCAAGCGCAGAGGGTTAGCCCCCAATCGCAGCGACATTGCCGACGGATTATTAATTTATAATACAACCACAATGCATGCGCCTAACTTTGATAGCCAAAGCAAAACTCGGTTGATCAACGACGAAGTTGATCGCTACATCAAAACAAGCCTTGAAAACGAAATTACATTTAAGAGCATACTTCGCACACACAAGACATGGGTTGACGCAATATACAAACGTTGTGCAGCTCGTACCCAAAAACGCGACGATGCGGATATAGCCAAAGCCAATCGCAAACTTATGAGAAATAAGGTTCCAAAGCTGCTGGATGCAAACGGCAAGGATCGCAGCAAGTGCATTCTTCTAATCTGTGAAGGCGACTGCATAGCTGAAGACACACAAATCGCAATTTTCGAAGATGGTGAATTTATCAATAAAAAAGTAAAAGACGTAAATCTTGGAGATCTTGTTTTAACGCACACAGGCGCGATCAAACCAATATGTAACAAGCAGGCAAAAATTACTGATGGTGTGTCGATAACAACATCAACTGGTAAAGTTATAAAAATAAGCACAGATCACAAAATGCCTGTTTTCAATGTTGAAAACAATATGTATGAAGTGGTGAAAGCCAAAGATATTGTTAAAACTCAACATAAATTACTCTCATCTATCATTAACATGGAATCTTCGTTTTTTGAAATTGTAAGGGTAGATGACTTTGATGATGAAAAGTTTAATAAATCTGTATCATTTACGAATGGTATAATCAATCAAACATGTATAATTTCTGAAAACCATTTATTTTCAGTGTTAAATATTTCTTCTGGTATTATTGAAAAAATTCCTACCAAATATCTAGATTCTGAAATTCATTTATTAATAGCGCATAATTTATCATAATTGTCACCCTCTATACTAAATAAACAATAATGACAGAGGGCGATATAATACCATGTTATGTGAATTTACATGTGAAAAATTGAATATCAGTTTTCGATCAAAGAATACTGAACATGATAGAAGTATTCGGTTACGAGCAACATTGACAAGAAAAAATATATCAATATTCAGTTATCTTAAGATATGGGATATAAAACATCATGAATTAAGATGTGCATGGTGCGGTGATTTTAATCATGATATTATCGGTATAAATCATTATGTGAACAACGGTTGTATCATACCAACTGGAGTGAGACGCAGACACACTGCGCAGTTCCTTTGTTTTGCAAAAAACAATTGTGAAAGTAAGAAATTAAACAAAAACAGTATAGAATTTGTAAGAAAAGCATATGGAATCAATGAAACAGCAGCATTAGAAAAAATTCATGGTCGAAATAGCAGCCCATTCTATAAAGAAAATCATCAAAATATAAATGATTATAAGAAATCGCAAAGTCGTTCAAAGAAATGGTTCGAAGAGAATGATAAAGATCGTAATGCGTGGATTAATAAAGCCAATTATTCTCGTAGCTATCAAGGATATATCGATAGCAACAGAGAATCGATGTGGAATGCTGTTCAGCAAAGAAAGGCGATCACTTTAGACAATTTCATAAAAAAATATGGAGCACAAGAAGGGTTACTAAAATATAACAAATGGAAAGACGGCACAAATATCAGCCTTATTTCTTATATCAAAAAATACGGAAAAATTAAAGGAACTGAGTATTACTTACGAGCACATATTAAAAGAGATGATTATGAATATAATATCGAATTGTTTGATACATTCATCGAACGAGTTGCTAACATAGTTGAGGACTGTCAAACGTATCAATATCATATGTTCAATTTAGAAAAAGAATTGAAATTCTATAAATTTTACGAAGTTGCAAAAGATTTTTTTGGAGTGTCTGTAGTTGAAATTGAAAACAATATTAGAGAAATACTGCCAGATTATAGAAAAAATCTTCGTAAAATATTTCATAATAATTATAGCTGCTATTCATACACAGATAAAGGAACGATTCTCAAGAGTTTTAATGAGATTAGAATCTATGATTATTTATGTTCTCTAGGGTTAACGGAATTTGATGATTTTATGATTAATGGAAAATATCCAAATAGTAGCTTATTTTATGATATATGGATGGTATCGCAGAATATTTATATTGAAATTGCCGGCGGCGATTCGCAAGAATACAAAGATCATATGAAGAAAAAAGAACATACATTTGGATCAATAATACTTGATCCAAAAGACTATAAAAAAACAATAACTGATATTATAAACGGAGCTATACAAAAATGAATGTTAATGAAAGTTTGTTTTTAATGGAAGACATTGCAGATATCTCTCCGATAGGAAAAACAAACATGTACGACATACAAGTATTAGATGACGAAACGTTTGTGTTATCAAATGGTCTACTCAGTCACAATAGTGCTAAGAGCATGGTAGCTGCGGTAAGAAATCCGGAAATTCACGGAGCACTACCTTTGCGAGGTAAAATCCTTAATGTTAGAGGAGAATTGCCCAAGACTGTCATTGATAATCAAATTATTGCAGACATTATGACTGCTGTAGGAGTAGGTCTAGGACAAAAAGCCAATCGAAAAGACATGCGCTATGGCAATGTATATCTAGCTGCAGACCAAGATCCCGATGGCGCAAACATTACAGCACTGCTGGTAAACTTTTTCTATCTTCATTGGCCCGAGCTGTTCGATCCTAAACTACCTCCAGTATTCTATGTCTTTCAAACTCCATTTATCATCCAAGAAAAAGGTAAAAAGCGTTATTATTGGTATGCAGATGACTATCAAACTTATAATGCAGATGATTGGAAAGGTGCACCAAAACCAACACGTGCCAAAGGACTTGGTAGCCTTGAGGAAACTGATTGGATACATAGCCTTGCCAATCCAAAACTAGTGCCCTTGTTGGATGATGGGAAATTGTCAGAGGCGCTAGACCTTATTTTTAATCACAACAAAGCTGATGAGAGAAAAGAGTGGATCAAGTTACACAAATGAAGTCAGATTCCCATATCTCTATCACAGTGTATCCTTTTGATTCCAGGTACGATCTACGATCAACAGTTCTTTGGTAGAGTTCTCCCATCGTACATTTGGTTCTTTTATTGTAGAGTTGAGTATCAAACACTTTTGGATTTCCGTGCCAGTAATCACCATAAAATTCGTATATCGTATTCGTGGATGGGTCAAGTCCATCCACAAATTTACCTTCAACGTGTTGTTCACATTTGATATTCTGATTGTTCAAGCTGTCTAACCATTTTGTAGAGTTCTTTGAAACCCGGTATCGACACTGAGGACAGCCTGACCCAGTCAAATGGGCGCTAACATATTGCTCAAACTCACCGTGTTTTCTACAAATGAAAATGACTTTTTTATGAGAATGGCGATATACCGTTTTTGAGTAATCATACGTATCGCCATGTTTCTCAACACATCTTTTAATAAACTCATCCTGCTTCATAGTTGCGTTTTTGCTCGCATATTCATGAGAACATCGTTTGCACAAAAATCGTGAGCTATGATGGATCGCAGAAACTGTGCACTGAAACTTTCCATGATGCGGACATTCTAGATGCACCTTTGATTTGAAATTGATACCTTGTATATCCAAAATTAAAAAGATTGGAAACTTTTTGTTGATTACAGATTTTATCTCATCTATAGTTCTATATTTGGTATAGTTCATTCTTTTTGCAGCATATTGACACATTCGGCAACCGAACCCTTGTATATGATTAGACGCTACTTGCGAAAATACCCCATGGATACGACAGGTTATTTCAACCTTCTTATGACTATGGACATAAACTGTAGTGTCATATGAATAAAGATTTTGATGGACCTCTATTGCTTTTTCAATGAAGATGCGAGTACGCTCATTGTATTGATCATTAGAAGATAAACAGTTGGATAATTCTTTCATATTTTTATTTAGTTGTTTTAATGGATCGCGAGCAGATGACAGGAAGATCTGGGTTGCATTGAATGGCTGACAACATGTGTAACCTGTTATGCTGTGTTTCAAACACAAGACGCAATGGTGCATTTTATTATGTGCAATGAAGAAATTTTAAGGAACGAATTATGACTTATGCAGACACAACCACCTTTATCAAAGACACCAGTAGAGAATACTCAATCTATGTCTGTCAAAGCCGGGGAATTCCATCCGTTAGCGATGGACTTAAAGATGCCCAGCGTAAAGCACTATTTGTGATGAAAACCCAAAATGAAAAACTTAAAACAATCTCACTGGCAGGCCGTCTTATAAGCGAGAACATCTACCTGCACGGCGACGCGGCCGCATGCGATACCATTTCTCTCATGGCTGCACCATATTGCAACAACGTTCCGTTGTTAAGCGGTATTGGTGCGTTTGGTACAAGAGTTGGTCCAAGTGATTGGGGTGCTCCTCGCTATACATATGTCAAAAAGAACGCGCATACCGAAGCATTGATTTATCAGGATTACGATATTATCCCACTTAAGGAAAACTACGACGGATCGGTACTCGAACCAAAACATTTTCTCCCGCTAATTCCGCTTGTGCTGTTAAATGGTGTAAGCGGCATTGCAGTTGGGTGGAGTACTGAAATACTGCCGCGTAGCATGTCCGATTTAATTGAAGCAACACTAGCTGCAATTGATAATAAGAAGAAATTCCCCGATATATTGCCTAACTATGACTACCTTAGCTGTAATGTAAGAGGTATAGGTGATAATGCATACGAGTTTGTTGGTAAGGTTGTAGTTGACGGCAGCAGTGTAATTGTACACGAGTTGCCACCAGATCTTTCTCTTGAAAAATTCAAAGATCGATTGAATAAAATGGAAGATGAGGAACTGATACAAACCTATGTAGATCGCAGCACCAAAGATATTAAAATTGAAGTGCGGTTTAAACGTGGAATGATCAACGGGTGGACTGAAAGCAAGGCGATCGAGTTTCTCAAACTACGTAGCAAAAAAACAGAACGAATAGTTGTGCTCGATTGGGATGGCAACAACATCAAGCAATACGACAGTGTAGAAAAGTTGGTACGAGACTTTGTAGAATGGCGTGTGTCATTTTATGCAGTTCGTTATAAAAAGCTAATAGCCGACGCAACATACCAATTAAACTGGAATCAAGCACTAAAGTTGTGCTATGATAAAGGATTGCCAGCATTCCTTCCTAAGGCAAAAAATCGAGCTGAAATCATTACTAAAATAAAAGAGATAACAGCTAAAATTGTAATCGACGAACATCAACAAGACAGGCTTGCTGCACTACCTAGCTATCGGTGGGCACAAGATGCATACAATGATGTACTGTCAACCATTGCAGAACTTAGTTCTACAATAAAAGATTATCAAGCAATACTAGACGATCCTGCTAAAATGCGTGCAATATATCGACAAGAAGTTTCTGCACTCAAAAAGCTTCACAACGTCGAGCGGTAAATATTAATATGAAAGCTAAAGATTTACGAACCCAAAAAAAAGAAGGAGCAGGGTGTCTTATATTCTGCCGAGAGACTGATCGATTTTTATTAATCGAGCGCAGCGAATACGTACCAGTGCCACTTACGTGGAGTTTGCCTGGCGGCGGAGTTGATTACGGAGAAACACCAGAAGAAGCAGCGCGCAGAGAGATTCACGAAGAAATAGGGTTTGATGTAGGCGATAATCCTTTCAAACTTATCTATACAAACGAGATGCATGCCCCTCGCTTTAAATTTTACACATTTGCTTGTACTGTAAAACACGAATTTAAACCACAGTTAAATTACGAAAGTTCAAATTATACTTGGTGCGATTTGTCAAATCTCCCTTCACCGCTGCACTGGGGTGTTGAGCAGCTAATCAACCACGATTTGTCCGCAGAACTGCTTAAGAAGTTTGTGGAAGAACAAAAAGATATACACAGAAACAGACACTAAAGCAATTTGCGGTTATGTACATCAACTGTTGACACTTTAACAAATTAATGCTAAATTATAAACAGGAGGACTAAATGGACCTGTTAGATATTACCCATGTGTCTGCGTTGCTGGCTAACTGCAAAAAAGCTGTAATCGGGGTAAGCGGTGGCATAGATAGCATCACTATGTTGCATTGGTTTGCAGCCAATCGCAAGCTATTGCAATGCGAATTAACAGCTATGCATATCGACCATGGTATTCATCAAGACAGTGATAAATGGGCCGAGTTTGTAAAAAAAGAGTGCAAAGCGTTGGGATTTCAATGCACTGTTGTTAAAGTTAGTCTCGACGGGCTTGGTAACAATCTTGAGTATGCAGCGCGAAAAGCAAGATATAAAGCTTTTTGCGAAAGCAATGCAGACAGCATTATTTTAGCGCATCATGCAAATGATCAATGTGAAAATTTCTTTCTTAAACTTTTTCGAGGCAGTGGTATTCGTGGGCTTAAAAGCATGGTTGCTAACTCGCCGTGTTGGTACGATACCAACATCGCAGTTATTCGGCCTATGTTAGACGTGCCTAGGTCTCAAATTGAGCTTTGGGCAGAAGAGAACCATGTGGTAGGGGTTGAGGATCCAAGCAATTTAGATAACAAATACGATAGAAATTATATCCGCAATTGTGTTTGGCCAGCCATTATGGACAAGTTTGGAATTGCAGATATCAATACAATTCGCAGTATCAAACATCTAGAAGAAGCATGGCAACTAACTACTGCGCTGGCAGATATTGACTTGTCTGCTGTAACCTTAGCAGACGGCTCAATGGATTGGTATAAAATTAAGGATCTTGGATATCTGCGAATCAAAAATATGCTGTTGAGATTGCTTGGACAGGCCCAAGTGTACAGCTTCAGTATTGGACAAGTAGAGCAGTTTGCCAACGGCTTGCTGAACGCCAGCCTAGACAATAGAAATCAACTCTCAGTAAAAGGCCTGGTTTTAAACAAAATAGGTAACCGTGTTATTATTGAACGGTGCCACCAACAAGCAGCTTGACCTTAATTGTATTTTCAATTATCTTAGTACATGTCAGAAAAATCCGCGTTAATTGTAATTCCTACCACAGGATCGTCTACTCTTGAAGATGCTGTATGTAGTGCGGTATCTCAAACATACCGCAACACCGAAGTATGGGTGATAATAGATGGGCCAAACTTTAAAAACAATGCCGAGAGCATACTTGTAAAATATCCCACAGTTAAAACCATGGTCTTGCCTGCCAATACCGGCCGCAACGGCTGGTACGGCCACAGAATTTATGCGGCTGTTAGTTATTTGTTTGATCATGATTACATTTTGTATCTAGATCAAGACAATTGGTTTGAGCCGCACCATGTCAACACCATGGTTGAGTGTTGTGAAAAAAATAACTGGCAATGGTGTCACGGACTACGTAAAATTCATGATGCTCGAGGGAGATACATATGCGAAGACGACTGTGAAAGTCTCGGACGCTGGCCAATATATGTAAGTGATCAACATCATTTGGTAGACACATCAACATACTGTATACGTAAAGATGTAATTGTTAATCTTGCATCTGCTTGGTATAGTGGTTGGGGCGGCGATCGCAGGTTCTATTCTATTATTACGCATCATGTACCAAACTTTGGATGCACTGGCAAATCGACCGTTTGCTACAGGCTAGATGGAAATCCTAACTCAGTAAATGCTGAGTTTTTTATTCAAGGAAATCAAATAATGCAACAACGGTATCCGGGAGGCTTTCCATGGAGGACATAACAGGCTGGTATGCCAGCGCTATACGCAATGGAACATATTTGGAAAACAACGGGTCTAGACAACTGTCCAACGAATTCACTGCATGGCTTGAACACAGAGCCGGGTCGGTCGTAATAAAAACAGACCCTGGGTACAGTAGCAGCAACTCCATATTCTGGCCATATACGTTGATATATTTTCAGCAGCAAGAAGATTTGGTTGACTATCTACTGACATTTGCTGAGACACCAACTCTTACTACTGTATTTTATTCCCCATACATTAAATGACCTGTATCATCCCCGGTTACAGACTCAACTATGACGGTATCTAAGCTATAGTTACGGAAATTCAAATGTGTCAGTATACAGCACCAGCAACTGTGATAGCAGCATTTAAACATTGCTCTAGCAATATCTTATTATTTAGATCATCTGCTGCTTCTGCAACACGAACCATTGCAGCAAGGTCTTGCATCAAATCTAGATATTCTGTTTGAGATATTTGTTGTTGGTCTAATGCCTGTTGATATTGAATTGCCTGCATTGCATTTCTAGCAACCATTTGTGATGAACTTGCTGCAAGAACACTCAAATTATTCATTATTTGACTCATGGTAGTTTCAACTTATTCCCTTCTTCTATCGAAATTAGTCTAGCTGTATCGTATATGTTGCGAACCTTTTGTTTGCAAAAAAACATACTCACTGGACCTTTTGCAAGCATGGTTTGAAATCGTTCAATTTCTTCTAACTGACCTGACAGCATCTTAACTAGATCTGTATCGCCTCTGCCTGCACTGTCTTCAAGTGCATATACAGTATCTTTATGCATCATTTCAAAATAAATTTTGGTAGAATCTTTAGTCGCACATACAACATCCTGGTCTCTACTAGTTACAGCTACATTAACAATACGTTCATAGTTAGCTTGGCTAAATTTAACTGCACACCCAGGTAGGATTAAAAGTGTAACTAATAATATTCTATGCATAATGGTATTTACCTGTGGCTGCCGTCGTTGTTTTTGTTATCGTATATTGGCATACATACCTGCTACAATTTAAATTGTATGATATATTTGGAAGATATTAAATGAGAATTGTGTTTTGCTTGCCCGGAAAAACATTCAGCAGTAACTATTTTAATTCCTGGAATTCTACCCTGTTAGAATTACAGAACAATAAAATCAGTTATGCATATTCAATGACATACGACCCTGTTGTGTATTATACTCGCAATCGTCTACTTGGCGGAAACAACACGCAAGGACGCAATCAAAAACCGTGGAATAGCCAGATTAACTACGACGTTATGGTGTGGATTGACAGCGATATGGTATGGAAACCGGACGACATTATGTCACTTATCAACCACGACAAACCTATTGTTTCTGGTACGTATCTCATGTCAGACGGCAATTCGTATCCAATAGTTGAGAACCTTGATTTTAAATTTTTATCGTCTACTGGTACATTTAAATTTATGGATCGTGAAACTATGCAACAAAAAACCTCTCCGTTTATTGCTAATTATACAGGGTTTGGATTTCTGGCAATTAAAGCAGGTATAATAGAGACTATGGAGTATCCGTGGTTTCGCCCACGATGGATAACCGACGGTAATTTTCATGATTTCTGTGCTGAAGACGTTGGGTTCTGTTGGTCAGCACAAGAACTAGGACACGAAATTTGGATAGACCCTTCTATTAAAGTTGGTCATGAAAAGACTCTAATTTTGTAAACCAACTGATGCGCAGCAAGCTGTCCACGGGCGTTTGCGCAAAGACTACAATAAATTGGTTGACCAACATGTAATGTCATGTTACATAATATCTAGTCAAAGATAAATATTAAAAAATAGGGTATGATGAGCATGAACACCGATGACACTTCTACAGAAAATGTCTATGCAAGTATTTGCAAAAAGGCAAGGGAAGAAAATGCAAAACAGCGCGTGTCTACTAATAAACAAATTTTGCAGCCTAGCGCAGAAGAGCTTGCTGAATGGCAGAAGTTTAAAAATGCGGTTGCAATATGCGAATAAAAGAAATTTTGAGATTACAGGAAGATATCAAATCTGTACAAAGAGCTGTTCCGCGAACTATTAAAGCTACAAAAGGCAGCTTTAAAAAAGAACAAGAATTTTATAAAAAAAATAACGGCGAGCAGTTTACCATACCTTTCACTGAATTCCTTAAAGATAAGGCATGGTTTGACCCTCCTATTAGATTTGGCAAAAAAGATGCTCCGTATGGCAGAATGCTCAAAGTTGCCATTCCGGGAATTATGCATGCACATCTTATCAAAGGACGAGTGATACTGTTTTATAAGATAGATCAGGACACATTAACACTTTTTAAATTATGCGATCACAGCGAATCAAACGCTGCATTGGCATTGTTAAAAACCATAAAAGACATGACTATGTCAGATAATTGGGATATTATACCTTCTCCGCCAATTGCTGCTCCTCAACAAACTCCGCCAACAATTACTAATTTGTTTAAAGAAATGACTAACAACTGGGAAGATATGTTAGTTCTACGTAATTTTTCAAAAATGACACAGGCCACCGACCCTAACGGCGAAAACAGTGGTATGCAAACATACATTTATGTACTAGGCAAAGAACTAGATGCAAGCATAGTTGATGTCGACATAGAAGAATTACGAATTGCAGCTAAAAACTTTATCGATAAGTATAATGCTGCAATGCGTCGGTAATTATACCGCAAGTCGTTGGTATTTGCTAGGTAAGCACATAGCAGAACATGAAAAATAACATGTTGTAAAGCTAACCCAGTAATAAATATAGTATGGACATGCGATCGTTAATTAGCCTTCTTGAACAAGCGTATAAAAAAGGTGATAAAATTGGTCGATGGGCGTTTTTGTATCTTGAATCAAAAACGCCCATCGACCAATTTGCACAATGTAGTACATGTGAGCTATTCTTACCAGGTAAGGAGCGCTGCGGCATATTTGGCAAAGATGACAAAGTTGTTGCCAACGCCAGTTGCGGTTTATATATACAAGGTAAGCCGCACGACGACCAGCCTATACAAGACATTGTAACCCCGGATGAATCGGGTTATGTCCTTGGTCAGGTTCGTTGCGAAAATTGCAGTTGGTTTAAAAATGGTACCTGTGATCTTTTCGCAATGTTAGACGAAAAGATCCCAGATACGTTTAAATTAGGCAGCACAGTTAGCCCACAAGGCTGCTGTAATGCTTGGAGCTAATTGTCATTTAATAACAATTTGTGATTATTACTTCTTTGGAGTGGCAAATGAAGTGAACATATTGACCATGTCCTTAACATGACACATGTCAACTAGCTTGTTATTGAGTTCCACCCAATCTTTAAACAAAGTTGTATGCAAATCAACGTTCTTGCGTGTGGCTTGTGTGGCGTAATCTAGCACGGCTTGGTTAGCTTCCTTAAACACTGTATTGTTAATCATTTAGTTCCTCCTAATTTGCGAAAATTGTTGTAGTTTGGATTCCAAATTTGACGTAGCTTGTTTTCCAACTCTACTACGTCAGCGCTTTGGCTTAACCAGCGCTCATCGGCACTCATGGTGTATTCTGCCCACCATTTTTTTAGATTGTTAACTGCGTTTTTGAACAACATAGTTGGCCTCCTTCTTATTATCTATTATTTAGCATATTTATGCTGCACTGCAACATAAAATTATGCATATCAGCACCATTTTCCAAAAAAAAAATAGTAGACACTGGTAAGTGTACATCGTACATTATCGTCATGATAGAGTTACCAGTTGAATATCAACATGCAGTGGGTCAAATTGTAGAGCTGACAGCTCGTACAGAGCATCTGCACGGCAGTAAACGTGAAAAATGGCTCACGTTTAATCTATTTGAATATGAAATTACACTGGATCGTTTTAAACATTACGGCATAAAAAACTATATTGTGTATGAAATTACGCATCCAGAGTTTTTTATTTTATATGAAGAAACGTGGCCAACCACTAACACGCATTGGTTATGGAACAACCAACTAATGTCTCCCAACAGTTTTCAAAATCCAAGGTATCCAGGCTATACCACCAGTGGTAATGTTACTGCGTTGTACACAGGCGATCTCAATACCATATACAGTGTTGCTATGTTAATGTGGCTAACGTTGGGCGTATAAACTAACAAGATATGCGCCGGCGCTGCCCGTGCTGTCTAAAATAGGTTCGCACGTACGAACAAAACCAAGATTTTCTATCCAAGCAGGAAACTCATCAGATATTTTTCCACCTTTGCCGGTTATCACAATCACACTACGAGATTTGTTAATACAATGCTCCTCTAAAAACTGACGAGTGGTATTAAATGCTTGTTGTATTGTTAAGCCGTGCAAATCAAGAGAATCACTGAGGCTATAGTCTTTGCCTTTTTTGGGACGAAATGTATGTTCCGGTTTGTTATATAAATTTTTTATGTAATTGTTCCATGTTTTTTCATCATCATAACTAAGTTGCGGACTTGACAAAGACTGTTGTGTAGGATGCATGGGTGAGTGTAATTTTGTGTTGGAGGGTTTTGCCGCCGCCATCGATTTCTTCCTTGTTGAGTAGAATATAAAGACCTTGCTTTGAAGCAGATTGCAGAAGGCTGTTAAGATTGCTAACAGAATCTTCAATACGTGTAACCAACGTTTCACATGATGATAGCGTTTCGATAATGTTGTTGTCCATGCTGTCATTATGCATTAGCGACTAGAAAAAGTCTAGAAAATGTTTTTATGGTTGCACTATCGGTTATCTAGATGCTATATAGTATTGTGCACATGCACACGAAGTTCTGTATCCACAAGAGCTTCAAACTTAAAATGCGTTTTAAATGGGCCATGCATTGCCTAAATATCACGCTGCGCCAGACTCAATACTGTGGCGTTTTGATAGATTAAATTCATATCTATCAACGGCTTGCAATCAAAGCATTGACACACCTGTGTCTAAGCCGTATAAACAACAAAATAAGGAGAGTACGACGTAATGCAAATCCGATATATAGCCTTGTCTCTGGGCATATTGTTATGTGGTAGCCAGGCTGGCCTAATACCGGTATCTGCTATTAAATCAGCAAATGCCATCCCATACAACGAGGTTGAGGCATCCATTGCCGTTAACCTTACACAGCCCACCCCTGTAGAGCAACTGCCTGTTGTTGCAAATAACTCTGCACAAACAGCCACAAAAAAGCCAGTGCCTACTGTTACAATGCCAGCCCCAACATTAGATAAAATATCAAAAGCCACAGCCGACTTTAGATCAATCCCTGTTTTACGTAGCCATCTGCCATTAAATGTTCCCGAGGCATTATTACTCAACGATGTTCAACGTAAAGAAGTTGAATGTATGGCATGGAATTTGTACTTTGAAGTACGCGACGGCCAGCACAACGAACAAGTTGCCATAGCATACGTCCCCCTTAACAGAATTGGCAAAGAGGATTTTGGAAATGACGTTTGTACAAATGTGTTTCAATATAATGTATATCGAGGTGTACGAAAGCAGCAATTTAGCTGGGTAGGTAGATCGTTTGGCCCAAGGTGGGCTCGCGAAGATGATGTATGGGAAAAAATGCAGCGGCTAGCAATTGACGTTTACCTTAGGCATATACCAGATACTGGCCGAGGGGCAACATATTTTCACAGTACACATTTGATGTATAGTTGGGCTCCACAAAGTCGAAAATTCACCTTAGGACAGCATATGTTTTGGCACGGGTAGGCTCTTGTGCATACGGGTTGGCGTGGTCTGTAACTCAATCAGGATAAATAAAGCCACATACCGCATGCAGGGGATCATACATGACCAGCTACTCATTTAATCCAACTTACTACCAGGTCACTTGGAATAACAATACACCCACCGACTATTCCGCACTTACTGGAAATCAAGCCGGTGGACTAGACAGCGAAACAGCCTGGCAGATACAAAGTCTGATTAAGACAACCGGTGGCTCAGCAGTAACAGGCACACCTTTTGTAAACGGAGCCACTATTATAATCAACAACTATACTGTTACATTTGCGTCGACTGACACATTAGCATCTGCAATTGTCAAAATTAACCTAATGACAAAATTCACAGGTGTCTATGCTGATCAGAGTGTGGCAGCAACTTACATAACTTTGCAAAACGCGCCAGGTTACGAAGGTGTACCCTTTTATCTTAAAGAAGGTAACGGCACTGCGTTAGCCACGCTTGGACTGAACAATCCGGGTTACTATCCCAGCGGTCAGTATCAAAACTATTTCAGTCAAGTTGCTGCAACTGCATACTCCAATGTAAACACAGGGTCAAATGTTACAATAAACGGTGTTACAATTACGTTTGCATCTGGCAATATCCAGAGTGCTGTGAGTCAAATCAACAACTACACAAACCAAACAGGTGTTGCTGCAGAAGTTGCAGGTCCATATCTTCAACTAGAAAGTGCAGGGTGGACACAGCCATGGGTAATCAACAACGGTAACGCATTAACAGCACTTGGATTCCCCGCTGGAATATATACTGCATATCCCAGCAATATCACACTAAGCGAAGACAAAGAGCGTGCCAATATGCGTTGGTTCCAAACTGTGTCACAAATGGAATCAACTGCAACTCCCAACTACTTTGGTAGCATTGTACGCACCGGTAACATAGGAAACGCTGCATTGAACACAATTACATGGACAGTTGGGTATGAGCAGTACTCCCAGCTTCGTACAGAGGCTCTACCTACCGAACCTGATTATGGCAATACTTTTGTTGGAACAGCGGCTATTCAGCGCTGGGTAGCTCGCGCAATGACCAATACATGGAGCAGTAACCGAAAAGTATTTGCACCATGTGCGTCTCAATACGGCAGCACCGCCATCTACAATAATCCTGCGCAAATCATAAACATTACAGCACAAGGTATTGACGTGGTTGCAAATATACAAACTGTCAGCAATAATATTGTTGTCACACAAATACCAGGTGTGTAAACACAGGATGCAAAAATATTGAAACCAACTGCACATCTGCACCTACTTATCAGAGCAGAACTGTCCGATCCTCCGGGCCCTGAAGATTGTGAAAAGATTAATAAAATAATGCGAGGAATGGTAGACCATGTTAGAATGCGAGTAATGCTGGACCCTGTTTCGGCATTTTGTACAGATCCTGGTAATGAAGGAATTACCAGCACTGTAATTTTAACAACAAGTCATTGTGCCATGCATATATGGAATTTACCTGCACCCAATCTAAGTGTCATGCAGTTTGACTTATATAGTTGTGCGCAGTTTGATGTAAAAGAAGTAATGTCGTATCTATCTGACCATTTTCAAATACATAAAGCCAGTTTCAAGTTCCTTGATCGTGAAACTGGCTTTGCAGAGATTGACAACGGCAACTACTGCCGTCTGACGGCATGAAGATCAGCACGTTACTTTTACTTTGTGCGTTGTGTCTCAGCGGCACAGCAGCTTACTATAGTATTGCAGGCCTAGCCACAATTTTTGCAAGTGCGTTTTGGCCTGTAGTTGCTATGGCAACAATTTTAGAAATCAGTAAGCTTGTTGTTTCAAGCTGGCTCTATCAAAAATGGAATATAATTCCTGCTCTTTTAAAGGTATATCTAACAACATCTGTAGTTGTTCTTATGTTTATAACAAGTCTTGGTATTTTTGGATTTTTGAGTAAAGCTCATGTTGACGCAGGACTAGGAAATGCAGATGCTATACTAAAAATTGAACAAATAGAATCAGAAACTTTGCAACATAATGGTGTTGTTAATAGATATCAAACACAACTTGCACAATTAGACAAATCAATAAACATTCAGTTAGATGCCAACCGTGCAACACAGGCAATTGCAGCTCGCAAAGCACAAGAGGCAGAACGAACTGACATTCGCAACAAGCTAGACACAGAGCAAAAGACTTTACAAGACTTACAACGGCAAAAGATTGATTTAAAACAAAAAATAACCGTAATTGAAAGCAAGGTCGGCCCTATAAAATACATAGCTGAATTTTTTGCCGATGGCAAGGATGTTGATTTAGACAAAGCTGTTCGGTGGATGATTGTTATCATTGTCATGGTTTTTGATCCTCTAGCAGTTCTAATGTTGATTGCTGCTAATATCAGCATGTTGAAAGAAAAGACACAGCAGACAACTATTGACAATAATGTTAGCGTACCCGAAAACGAGCAGCACAATGCAGCTCCGACATATGGACAAACATGTTATGATCAATCAACAAATACACTAACATGGTGGAACGGCGACTTATGGAGACCAATGGTTGACACAAATACAAGTAAAAATACCGTTGATAATCAAGAGCTAATACGTAACCCTTATGCTGCAATTGATGCCGACCTAATAAAATCGGTAATAGCACAAAGTATGGACAAATGGCTGTCAGATACGTTATCAGATCAAACCGAAACTAATCAAAAAAACTTTCAAGAGCCTCTTGCAAGTCAACCTGACATAGATATACTATCAAGTAGTCAACAACCGTTAACTAAAGAAGACAGCAATACAGATGACATAGTTGAGTCAGAAAACAACAACACTAGTGATACACAAGCCAACAATCAAGAAATTGAAGTTCATCATAATCTTGAACATTTTAAGCCTACTCACATAACATATAGCAGCAGGAAATGACCGCAAAAACATACCATCAGTGTAGCTTCTGTGACAAGACCCAGCAAGAGGTGAAAAAACTTGTAGCAGGTAACGATGTATACATTTGTGACGAATGTATAACTTTATGCTTCGACATCCTTAAACAGGACATTCCAAAAGCATTACCCGACACAAATATCACACCGGCCAAAGTAAAAGCACGACTAGATGAATACGTAATTGGTCAGGACAGAGCCAAGCGTATGTTGGCTGTGGCTGTATATAATCATACCAAACGAATTAACAATCCGGTAATTGACGGTGTTGAAATCGACAAAAGCAACATGCTTTTTATTGGTGGGTCAGGCACTGGTAAAACTTATACAATTCAAAATATTGCTAAAATTCTCGATGTGCCTTTTTCAATTGTCGACGCAACAAGTCTAACAGAAAGTGGGTATGTTGGGTTGGATGTTGAAGATGCTATAGCCAAGCTATATCATGCAGCTGAACACGATGTTGCAAAAACCGAACGCGGTATTGTATACATAGACGAGATTGACAAAAAGAGTCGAAAGGGAGAAAATACATCTGTAACACGAGATGTCAGCGGCGAGGGCGTGCAACAAGCATTGTTAAAAATGATTGAAGGTTGTGATGTTAAAATTCCGCCACAAGGTGGAAGGAAGAATCCCAACGGCGAGTTCGTTACTGTAAATACACGTAACATTTTGTTTATTGTCGGCGGAGCATTTGAAGGCCTTAATAAAATTATTGGAAGTCGTACGTCAGTTGATAGCGCTGGCATAGGGTTTAATGCTACTATAAAATCGCCCACCCAAACTGTGAAAAATTACGAGTTAATTAAAGACGTCCAAGGCGAAGATTTGATCAAATTTGGCATTATTCCGGAACTTATTGGTCGCCTTCCTATCATTGTTACATTTGAAGATCTTGACGAAGCAGCGTTGATAAAGATTTTAACTGAACCAAAAAACGCAATTATAAAACAATTCCAAAAAATGTTTGAGCTTGATAATGTGCAATTGGAATTTACAACAGATAGTTTAAAGGCAATTGCCCGAGAAGCATTACTGCGTGCCACTGGTGCCAGAGGACTTCGAAGCATTGTGGAAAACATACTACTGGGCGTTCACTTTGAGCTTCCAGATCTTGCCAAGGCTGGCGTAAAAAAACTATGTATAACAAAGGAAACTGTAGAAAACATGGCTGAACCACTAAAAGTATATAACCAAGAGCAAGGACTTGCATCTTGAGCGGTACATGGACAAAAGAAAACAATCGAGGACCACGACGTCCCGAAGACCCTATCAAATCTAGTCTTGTTTGCAACGATCGTATTCGTTACAACGAAGTACGTGTAGTGGGTATTGATGGCGAACAACTTGGAATAATGCCCAGCAAACAAGCATTGTGGCAAGCTAGAGATCTCGGATTAGATCTAATTGAAATTACTGCTAATGCTACTCCACCAGTAGTGCGTATTGTCGACTTGAATAAGTGGGTGTATAACTTGCGCCGAGAAAAAAAACAAAAAGATAAAAAAGCGCGAGAAAATACAATCATTATCAAAGAGATACACCTGCGTCCTGTTACAGATAAGCACGACATCGAGGTAAAGCAAGCACATGCACGCGAATTTCTTGAAGAAAATAATAAGGTTAAAGTATTAATTAAGTTTAGAGGTCGCGAACTGAGCTTTCGACAAAAAGGGTTTGAACTAATTGAAACCTTTATAAACGGATTGGGCCCATGCAAGATTGAAAAGATGCCCGAATTAAATGGCAGGTCAATTCTTGCAATTATTGCCCCTAACGACAAGAAATCTTGACGTAGTCCGACACGATTATATACAATATACAATATACAACAAGGAACAAACAAATGGATAGCGACGACTTTGTGCTGCGTAAAAAGGGCATGACTGTTAAAGTGTTTAATAACAATGTTGATGGTGCAATTATACAATTGAAACGCCGTATGAACAGCGAAGGTATTAATAAAGAATTGCGTAAGCGCAAGCATTACACTCCGCCAAGTATTGTTCGTCGACAAAAGCTAGCCGAGGCTAAATTGCGGTGGAAGAAAAAGTACGCGCAAATCATGGAACTTGATGCGCCAAAGAAGAAGGTTAAGAAAGACTACAAACCAGTTAATCGATCAGTTATTACTTCAAATTCAGACGCATCATCTACTTGACTTTAACAGAAGATTGCGTATAAATAGTATTGTTAGTTTAACAGCTAACATGAGACGCCTATATAGGGTCTCAAAATCTACTAAACTTTGCTCATAGAGGAGGTATAAAATTATGCGAAGCATTACACTTACATCACAACTTGACGAAATGTTCCGCGATCTTAACCGCTTTGCGGTTGGATTCGAACCAACACTACGTATGCTCGATCAAGCACGTACAACACAGAATGGCGGGTATCCACCATACGATCTTGAATCAACCGGCGATAATACATATTGTCTTAGTATGGCCGTAGCCGGTTTTACATCCAGTGAATTGGATATCACACTACAAGATGGTGTGTTAACAATTGAAGGTAAAGTAAAGCAGGATGATACTCGAACATATCTTCACAAAGGTATTGCAGGACGTAGTTTCCGCAGAACATTCTATCTTAATACATGGGTGAATGTAACAGGTAGCAACCTTGCCAATGGAATTCTTACAGTTAACTTTGTTCAAGAAATTCCAGAAAGCATGAAGCCGCGAAAAATTGTTATTGAAACAACAGCACCTACTAATGTGTTAGATAGCAGTGTTACCACCGATATTACTGCTTGACATAGCTAGTATATCGCAGTAATATGTTGTAAGGAGATTAAACGCATGGCAACTACCGAAACAATTAATGACGTTGCAACGGTGACAAAAGTTGTCATGCGTGTCCCTCAACAGTTTAATGTGATATTGCACAACGATGATAAAACTACCATGGAATTTGTAATCTTAATTCTTATGACGTTTTTTCAAAAAACTTTTGAAGAAGCAAGTAATATTACACTGCATATCCATGAATTTGGGGTAGGAATTGCTGGTACATACAGTTTTGAAATTGCTACTCAAAAGCGCGACGATACTATCAATGCAGCTAGGATAAATGGATTCCCGCTAAAATGTGAAATCCGGCCAGCTTAGTCTGGTCCAAGTTTGTGCAGTGCACGTTGGCTAAGTATTTCAAAGAAACAACGTTCGTCTGCCCCATTTAGTTTGTCATAGTCAAACTTAATACCACTCCAAATTGGTCGATAGTACAAAGTTTTTTGACTCGGCACTAACGCAATTTGTCCAGTTGTTTTCATATAACCTTCTCTGTCATCGCGACGACATGGATTCAATTGTGGGTTGGAATCGCTATGATCTAATATGGATTCCATGCATTCGTCTAAACTGTTTGCTTTTTGCAAACCAAGTTCAGCTTTAATTTTCCTAACTTCTGAGCTTACACGTTTACGACTGTGCCCTGGGTCGTCAGCAACACGTTGGTAACCTGCCCACGGAAGTAAAACTCCGTGATTAGTTCGCACACAAGTATTTGGTTTAACTATTTCTTCAATTTTATGTATAAATTCACCGTTTCTGTGTCCAGATTCCAGCATGTAACACCTGGTTGCATCAAATACCAGTGTATGACCTGTTAGTTCGTTCTCTATAAGAGATAACAATGCATCGCGACAGTTGCGCTCAAGCATAGCAGTACGAATTTTTTTACCATCCGGACTGAGATAGTTGCTGCGTGTTCCTTCGTGTGTGGTAGTGCCTTGCCCTTTTTCGTCTGAAATAGTAGCCATACTTGCACTCATTATGCTGATGCCGTGCTCGTTTAAGCCTTCAGTATACCCTGTCGTTTCGTCCCAGATGTAAATTCGCTCTATACCGTTTTTCCTACTTTTTTTAATATTAATAACAGGATAGTAGCCTCTGTCACGATTTTTTACGCCGACCCATCCAAGCTCTGGTAAATGTTTAGCCATGATTATACACATAATAGTATTTATATTATCAATACTATTAAAATCAAAGTTTTTAACTGGCATGGCATTGTTTACGAGTTAAAACATCATATAAATATTGTAACAAACTTGGATATAAAAATATATGGAATCTAATAAATTAGAAAAATGGACCTCGTTTGAAAATCCAAACGAAAAAGGGCCTTTCATTGTTTTGATAAAAGATATTGATTGGTGGGACAATAACAGAACTACAATCAACGATTGGTTTGATAGAAATTGTCCCCTGGCAAAACCAGAAAAACACGATACTATGATTTGGTTTCCATCAAAAGGACAGTTTATGATGTGGCGTATGACATGGGATAGGTAACGCATGCGATATAGATGTTGCGCGTTGCAATAAACGACAGTAAAGTGTTGCAAACCCTATTCTATAAATAAACGCATGAAAAAGATTCTCATTTCGCCCTGGACTGCAATAGCTACATTGCTGCTAGTACTAGCGGCAGAAATATCAGGACCGACCTTTGTAGAAAGTATCAAACTGCGATATTTTGATACACTAATAACAAGCAAGCCTCTAACTCAAAATAACATCTACACAGCAAACATAGATGAAGCAGCCTTAGACAAATACGGGCAATGGCCATTTGATAGGCGTATATATGCACAAATAATTACAGAATTATATCAGCATCATGCAGGATTAGTGGTATTCGACGTATTGATGCCAGAAAAAGATCGGCAAGGCGGTGATTCGGCATTAGTTGATACACTTGCAAACAACAAAGTAGTATTAGCAAGCGTCCCGGCTGCGTACGGAAAAAATATACCAAGGAATCCAGGATCTGCAATCATTAACAGCAACTTTATCAACAAAGTGTTAACGTATCCAGGAGTTATAGCTAATATACCAGAAATTGAAAATGCTGCAACTGGTGTAGGCACAACTAACACCTTGCCTGAGATTGATGGTGTTAATCGTAGATTACCGTTAATTGTTGCATCAAATGGAAAACTCTATCCTAATATAGCTATAGAAACACTGCGCGTTATATCAGGTGACAAAGGATTTCAACTCAAACTTAACGAAAATGGGATTGAAAAGTTACGAATACCAAAATTTGGTCCAATTACAACAGATTCGCTTGGAAGAATTTGGATAGATTGGAGCCAAACAGCACATGCTGTAAGCATTACAAAGCTTCCATCAGATTTTAACGGTGCTGTTGTAATTGTAGGCACAAGCGCAGCAGGCATTGCTAATCCTGTATCTACAGCCAAAGGTACAGTGTACCCACAAGATGTAGTTGCATCTGTTATTGCCACCTTGGAGAATAAAGTAAACATACAGCGAGCCGATTGGGCCAACGGACTTGAGGCTGTTGCATTAGCTGTTGCAGGACTGTTATTAATAATTCTTACAAGATGGCTTTATGTAGGCATAATAACCATGCTGTTGCTGGCTGCAGGATCTGTAGGTGGAAGCATATATTTATACAATGAATACAACATGTTGTTTGACGCTACTGCATTTTGCGTAGGCATTGTACTAGTCGGATTGCATGCGTATGTGATAAAATTTCTAAGCGAGTATTTTCAAAAGCAACAGATTAAAAAGCAATTTGAACATTACCTGGCTCCTGCGATGGTAAAAAAACTTCAGAAAAATCCTAACCTTCTTAAACTAGGTGGAGATACACGCGAGCTAACATTACTGTTTTGCGATATTCGCGGATTTACCCCTATAAGCGAGCAATATAAAACAGATCCACAAGGACTGACAAGCTTGATTAATCGCTTTCTCACTCCTATGACAGACATCATTATGAAAAATGACGGCACAATTGACAAATACATGGGCGATTGCATAATGGCTTTCTGGAACGCCCCTCTTGATGTCGATCGTCAACAAGAAATGGCTGTAAAATCGGCCATGGAAATGTTGTCACATCTTAACATGTTAAACGACGCGCTTGCAAAAGACAATTTACTTCCAATTAACATAGGCATCGGAATCAATACAGGCGAAGTAGTTGTGGGCAACATGGGAAGCAATCAACGGTTTGATTATAGTTGCCTAGGTGATGCTGTAAACTTAGCAGCTAGATTAGAAGGTCAAAGCAAAGATTACGGAGTTAAAATAGTGCTTGGCAACAACACAGCACAAGCACTTGGCAGCGAATTTATAACGGTAGAATTAGACACTATTGCAGTAAAAGGTAAAACCGAAGGCGTTAGAATTTTTACTGTAGTCGATCATACTACATTTGACAAACCTCATCACATACAATCAGCACAAAGCCAACATCAGAAATTTTTAGAATCGTACAAAGGCCAGCGTTGGGATAGAGCTATAATACTCGCCAAGAGCTTGTCAACTGGATGGAACTCTCAGCTAAAAGATTACTATAATATGATGATCAACCGCTGCCAGCATTTAAAAGAAGATCCGCCAGAGACCAACTGGGATGGAGTTTTCCGTGCCCAGACGAAATAAAGGTCTTTTACGCTACATCTAATAAATAAGTGTATGAAACATACACATCATATTATTCCTAGACACGCTGGCGGAACAGATGATCCAAGTAATCTAGTAGAACTTACTATAGAAGAACACGCAGAAGCTCATAAACAATTATACGAACAGTACGGTCGCTGGCAAGATTTAGTAGCTTATCGAGGATTGCAAGGGCTTATAACGGAAGAAGAACGCATAGAAATAATGTATGCGGCCCGTAGAGGGGAAGGTAATTTCTTTTACGGTAAAAAACATACCGAAGAAACAAAACGCAAGATAAGTGAAAATCGCAAAGGAAAAGGAACTAGTCCTAAGTCATTAGAAACTCGTAAAAAGATGAGTGAGAATAATGGAAGATCTCAATTAGGTAAAGAACCTTGGAATAAAGGTAAAACAGGTGTACAGCCTAAAAGTTTAGAAACTAAAAAGAAGATATCAGTACCTGTGATATTTCGTAATGTAGAATATTATTCAATAGAAGAAGCGGCTAAAAAAAATAATACCTCAGCCTGGTATGTTAAAAAGGAAGTATATGGAGACGGATATGCAAAAGCTAGGAGCGTGGCCACAAGCAAGTAATTAATCGTCGCCGGCCGCTGATTGTATTTCTGATTTAGTAGCTTTACGCTTACCAATTGGTGATTCACTGTCTTCTTTCGTCTTTGCGCGATTCACGTGGTTAATCGTTGAAACAGATGCAGTTTCGTTATTAGAAGAATCCTTGTGAGCATGATGATGTACTTCATTTAGTTCTTTTTCAGCAAGAACCCTTTCATATTCAATAGCTTTTCCCCGCAGATGCAGAACCGTGGTGACTTTTTGATTGAGTCTTATTAGATCGTTGTCTAGACATCTAATACGATCAATCAGCGCTATAAGAACAGTATTTGCATCGCCAAGAACCGGTTTCACCTCTTTGGTGCACCATTCCCATACATGGTGTATGATAAATCCCATACCAAAGGCCATAACAATTGGAAAACCATATTTGGATATTGCGTCTGCTATATCGCCCATAAATCAGAATCCTTTATATATCATTATCAAGTACATAGCAACTGTGCAAAACACTATGTATCCTGTTATTGGTAGCATCCATTTGTTAAACCCAACCTCATTAGATGGTTTAAACATAATTGAAAGCCGTTTAAGACTTGAAATATTCATAAATCCCCTTTAATCTCGACGTGCGTCGGTTTTGCCATCAGCCCTGGCAATTCTATCAACATCTGGACGCAGCCCAAGTGCATTACTGACAACAGTATCTATTCTTATTACATCTGAATTCATTGTTTTAACTCTGTTATCAAGTGATGTGATTATACCCGCCATGCCTTTTACACTACCAAGTACCCCACCTAACAACAGTTTAATTGTAAGATAAACAAAATACCCGCCTGCCATTGCAGCTACAACTGGAAATCCTAAATCACCGATTAGTTTGAAAATCTCGTTAGTTCCCATTTTAAATGCCCAGTTAACATATACAATATTTAAAACAAATTTTCGTAATGATAAACTATATGTTTATTATCAACGTTGGTATTATTTAACCAATTGACAACTGGCGTAAAATAGCATATTGTACAACATAACAGGAGATAGAAATGGACTTGCCAAAATCAAACTTTCCATATATTGAACGAATGTATCGTGCTGTTCTTTCTCAAGGATTTAATCCGGGAGGCTTTAGTATGGATGTGGCAGATACTGTCGTACGAAATCTTAAAAAAACATCCTGGGCCAACGAGAATCAAGACATAATTAATCTATGGATGTTAGGTGGCGATAACTGGAGTAGTGTCATTAAGGATGTGCGAAATTACAACGGTGACGTGAATCGGTATAAAAAAGACCAAAAATCAAAAAATAATGAAAATAACAAAAAGTAGCAAGGACTTCTTTATGAAAATTCTTTCCGGAAGCAGTAATCTACTATTAGCTCAAGCTATATCTGAACATTTGCAAGTGCCATTAGTCAATACTACCATGCGAACTTTTGCAGATAGTGAGATTTGTGTCGAGATTCATGAGAATATCCGAGGTGAGGATGTATTTGTGGTTCAGAGTACTTCATACCCAGCGAATCATACACTCATGGAATTGTTGCTAACATTGGATGCATTAAAACGAAGTTCTGCTAAACGAGTAACTGCTGTTATGCCCTATTTTGGGTATGCACGTCAAGACCGCAAAAGTGGTCCTCGAACTCCTATTTCTGCTAAACTTGTTGCCAATCTAATTACCAACGCAGGTGCTAATCGGATTTTGACAGTAGACTTACATGCAGGTCAAATTCAAGGCTTCTTTGACATTCCGGTTGATAATCTTTATGCTGCTCCCCTATTTGCTAACAACATTAAAGATCTATACAAAGACCGAGATGTTATGATTGTTTCACCAGACGTAGGTGGTGTTGTACGTGCCCGAGCATTAGCTACCCGTCTAAACACCGACCTTGCAATTATTGACAAACGTCGAGAGCGTGCAGGTGTATCAGAGGTAATGAATGTAATTGGCGATGTAAATGGTAGAGATTGTATTCTAATCGATGATATTGTTGACAGTGGCGGCACACTAGTCAACGCAGCTAATGCATTGTTGGGTAACGGTGCTAAATCTGTAAGTGTATATGTTACACACGGCGTACTAAGCGGGCAGGCTGTTAGTCGAATCGCCAACAGTCAAATTGAAATGATTACAGTTACAGACAGCATCCAAGCAACAGATGCCATTATGCAATCACCAAATATACGTCAACTGACAATTGCTCCGCTTATTGCCGATGCAATGGACCGTATTACTCGTGAGAAAAGCGTAAGCAGTTTGTTTAATTAAAGTATTCAGTGTCTAGTCTTGTTTAGACACGCTATGAAGAGGTGTGTACGGTGTGATGCTTGCTTGTACAGAAGGCTCCCACCAGTGCACTCTTCTCACCATATAGGGAATTCCATGTGGTGAGCATACATGCGTAGTCTTTTTCGTTCCTGTTTCAACGTAGCGTAGCCGATTGTATTTTTGATTGTACGACCAGCTGCGTATTTCTACTGTAATGTGGCTATCGCCCATCCAATAATCAAGTTTGTGCCGTGGAAAAAGTTCGCCGTATAGTTCCCAGCCTATACTGACAATTGGTTTCTGCTCTAACACCCTAATGTTCTTAAGCGATGTTAACGCAAATTGATGAATGATCAACCACCCGGTATTATACAAGAATCGCAGCACAAGTTTTAAACATGATAGGATTTTTAACCCTGTCCATATAGCTAGCGTTTGCATCAAATCTGCCATTATAGAATTAATCTTTAGTTTTTTAAAAAGTAAATTTCCAATAAACTTACCACCGGTTAAGGGTAAGATTACAACTTGTTTAGCTAGATACCACACAAATACCGCACAGTTATAAATCGTTTTTGCAACCAATACACACAACGATTTAACAAGTTTGTAAGCAAGCTGCAACACTGATCCGACAAAAACATGATACATTACGCTTAAAAATCCAGGATGGGTTTTATGTTTTATTGCTGTCATGCTGTTATTTATCGGTTGTAGTGATTGGTTTATATTAAAACTATACATAATACGCCTTGATATTTTGGTATTGAATACTGATTTTCAAATATTACATTTACGATTTTTGGCCTGTACATAAATACAGTACCGCTAGAGCACAAGGAGTTGCTATGAGTACTTATATGCCAGACGAAATGAAGCGTTATAAACAATTGCTTGAATCTATTTCTGCAGAAAGCTCTGTAGGTATGGATCCAACACATGCGTTAAGCGACAAAGAGCTTGATAGATTTCAACAAATGCCAGCTACTAAACAAAAGATTGCTAGTCCTGACCAGCAAGACCAATTAGATTCTGAAATGCAGCATCGCAGCATGAATGAAGAGTCTGACATAACCGACGAAGGCAACGAATTTAGCGGAGCTCGGCAGGCTGCTATAGATGCTGGAAAAGACGAGTTCACAGTTGGTGATAAAACATACAAAGTGTCAAAACATGAAGAACTATCTGAAGGACCGGCTGACAACTTTACAATTGACGACATCAAAAAATTAGAAGCGTTACCAAACTTGGAAGACATGAAGGCATATGCCAAGGAGCTGATTTCAACACCAAGCCGTCGGCCTATGAAACCGCAAAAAGTCATGTATTTGACACAATCAATAGATTCAAAAAAAACCGCAAATGCGTTGATCAAACTAATGTACGACCTATTGCTAGGTGGTGAAGGTCATCTTGTAATTGGAAGCCGTAGTAGCATGGATCCTAATATCTATCGTAAAACGTTTGGCGAAGACAGTGTCAACGAGTCTGTAACAACAAATCAGTTTGAAGAACCCAAAGGTCATGCTAGCCAATCTAAACCAAATTGGAATAAAGCGGGTACTACATCGCAAAATTACAGCAAAGGACAAACTAAAGACTGGGACAGCTACATGAGCAATGAGTCTGAAAACGAATCGAGCGAAAACTATTCAGCATCCGAGCAGCGTGCATGGGATAAAAAAGGCTCAAATGAGTCCATCAACTGGGACGAAATGGTATTAGAAGCCAATACCGATCTAGCAGAAAAATGGGCAGGTGACACACAACTTGACACAAAGAAAAAAGGAATGTTCGCAGGTAAAACCAAAGCTGAACTGCAAAAAGCCTATCACAAGCTAAAAGCATCCGGGCCACACAAAGCCGGTAGTGCCGATAATACCAAAATGAAAGAATTAGCGTTTGCTATTCGAGCCAAAAGCGATTGGGGCAAAATCGACGAATCGGCGGCCGCAGCGCCTGTAGCAGACAACTCAAAAGAGACTGCAATTTTAGATCGTATACGTCAACTATCGGGGTTAAAATAATGACAAACGCAGAACGCATGCGGCAACTTATAAACGAACTTGAAGCAGAGATGGTAGGTAAAACACTACCATCTGCGCAGGTTGTGCTACCCGACGGCAAGAAAGTACTTAGAGAAAATACAAAGTTAAATGAAGATAACTGAGCTACTAGAATCTAAAAAAATTAAACATCGGGTTGATTCTAATTATCAACCCGATTGGCACAACAACGTCACCAAGATCGACGGTGGTGTTACGGTAACCAACTCTGTTGAGAATGAAAACAAAAAAGATGTTGAAGAAACGTGGAGCCAAAAATACAAGAAAAGCATAGACTGTAAGCGTCGGGTTGACGGACATACTAAGAGCAGGTCTGTACACGAAGCGCGCATGAACTCTTTAATAGAAAATATCATGGAATCGTTATCTTCTATCGGATTCCATGAGTTAGAAGCTCTAACAGAAATAAACGATAACTTAGATGAAAATCTACGTAAATGGTTTCAACAAAAATGGGTAAGGTTTGGACCAGATGGTAAAATACGAGGTGCATGTGCTAGAGGTAGCAACAGAGAAGGCAAACCAAAATGTTTACCCCAATCTAAAGCACATGCCCTAGGAAAAAAAGGTCGAGCTACCGCAGCTCGTCGCAAGCGGCGACAAGATCCCAATCCAGAACGCAAAGGCAAGGCTAAAAATGTTGCCACAAATGAAAGCATAGCTAGAAAATTAGGCGACATGTGCGATATTTCGACTAACATGCCGGACGCTGATTTTTGGATTACTAGACGTGGGGATATCAACACAATCGGTAGGCCATTACGAGAATTTAACAAGGAGCAGATTGGTATAAAGGTTACAAATCCTCAAATGTTAGATCCAAAGTATCTTTATTATATGATGATGCATCTGTATACACAAGGCTATTGGCGAAATAATTCCAACGGGGCATTAAGATTAGTGCATATTAGGACAGACGACGTAAAAAACGTTGCAATAACTGTATCGGAAAGTGAGTACAAATCTCGCATATTAGATGAAAAATGTTGGCCTGGGTATCACAAAAAAGGTATGAAAGAGCGTTTTGGTAAAAAAGTTCCAAACTGTGTCAAAAATGAAGATTACCCAGCCGCTTGTCCGCATTGTGGAGGAGAACTAGTTAGTGAGGAAGACCTACGTGAAAAGAAAGATACATGCTATTACAAGGTGAAGCGCCGATACAATGTATGGCCCAGCGCCTATGCTAGTGGAGCGCTTGTTCAGTGTAGAAAGAAAGGTGCTGCTAACTGGGGAAAGAGCAAGGCTAAGGAAAGCATAAGTGAAAACTTTGCAGATGGCAAAGGTCCAGGTCGTCCAGGTCGTCTAGGTGACAGCCGGCATCACGGCATACCGACAGGGGTCGTTATAGCTCAACTGGAAAAAGCAGCAAAAGCATCAGGTTGAAAAGGTTAGCTAGCCCGCTGGCAGCTAAACATGCGCAGAGGTCGCAGTGAATAAGAAAAATTAAATGAGCATACAAATAGAACCTAATACAGGATTTCCATACACTGTTTCAACTTTGGTCGAATCTGGCAAAGATGTAGATTACATTTATATTTCAGATTGGTGTAATCTACATGTTGGTCAACTAGATACCAATTGGACAATGCGCTGGGATAATAATCGAGGCATGATTTTTGCTTTTATCAATAAACTTGATGCAGGATTTTTCAAGCTTGCCTGGGGATAAATGTTGACAAATATATTATCTTCAGATAAGTATTGTTATGCGGCCTATATTAGTAATACTAGTTATTGCCGCTGTCCTTGCGGCTAATGAAAAGTACGGTTGGCCTGGCAGCCAATACGTTAGTTTACCAGCATACAGTGAAATAGATACTGCTGCTGACAAATTACTAGATATCGTTAACCCAATTACAACAACAACTATACATCGTGATATTACCATAAATGCCGCAACTGTGCGCACAGTCGCTGAGCCGACAAAACTAGCATACACAACTCTAAATCAATCATGTGGCAGTTTGCTTATTCCTGTTATGGAGTATGAACGAACGAGCACACCTTTCAGTCAGGTACACTCAGGGGTAGACTTGGTTGCCCCGTTTGGTAGCTGGATTGTTGCTGCAAGCGCAGGAGTTGTGAAATTCACAGGCTGGTACAGCGGATACGGTCGCATGATAGATATTCAACATGAAGATGGTAGTGTCACACGGTATGCTCATCTTAGTTCGTTTACAACTAACATTGCTCCTGGCAAAATTGTAGTTCGAGGACAAAAAATAGGTAAAGTAGGAGTAAGTGGTCATACTACTGGCCCGCATGTGCATTTCGAAGTGCGTATAAATGACGAGCCAGTTGATCCTGCACCAAGATTGGGAATATCGAGTTGTCGAAAATAGTTACAAATGTTACTTGACTTATGGTAACATTATGCTATTATCAATAGGAAGCAACTTAGGGATATCAACATGGGTAATAAAAGACCAGACATTGATGTTAATGCCATTGTAGCGCAAATGAATAAATTTGCGTCAAACACAAAATCGGACCATTTAAGCGTAGGTGTTGCTCGAATTGCTCAACGTTTGCAGCAGGCTAACGTCATGTATCAACCACCGCTTACAGCATCAGAGCTTCGTATCATCAACATGTTTACCAAACAAAAAGCTGCATAAAAAGGAACACAAGCATGAAGTTTGTTTATATAATTCTATGTGGTATTTTTCTCGTACCGGCGGCACATGCACGTACAGCTACAGCCAGCTGGTATGGAGCTCATTGGGCCGGACGGCATACTGCCAATGGCGAGCGGTTTAATCCGCATGCATTTACTGCCGCAAGTAAAACACTGCCAATGGGCACACGCTTGTTGGTACGACGAGGATCAAAAAGTGTTGTTGTACGTATTAACGATCGCGGACCGTATGTGAACGGACGTAGCCTAGACCTAAGCCATGCAGCCGCTAGGCGCCTTGGCATGGTCGGTAAAGGCGTAAGTAAAGTACAATATACTATTCTTGGTTCGCGGTGAAAAAAATGAATCTTGATCAAATAGAAGAAACAATCGTGCAACTGCGTAACAGTGCTCGTCAACTCAACACCACAGCCGATTTAATGGAAGCTATGGTACAGCCTTGGAAAGTGAATCACAACATGATGACAGCCTGGACTACTATGTGGAAAAACATATACAGTACAAACACTGCTACTTAACAAATATGTCAAAGCCAACCCATTAATTGCAGCGCTGTTAAGTTGATTATTTCGCAGTATTTTTTTTATAAAAATATAAATAATTTTATGAAAATACATGAAATTTTAGAAGCGCCGCACCCGGCTATGCGTAGAGCAGAAGATGATCCGGATCAAAAAATCAAACGTACTAATCCAGATTATCTATATCATGCCACCAGTATAGAAAAAATTAATAAAATACTTGATTCTGGAGTCTTAAAATGTAATACCAAAGATAGTAATGAATTACTAAGATCTTTTGGCGACAACTGGGAACAAAATGCTCCAAAAAGAAAGGTAGAACTTTGGTATGCTAATGAGCATGTACCTCCACATCTCAGTGCTAGTATATCTAGGACAGACATTTATATGGGTAATGTACAGTTTGTTTTAAGTGTTTCAGCGCTGAAATCTGCTGGGTTTGAAGTTGAGCCATATATTCATCATATGTATAGAGAGGCCGGCGAAGAAATTATTTACAAACCAGGTGGCGGCGATATTCCAGTTAAGTTTCCTTATGTGGCAAAAATAATTTGGAACAACGCGAACATACGACCTAATAACCCAAATTTACTGCGATTATTGGAATATGCTAAAGAAAATAAAATACCTGTTGGCACCTTCAAACCACCTGCGAGAGACATTCGGTTTAATAAGCTGGAAGACGAGCATATTTCGGGGACTATTGCACAGTATATGAAAAAACCAACCCAATTGAAAATATTTGCTAATAAATTAGGTTCCGCTGCTTTTGCGATAGATATTAAAGGCATGTGGAATGGCGAAACCAAATATATTAATGTATACCATCCTAAAGAAAAACAGGGTCTGTTGAAGATACAAGATGCACGCGATATAGTTAACGCTGTTAAAACTAATCCTGCAGAATGGCAAAAATTTCAAAATTATAAACAAAATCAACAAACTCCCAGCCCATTTAGACATCAAATAGCCGGTATGCCATCAAAAAAAATTAACTGAAGATTTATTGCTTGACATACATAGATCTTCAGTGTATAAATACGCATATGAGCGCGGGATTCACTACAGTGGTCCTAACAATGCTAAAACATCGTAGCGCTTATACCCATTTAGCTTACAGGATAGACCTGTAAGTCACATTCTAGCAAAGGAGTTTTGCTATGTCGAACAAGTTTGATATCGCCCTGTTTATTGGAAGATTCCAACCATTCCATCTCGGTCACCTTGCAGTGATCAACCAAGCGCTAGATACAGCCGATCACGTTGTTGTACTGATTGGCAGCTCAGGCGCACCTAGAAACCATCGCAATCCGTTCACCTTTGATGAACGCAGCCAGATGATCCGGGAAAGCATTCCGGGTCATTTCCGTAATCGCTTGCGTATCAAACCTCTAGAAGATGCTGCATACAACGACAGCAAGTGGATCCATAACGTTCAGACGCAGGTGATGCGTGCTGCTTGGGAGTTTGGCTATACATCCGAACCCAACATTACGCTGATCGGACACAGCAAGGACAGTTCTAGCTACTACCTCAACATGTTCCCGCAGTGGTCCAGCACTGAGGTTGAAAATTTCCGCTTTTTGGACAGCACCCGGGTGCGGAACGCATATTTCTCCAATATCGGTGAGATGTGGGTCAATGACGCCGATGGCCATAAGCCGGGCGATCTCGACCGTGATGCCACGGTACCTGTTCCGGTGCGTGATTTCCTTGCAGAATTCATCAAAACAGCAGACTACCAGCTGATCCGCGAGGAGTATGAGTTTGTAGCCAAATACCGTCTGTCCTGGACCTCTGCACCTTATCCGGTCAATCTTGTATGCGTTGACGCGGTTGTGATTAAAGCTGGGCATGTGCTTATGATTAAACGCGGAGCCTTTCCTGGTAAAGGCCAGATGGCACTTCCTGGAGGGTATCTCAATGTCAACGAACGAGCTGTTGACGGAATGATTCGAGAGCTTCGAGAGGAAACTGGACTCAAGGTTCCTGACAAGGTGTTGCGTGGCAGTATTACAGCCCATGACGTATTTGATGATCCCAATCGCAGCGCTCGTGGTCGTGTTATAACTATTGCGTACTTGATTGATCTTGGTACCGGACCTCTTGATAAGGTCAAAGGATCCGACGATGCGGCTAAGGCTAAATGGGTTCCACTTTCGAATGTCAAGAGGAGCGAAATGTTTGAGGACCATGTAGATATTATTGAATTCCTAACTGGTATTTGATATCTGACTCAATCTCTTTCACCTTCCGGAATATGATTGCAAGGATCTAACCAATGTCTTACAGAAAAATCAACGTCAACAACAAAGATTACCAATACACTGTTGGGCAAAGCCATGTTAAGGTGCGCGGATTTGAAGCTGCACCTCTAGAAATGGTTGGCAAGATTCGCAAAGTGTATGACGGACCGGTCGACGAGTACTACTGGGCAGTATCAGTTCGTCCTACTGATATTGCTGCGTGGATTCGATTAAAGAAAGGCTGACAGGTGCTGCAACTGTGCTATATTGCAGTATAAACACAACGGCTAAGGATAGACCAAGGCCCATATCACGCAAAGGAGTTTTGCATCATGAGTAATACACCACTTTATAACAACCTTCTAATCTTGTGCGACAGCTACAAAGTACCAATGTCACAGATGTATCCACCAAAGACAGAATATGTCTACAGCTACATTGAGTCTCGAGGAGGTCCAGCAAGCCATACTATGTTCTTTGGACTTCAAATGTTTATTAAGAACTATCTACTTCGTCCGATTACCAAGGAAGATATAGATGAGGCTGAAGATTTTTGGACTGCACATGGCGAACCATTTTGCCGTGAGAACTGGGATTACATTCTCTGTGAGCACAACGGATTGCTTCCTATTAAGATTATGGCAGTACCCGAAGGCACCTTGATCCCTCTTCACAATGTACTTGCTACAATTGTCAACACAGATCCCAAGTGTTATTGGTTGACCACGTGGCTTGAAACTATCCTTCTACAGGCTATTTGGTATCCCACAACTGTGGCCACAAACAGCTGGAGATGCAAGCTGGCGATTAGCTCAGCTCTCAACGCAAGCTGTGATAATCCGGAAAATGAAATTGCATTTCGTATGCACGATTTTGGATTCAGAGGAGTAAGCAGTGTTGAAAGCGCAGCCATTGGCGGAGCAGCGCATCTGGTGAATTTCATGGGCACAGATACTGCGGTGGCGTGTCTGGCAGTTCGACGGGCGTATCATGAAAGGATGGCAGGATTCAGTATTCCTGCCAGCGAACACAGTGTGATCTGCATGTGGGGTAAAGACGGCGAACAAGATGCTATGAAGAATATGGTCAGCAAGTTTGGTAAGAAGGGCAGCATCTTTGCTTGTGTAAGTGACACATACGACGTATGGAATGCAGTTGACAATATTTGGGGAACCAATTTGAAGACTGACGTCGAATCCAGCGGCGGTACATTGGTGGTTCGACCCGACAGCGGTGATCCTACTACCGTTCCAGTTGATATTGTTGAAATGTTGAGTAAGAAATACGGATACACTGTCAACCGCAAGGGATTCAAAGTACTGTCACCGAGTGTTCGTGTTATTCAAGGTGACGGGATCACGGTTGACACTATTCCAACGATCTTGACAAATCTGCTTGCACGAGGATTCAGTGCCGAGAATTTGGCATTTGGACAGGGAGGTGGATTGCTGCAAAAAGTGGATCGCGACACGTTCCGGTTTGCTATGAAAGCAAGCTCAGGCAAAGTGGGCGGCGAATGGAGAGACGTGTTTAAGAATCCGATTACCGATCCAGGAAAGCGCAGCAAGGCTGGGCAGTTTGTCCTGACGCGTGAACGAGGAAAGTGGGAAACACTTCCGCTTCATAGCGGATACGATTGGGCCAATGTTCTCAAGACTGTGTTTGAAAATGGCCGGCTGCTAACGGATTGGACCTTTGCCGAAATCCGAGAACAAGCTAACCGTGCTGTGCTTGATTGAATAGAACCAGTTCAACTGTTTGACTTCCTAGCAGAATGTCAAACAGTTGAAACTTTCTGTATACACCGGTGTCTGCCCGTTAGATTCTAACCCCGAACCTTTGTTGAGGTTTGTACTCGCATCATTTGCCTTAAAACTATTGCAATTATATTAAATTCAGCTATAGTATAGATCTACAAAGAGAGAGATTAATTTTATGCTTATTGAAACATTACACAAAGATATGGTCGCTGCTCGACAGGGCAAAGACATTGTTGCTAAAAACCTGTTGGTAACATTGTATTCAGAAGCGCTGATGGTTGGTAAAAACCGCCGTAACGGTAATCCAACAGATGACGAAGTACTTGCCACGATTAAGAAATTTGCTGCAAATGTAGATGATACTATCCGAAATTTACAAGCAATTGATCGTGATGCTACCACTTACCAGCGAGAAGCTGATATTTTGCATGCCTATCTTCCACAGCAAATGGATCGAGCCACATTAGACGCAGTTGTCCACAGCATTGTACACGATATGAAGCTCGAAGGTGTCAAAGCCATGGGAGCAGTTATGGCAGAATTAAAGAAAAATTACACCGGACGATACGATGGCAAAATGGCCAGTGAAGTTGTTAAATTAATTCTCAGCTGACCTGCATACATCTGTAAATTTTGTAAGCAGAGAAAGTTTTTATAGATTGTAACCAACGGAGATTATAGTATTATGATATTTGCACTCTTTTTTATTGTACTACTAGCTGTAGTCGGTCCCGAAGAGATTGCTGAAATAGCCAAGTTGCTCGTTCTTGGCTTGATTTTTCTTTGGATTCTAAGTCTAGTAGGGGCTGTATAACGTCGGCATGTCCGTCGACTAGCTATGTATTATGAGAATGCCAACGAACAAATTGACCGGATTGTAGCAAAGACACACAGTTGAGGATTTGGTATTTTTCAATTTGATATACCAAACCACTATTGACAACATCTATCATACCAGCTAATATCTTTTTAAGGAGCAAGAGTCACAATGGAACCTACCCCTAACAAAAATAAAACCGATTACAAACTAACTATCAATTGGACACAAGATTACCATGGCTGGGGTAACCCTGCTGCGCGTAAAGAAATACAAAAACTTTGTGATCAGTTGTATGTTGACCTGTCATCTAAACAAAGTATGGCGGTAATTGAACAAATTGATCAAAGTGTAACCGGCGACTATCATCCAAAAGCACTAGAACTCATCATGTCCGCTTATCAAAAATACAAAAAAGTCTAGATGCTGCGGTATAAAGTTCACTAATCAAGAGTGCTTTTGCTTTGGTTGCACTGTGATATACAGATCTTAAAAAAACTAAGAACTGTTACAAATAAGTCATTAACCTTGTGCAGGATAACTCAAATGAATACAAATGTAACTATGGATGAGCCGAAACTCGCTCGTGTCAAACTGTCTAAATTAATAAACAAAAAACAGCGTAAAGAAATGGCCACTTGGTTTAAAGAAAATTTAGGTCGTCCCAATCGCAATGGAGGATTGTGGTGGACTGATGAAAAAGATGGATTTCTTTTAGTATGGTTTAGACACGACAACGCATTTGTTGAGTTTTCTTTGAAATATTGTTAAAACCGTTATACATGTAATTGTGGCATGATAGAGTTGCAAAAATTGAGACATACCACACTATCCTGCCTGCTACATTTTAATATTTCGTTTTGTCAGTTCTTTTTGAAGTGCCATCAGCTTGTTCGACTCACGTGAAATTGCATTACGAATTTCGCCTGCTACACCTTTTGGAATTTTTGTTAAAACAGAATTTATAAGTTGTTCAATTTGGATCTGTTGCTGCGCTCTAGCTATTTTTTTATCAGCCGCTGCTTGATCAATTTTTTCAGAACGGGTTGGAGACATAGATGCAGCCGATGTGTCTCCTAATGTGCTGCTTGGTTTTTTTGAGCTAGATGCAGAATATTTGTCAAGTTTTTCAAGGGTTTGCGCAAAGTTTTTTTCTTGCTGCTGCCATGCTTGCGCGTTTCTTACTAAATGGTTGTAGTTAGTGTCTAAACCAATTTGTATCAATATTGGTGTAAGATTTTTACCAAGTGTTCTAAAATTTGTCGTTGTATTGGATAGCAACAATCTGCGAAGCTGTGCAGAGGCTTGACTAGGTGCTTGATCTGCTAGATGGTACAACTCGGCAATAAGATTGTCACCTTGCTCGTTGTACCACCTGTCATTGATGTTCTTTTCTAAAAATCCAAAATTTTTCATGCTGTCGTGATTTTCACTCCAGCGTTCTGCAAATTCGGTTAGTTTGTCATATATCGCAGTAACAGGATTTCCTATTTCACTTGCAATTGAACGTAACGTACTTGCTAGTTCAACACTTTCAAACAAATGGCCTACGGTTGTTATTTCTGTTATACGCATTTAATTATTACCTCTAGATTACACCATTATTTATATTTGCTGTTGACAACCAACATATATCTGCTATAACTGTGACATAGACAAAACAAAAGGTACAAACAATGAAAATGTCAAGCTTTCTACCGCGTGCCTTCCTCACAGTGGGTGCATTTTGGGCTGTGCATGCAGTGAATACCATGCACGAAATTGTCAGTCCCTTGGTTAGCGGACCTATGGCAGCACAGCAATTGAGTGATAGCAACGCCGCTTATATTGGCACTCAGGTTGCTTCTCGTTGGTTTAATGGGTCTGGAATGCCTGTTGCTGTGCTGTTGGTTGTTTTTATCGCAATTTGGTATGGACCGCTTGTTAGGTTGTTCAAGGCAATTAAAATGACTGGTGGTTAATGTCATGAAGGAATATAATAATGACTAAGAACGAAGAAGCACTGATCAAATATTGTATTGATAGGTATGATAGTTTTTTTTGATATTCAACGTTTAAATACGCTCATCAAACATATTATCGATGAGCGCAAACCTTCTTTTAAAGTAGCGATCTCGAATGCTATAACTGGACATTGCCGCGCTTATGAGGGCAAACCATGTTCAAATAGTGATGGATGCTTATGCCATGGGCGAGTGATGAGGGTGATTAATGTTGTGAAAGAATGGAACTATGACTGAAAATACTTTGTTTAGTATCTCAGCATATACCAGCATTCTTAGAGAACGTATGCATCAATCCCAGCAATGGGGTGGTGATGCCGGTGACGACAACAATAGTTCTCTTGACTGGATTAAGTTCATTGATCGGCAAATGGGAAAACTAATGCACGAGGGTCAACAAGCACGAGATGATAATCAATACCATGAAATTATCAAGTCACGTCTTGTGAAAATTGCTGCACTGTCTATTGCTGGTATTCAATCAATCGAAAGGCGTAAAGATGACCAAGTTCAAGTTTAGGATTATTTTTTGGAGTGTTTTGGTCTCTGCCTGGGTTACTTCATTCTTGACCGGTCTATCAGCACCACAATACTCCGGTCTAGAATATTTTTGCACATACACTTTTATTATTCTAAGTATGTTTGTTATTGCCTTCGGTATCGGGAGTTTGCTTGCTGCCATTACGGATTATTATTCCGATCTACCGGAGAAGTGATATGACTAACGAAACAAAGTATGATTTTCAAGACGGCAATGGACCTGTAGCAGCACATCAACACTCATATGGTGGTGGTTGGGTTGCTGATACCGCCACT